GTAAGAATAGAAGTAAGAATAGAAGTAAGAATAGAAGTAAGAATAATGCGTACACATTAGGTGTACTTATAGAGCGTATAACTCTTTCGTGGTTATAGGAAGAGACTAGCTATATAAAAACGGTACTGCCAAGGGACGTCCAAGGGCGACATATAGGAATAGATAGAGGTTTTTGAAGGTAAGAAGAGCTTAGTAGTTGCTTGCGCAAATTTTATTGGTAAGCAAATTTTATAAAGTATAATGTGTACTTATAATATGTATATACTATGCGTACACCTTATGTGTATACCTTATGCATACTTATAGAGCGTATTTAGCGCGATGTCAAATTTTTCTTTGATTTTATTCTACCAAAATTTCGGAGCGTTGTCAAATTTTCAAAATAATAAAAAAATAGAGGAGTAGGAATAAATCCTACTCCTCTTTTCTTCTTAGTGGGCCTTGACGTAGCCGCGCTGAGGACCCTTCTTGCCCTCAACCTTTACATCGACCTTCTCCACAGTGCCGTCCAGCACGAAAGGCTTCAGGAGGGAAGGAACAGATGCTACCTTTACCTCATCGGTAAGACCAGCGGCCTCAATGAGCTGGGAAGCAGTCATACCCTCATCGCCCATCGCATTCAGCAGAGCCTCACGAATAGGAGCCTTCTCATCCTCGGCAGCCTGCTTCTTCTCCAGAACCTTCTGGGCCCGCTTTGCGTTGGTCTCATTCATCTTCTCGATAAGCTCAGTGGCCTTAGCCATCAGCTCATCATTCATCTCACCATTGGAAATAGCAGTGTAGAACTCACGATTAGTCATAAAATACCTCTTTCTGCTCCTCATTGCTTTATAAAGACAGAAGAATTTACGACCTAAAATTTGACAAGTGGCTTGATGCGCCGTAGCCGTTTTCTTTTGGAGCTTATTCCCAGCTTAGGAGCGTTTTATTTTTTTAGTCTTCCTTGACTTTCTATATATATTATAGTGGTTTTTTTAGATTTTTTCAAATTTTATAATACGAAAGAAAAGTTTGACATCCAGCTTCCAGCTTATAAGTTGTAGCTTATTTGCGCGCCCAAAATTTGACACGATATAAAATTTGACAGCGGTCGGCGCCGAGTAAGATTTGGGAGTAAGAAAATTTGACTTTAACGATTTAGTGTGGTAATGCGGTAGCAATTTAGTGCGGTGAAGTGAGAAAAAATTTTCATAGAAATTTTTTGTAGAAAATTTGACAAAAATAAAATTTAGACGATATTCGTCTAAAAATTTCGGAAAAAAGAAACGGCGCATTTCTGCGCCGTCAAATATAATAGAAGGAATTTTCTGCTGGACAATCAATCATTGGAGAAAGTCCCTCTTTCTCCAAATCTGAGGTTGGAATATACAAACCTGTTGAAAGGTTTACTATTCCGCCGACTCCGTTTCTGTCGCAAACTTTCATATAGGTATAAGCAGAATTAGGGAAATCGAGGATTGTACCCTCTTTTATAAAGCCAATGTGAATTTTCATTTTATTCAATCCCCCATTCTTTAAAAAGTCTCAATTCCCCATTGTGTTCAATTTCAAAAAGTTCATATTCTTTTTCCCAGAAAAGGTTTTTTGCGGTTTCAACAGAAACAATGCCAATAGGGATATAATCGGGATCTTCGGAATTCTTATACGATGGAAAATACTTTATGACAAGAATAGATTTTGGGAAGTTCATTCTATTTTCTCCTTTCATTTTATAAATAAAGTATAACAGATTTTTCTTTATTTGTCAAGTATAAAATAAATTAGACGAACTTCGTCTAAATTTTTCTCCGAAAAAAAACTTCACCGCACTAAAGCGGTGAAGTCCTCTAAATTCAACGAATTTTGAAAGTATTTTTTGCTTTATAGTAAGTTGCACTTTCGCCTTCAATGGTGAATCTTCCGCCCTTGGCATCAATCGTGAAAATCTTTTTGACTTTTCGAGGAATAGAACGGCGGGCGGTATAGTCTCCGTTGATATCTGCCCCCCTTTTCAAACAATGAAACAGAATTTCGGTTTCAATTAGTGTGTCGGAAAGGGCGGTGTGACTTTCGGAAAAGTCGGGATTGCTTCTAATGTATTGCGTAATGGTTTCGGCGGTGGTAGAATAGTTTCCGCTTTCGGTAAATGCGCCATGTTTTTCTGCCCACTTGAAAAACTTTTCATCCATCATGAAATGATGAACAAAACCGCGAACGTCGGAAATAGGAATGTTGTCAAAGGGATTTATACACTTGAACCAATCGCAATTGAAATTGAGCACTTTTTCATCAAAAAAGGAATTATAAGCGAATGCCCGTTTTACATCAAAGGCTTTAAAATCTCGTGCCATTGTTTGGGTAATATAGCCGAATTTATCCATAATAATTTCACGGGAGCGCATAGCCTTTATATAAATAGGGCGCTTTTCTGCATAATAAGCCGATGCAAAGGCCATTGTATTATGCCATACTTGCTCCACGATAAACTCCCGCTTTATAAACGTTTCCCCGCTTTCGCTATCGGCAACAAGATAGCCGATATTGTAACAAAAGGGCTTTTCCAGGGAAGTCGTTTCTGTGTCGAAAACGCAAATATTCATTTTTTCATTCTCCATTCAAAATTATTATAAAGGTTTATCGGTCGTTCCCTTTACATTCTCTATTATATCAGATTTTCCGGAAAAGTCAAGAACTTTTTTCAAAAAATAAAAATTAGACGAACTTCGTCTAAAAATTTTTCTCTTGAAAAAAGGGTGACGATTTCTCGCCACCCTTTCGATTACTCGTTATTTGCGTTTTCTCGTTCGGACTTCTTCGCCTTTGCCTTTTCTCGTGCAAGGCGGTCTTTCTCCATCTTCTTCTGCTTCTTCTCCTCTCGTTCTGCCTTGGCTTTTGCCTTTGCTTCGCTTTCAAGGCGGTAATTTTCAGCTTCCTCATAGCCATCAAAGAAATCGCCGTCTCTCGTTCCCTTGGGAACGCTAAAAGTAAGGTTTAGATAGCCCTCGTCACCATCCAGCGCCCACGGAATCGAATACGTTCCGCTTTTAATCTGAAGAACGGTTTCTCCCTCACTTTCAAGGAAATTCTTGACTTTCTGCATGAAATCCATCTTCACAACTTCACTTTTCTTTGCCATTCAAAGCACTTCCTTTCTTTATTGTAACTAAAGTATATCACGCATTCGGTTTTTTGTCAATACCTTTTTTCTTATTTTCTAAAATTATTATAACAAAAATTTTTTTGAATTTCAAATTTTCTTTAATACTTTAGTGTGATAAAGTGGCGAGGTCGATTTTATTTAGACGAACCTCGTCTAACTATTTTTCTAAAAAAGAAACGGTGCAAAGCACCATCTCTTTATTTTTATTAGCGTTTATTCATTAGGCAATTAGTTTCAATAGTCCAACCACAGTTTTGGCAAGTGTAGTAAAATGTTTCGCTCCCCATGCGGGTTTTTGTTGCGCCACTCATGCGATATTCTCCGCCACACTGGACGCATACGCCATTGTTGAAAGTATCGCAGTCATTGGCGTGTTCCAGTCCAAATAGAACGCCCACGCCGAAAAAGATAGAACAGCAGATAACGAATGATAACACTTTGCCCCACCAGGTATCGCGTCCCATGGAGACAATCAGACCGACAAGCGGACCAGCAATACCGCCCATGAGCAAACCAGCAATAATTATATCAGACATTTTTTATTCTTCCTTTCTTTTGATAGTTTTATTATAACGGATAAATTCTAAAAAGTCAAGAAAAATATTTTTTAGACGAATTTCGTCTAAATAATCTTTTCCGAAAAAAGAGGTGACGATTTCTCGCCACCTCTTATTTTTACTCGCTGATAAGACTGTACTGCTTCTGCTTGCCCTTCTTGGGAATCTTCACTTCCTCAACCGCCAGCTTGCCAGCCTCTACAAGCTGACGACACAGAGAACTAATCTTTTGCGTGGAGAGGTCTGCATCAACCTCATGAATTTCGCTTGCCGTCATAGGCTTGACGGCCAGAATCTCCAGCAGGTGCGCCTTGATAGGTTCGTTCTCAAGCTGGGTCTTGCTGGGCTTGGAACTCCGCTTGGTGTTTCGCTTGTCGAGCTTCTCCAGCTCGGCGGTGGCGTGGTTGGTCAGCTCGTCATTTACATTAGCCTTGATGACAGCATTGAAGAACTCACGATTAGTCATAATAGACTCCTTTCATACGGCGGATAGGTCGCCACCCATTTTTTTTATTTGTCATTCGGTTTCCCTCTTGACATTATCTATTATAACAGATTTTCTAAAAAAGTCAATACCTTTTTCAAAATTTTTTTGAAAATATTTTTTAGACGAATTTCGTCTAAATTTCTTTAGAGAAAAAAGGGAATTTCTTCCCTTTATCTCGCCAGAACTTTCAGAACGCTTTTCATTGCGTCGGGATGAAAGCCACCCATTCCCCATTCAATCAGATTCCCTGTTTCATCATCAAACAGAATATCGTCAGAGGAAGAACGGAAAATCGTTTTCTTTGTTCCATACTCTACAATATGAATTTCATCAAAGGAAACGCTTCTCAAATGCTGACGCAACCAACGCATTTTTTCAGCTTTTACAGCTTCAAGAAAAGCGGGGTTTTTGTCTTTGCTTCCCCACGAAATCACGCCAATCTTTACACCCTTTCGCTGGATTTTGTTCAGTCTGCGCGCCAGCGTATTCATGTTACAGAGAGGTCGAGCTTCCACATAAATTTTTGCGTCATAAGCCCGTAAGCGGGGCAACCAGTCTTTCGCGCCGTACAGGTCGGCAATCGTGCCATCCATATCAAAATAAATAGTCATAGAATAAATTCCTTTCCTTTATTGTAATTAAATTATAACAAAAATTTTTCTATTTGTCAAGTATAAAATTATTTAGACGAATTTCGTCTAAAAAAGAAAATGGCGCACTCGACGCCATCATCTTATATATTATTCTCCCTCATCATATTCTTTTTCCATTTTCAACATCCCATCTGCACGAATGGAATAAATCTCATATCCAAATTTATCACCATAATTTTCGATTGCTTCAGCTTCGGAACAAATGAAAAGCGGAGTTTTGTCTGCGTCGCATTCATACTGGTCATCAAGAGGGACACATTTTACAATTAGACAATAGCCACTATCTTTGGGAAGTTTATTCTTTTTCATTTTATTTTTCCTTTCTTTTATTGTAAATAAAGTATAACATATAAAATATAAATGTCAAGAACTTTTTTATTTAGACGAACTTCGTCTAAATTTTTCTATGTCCCAAAAAGCGACACGAGAAAGGAACAAAATCGTGTCGCAATTTGGGAATCTGAATAAAGAAATATCTAATAGCGGATAACCACAAACCGCCTATTAGCTAATAAATGTCAAGAGGAAGGGCGAGGTATTCACGCAACCACGGCCTCAAACTGACAGATAGGATATTGCTTGCCTGTTCAAAGATGACAGGTCCTGCGCACACTTCTGTTCAATGCCGGACTTACCCTGTGCGATTTATCCCTTTTCCCTTACTTTCTCAAGGGTGGCCACTTCTTGAAATTCTCGGTATCCTTTCCTCTTGACAATTATTATTATAACAGATTTTTTAGAAAAGTCAATACCTTTTCAAAAATTTTTTTTGAAAATATTTTTTAGACGACACTCGTCTAAATTTTCTTTTCTGAAAAAAATAGCGCCGAAGCGCTATCTTTTCATCTTTTCAGCCGAAAGTAATAAAATTTTTATCTCCACTTGCTTTCCAAGGGCGATTAACTCCAAGATTTTTCAGAAAAAAATAAATTTTAATTCTCTTAAAGATTTTCATAATTTTCTCCTTTCTTACCAGCTCATAGAAAAAACCCAGCCGATGAAAAGCACAGCTCCCAGCGCATACAGCCCAGCTCCCACAGCGTGATGCCAATCGTGGCTTTTTACAAATGAACGCGCGCCCACAAAGGACATACCAGCACACGCAAACCCAGCGAACAGAATACCAAGCACAGCGATAACAATCATTTTAGAAACCTCATTTCTTTTTTAGTATACCTAAAGTATACACTAAATTTCAGAAAAAGTCAAGAAAAATATTTGTTAGACGAAACTCGTCTAAATTTTTTGTGAAAAAATTCACAAGCAATCGTTCGTCTAAATTTTTTGTGAAATCTTTCACAATCTTCGGGATTGTTTCGTCTAAATTTTTTTGTGAAATTTTCACAAAGTCGTTAGAAAAAGGGGAAGAAGCCCCCCCCTTTTTTTTAATCATACAGGCTGAAATCTTCATCATAGGCTTCGCCGGCATAGAAATAATCAATGCCGTTTAGCTCAAGGCCGTTATACTTGTGTTCTCCATTCTGAAGCCGTTTATTCATTTCCTTTACAGTAGCTTCAGCATTCATAGGGTGGCAGATAGCATAGAGCCAATTATGACCGTTCTCGTGATACATACAAGGAATAACTTTCATTTTAGTAGCCTCATTTTTTATTTTATGGGGAGCTTTACAGCTCCCCAATATAGTCCTCTGCAAATTCCTTTGCTGTCACTTCTTCAATACTAATCATTTCACACTGTGGCTCTTGACTTAACCAGTGAAGGGCTTCTGTGGTGCTTGTAAAATAAGTCGTGTTTTCATAGCCGCCGTCGGCCCAGCTGGAACAGTGCACAAAGAATGTTAATTTAATCATTGTAGTTTTCCTTTCCCCCGTCTCGCCGTTAGGTCAGCGTTCTTTTTATTGTCGTGCTAATTCTTCACGATAGGCTTGCAGGAACAGCTCCCGATAGGTATCGTCCCACAAGTGGTCAATAGCCATAGACAGCTTGAAGTCATCCAGCTCCATAGCTATAATACTGGCCATCATTACAGCCCCATATGCCATATGATAGCAGTTTTCGGCAAGGAAACCAAGGCTACGGGAATAGCCTAACAGCTTATCCAGCTCTTTTTTCACAAAGTCGATAGTCATAGTCATGTTCCTTTCTCTGGTGGGCTGGGCTTGTTAAGCCCAGCCCTATTGATTTATACTTATAGGGTCAGCCCTTCAAAGTCTGCGCTTGTGTAGTCCCTTGTGCGGTCGTACTCAACAGGCCATTGTAAAAGTCTCTGGTATAGCTTTTTGGAGCTAACCTGAATCCCCAGCCCGTCATATTCGCCATGTTTATTTACGGTCTTTACAGCGTTTACTTCCTGGAGGCAATTCAGAAATAGAGCCGTAGGGATAATAACCGGGCCGATAGAACGTCGTTCCTCCCATGCTTCCGTCTTTTTTCCGGCCTTGTGGCGTTGAACGTATTCCATAACATAAATGACAAACTTGCTTTTATTCGAGCCGTCAATAAGACTATCGACCCGCCCGCCGTTTGTCTTTACTTCTGCCGGAACATAACGCCCATTGTACTTGACATGAACGTCAGCTTGCCCGGCGGAGCTTACGCACTTTTTGCGGCTTTTAGGCCTTGCACACTGATTCTCCGTGATACGTCCAAAATAACCGCTATCAATAGCGGGATTGTAGCGTGCGGAATCCAGCGCACGCACTGCGTCCTCTTTAGTTAGAATAGTAAAGTTTTTCATGATAAAAATTCCTTTCTTTTTTGTTTTTGTGGTTTCAATTGTCAAGATACACACCGCATTAAAGCAGTCGGCCCGCTCCGCTCTGTTGTTCCCTTGTGTCTATTATACTACCACATCCCGCCCCGGAAGTCAATACTTTTTTAGACGATTTCAGGCTAAAAACCGCACAAGAAATAGCCGGGGGGTATTTTCTAAAATTGGGCAATTTGACGAACGCCTCCCAAAACGGGTCTGGACCATTTTCTCACCGAGATAAAAAATCGAAACTCCTACTTCCTCTTTTCTCACCGAGATAAAATTTCATTCTCCCCGAAAATTTGACTCCAACCTTTCTCCCATGGTATAATAAAAATAGAAACTAAGAGCCAACTAATGTCTTGGCTTATACATAAGGAGCGTACTAATGAATCGTCTAAATCTCGACTTCTCACTTTCAAGTGATGAAGCCCGCGCCGAATACGTCCAAACCTATATTCAAAACTTCGACGCAGAAAAACCCCTCACAAGTTCCGAACTCGAAAAAATCGCCGACTATCTCCTATGGGGCAAAAATTCCGAAGGCCTCTCATCAGACAAAAGCGCAAATATCGAATTAAAATCTACATGGTCATCTCATCCATTAGTCTCTCTCGACGAATTACGTGAAAGCCCCGCCTTCAATGAAGACTCAATCCGCCCAATAAGCGACACCCCAACCAAAACTTCAAAACAAAAATTCTCACGCCAACTCGCGCGCAAAAACGCCCCGCCTCACATACTCGCCCTATTGGAACCTCTCTGGCGTGAAATTGACGAAATCGACTTTCAGCTCTCAACCTACGAAGTTCGAACCGGCAAAAAAGAAAAAGTTCGAGAAGACCTGCGCGCCCAATTCACCCCTTCCGAACTCCAAAACCTCGAAGAAAAATCCAAACTCCTAAACTCCTACTCCTACCTAAAACAAAAACGTCTTCTAATCGAAAAACGACGCGAGCAATTCACTCTCCAAGATTTCTACCAGACAAAACTCCAACGCTTTATCCCTCACACCTATAACCCACTCGAAACCCCAATCTTCGATGCTGATATTCCCATCTATCCACTCGGTCTAAAAGGACCTTCAAATTTAGCGCGGGCTCTCTTCCCCGAAGGAAGATTTCCAATTCCCTCAGACTTAAAAAGTGAAAAAGACCAGCGTGCCCTCTCAACCCAAATATGGACTCCTCGCTCCTCTCGCTACTTTGATTTTGAGGACTTGGCGCATCTTCAGGCTTTGGTAAAAATTTGGGACTCCCTAGAAGAAGGACTCGATTCCTTACCTCTCGAAAGTACATTGCGCGCCCTCTTCGAAACATTCGAATGGTATAAGTCCCTAGCCGACTTAACTCCCCTCGAAGAAGACGTCTTCCAACTAAAAATGGCCCATCAACAAAACCAGCCAATCGTCGAATACATCAACAAAAAATACAAGAAAACCTATAACTCAAACTATATCTCTACTATTTTCCACCAAAAAGCCCTCTCAAAAATTTGCGCGGCTGCCGCAACCCATCGTGAGCACGCCGAAAATTTATTTTTCCCTGAAAATTTCAAACGTTGTAAAGATTGTGGAAAGACTTTACTTCTGGATAGTAAGTATTTTATGAGGAGACAAAGTTCTCGTGATGGATATTCTTGTCGGTGTAAGAAGTGCGATCGGCTATTACGATATAAAAGAGAAGGGCGTGAAGCCCCTTTGGTATAAAGGAGAAAACTATGGATAAAAATAACCGTACAAAAACTTTTATGGAGCTATTAGTAGGACTAGAGGCTATTGAGTTTGTGGGCCTCTGTAAGTTTTTAGGCGTCCGGCTCATTGAAGAAAAGAGCGAGTCCGCGCCAACTACGCCCAATAACGAAGCTCCTAAAAAATCCGAAACCCGTGATTTTTCGGACTTATTTAGTGATTTACTCCAAAAATTTTCAAACCTATCTCGGCCTCGTCAGCGCGAACTCATAAAAATCCTCAAAAAAGTCAATAAGTAAAAGGAGGATTAGTAGTAATGCCACTACAACCAAATATACCCAAGCAAAAACGTGCATTCCTCACAAAAGAATGCCCGCGTTGTAAGCAACAACAGTTAGAAGAAGATTTCACAAAAACTCACTCAATTTTCTATCCAGATGGTGTACTTCCCATTTGCAATGATTGCATTACTCATTACCTCAAACAGAATAAGTTTAGTTGGCGCGCGGTCGACAAAGTCTGTCAATGGGCCGATATCCCCTTCATTGTGAAAGAGTTTGAGAGATTACGGGATTTGAATTCTGATGATACTGTTTGGGGCGTTTACGCAAAAGTCTTTGCAACAGAAGAATATAAAAATTTAGGATGGGATAGTTATAACTCCCAATATCTCGAACTCAAAAAAGTTGGACTCATTGAAGATGAGATTCCATTGGTAAAGGAGAAACATTTTGAGGAGTTGCGCCGACGCTGGGGAGGCAACTATGATGATGACGAGCTTTATTACTTAGAAGACCTCTATAAAGGTTTGCTTCTTTCTCAAAACGTATCTGGCGCGCTAGCTATTGACCAAGCTCAAAAGCTCTGTAAGCTTTCGTTAGAGATAGATAAACGAATTCGCGCCGGCGACAAAGACGTCGACAAATTCCTCTCATCTTATGATAAGATTGTGAAGACGGCAGACTTTACTCCTAAATCAGTCAAAAATGCAACCGACTTTGATAGTATTGGAGAGTTGATGTTCTGGCTCGAAAAGCGTGGGCACCAAAATAAATTCTATGATAACACTACTAGAGATGTTATTGATGAGACTTTGAAAAATATTGAAGCTTGGAATCAGCGTTTATATATAAACGAAGGTGGCCTTGGAGATGAAGTGACCGCGCGACTTCAGGCTCTTCAAAATGTCGCTCAAACAGATAACTTTTATGACCTCCAAGCAGATAACTTTGATGCAGACGTCTATGAGGCTGAAGCTTTCAAAGAGGATGAAAGTGAGGAGTTCGATGCGGGAGGAACTCTCTAATGGCTGTAATTACTTTGCGCGACCCCACTTCAATTTATAACTCCCAAAATCGTCTTTTTAGAGAGGGGGTCGAATTAGAAAAGGGAGTTGTTATAACTGAGGATTTCTTAGAGCGAAATGAGAAGTTTCTGGAAGAAGAACTTCAGCTTTATACAGTTTATCCTGACATTTATTTAGATACATTAAAACCCATTGACTCCCAATTTGATTTGTTTCCTTATCAACGCTTATTTCTGCGCGCGCTCATGCGTTATAATCAAATCTATATTACTGCGACGCGTGCAGCCTCAAAGTCATTCCTAAGCGTCCTTGGGCTCTATCTTCAGTGTGTCTTTATTCCCAATCATAAATGCTCAATTGTCGCTCCTGTAAAGACACAGGGCGTAAAAATTATGCGCCAAAAGGTAGAAGAAATTTTAAAGATTTGGCCTTTATTAGAGAAAGAACTTGAGATTTTTATGGGGAAACCTCATATGAACTTTTCAAAAGATGTGGCGGAACTCTACTTCAAAAATGGCTCTAAGTTTACTTGCGAGGGCGCTACGGACTCATCACGCGGTCTCAGACTTCACTCAACATTCCTAGACGAGGTACGTGATGCTGATGGTGATATTATTTCCGAAGTTATACTTCCTCAGCTAAATGTTTCTCGACGTGATGCTAATGGTTTAGTAAATCCTTATGAAGTTTGTAATCAACAAGTCATCGCCGGAACTTCAGCAGGTATGAAGTCTTCTTATGCTTATTCACTTCTAATAGAAACAATGATACAAGCAATAATTGACCCAAAAAGAGCATTTGTTATGGGTCTAGACTATCGTATTCCTGCCCAGCATGGCCTGGTTGATAAAAAACACGTTGAGAAATTGAGGATGTCTTCAGCCTACAACGAAATGACATTTGCATCAGAGTTTATGGGGACTTGGGCTGGAGGAAGTGAAGAGTCTTGGTTTGATTTTGAGAAACTTTCTAAGTATCGAACAAAGAAAAATCCAGAATTTACTCAGAAATTTAGAAATCAACAGAATTGTTTCTACTTTATCAGTGTAGACGTAGGACGCTTACAAGACTCGACAATTGCTTGTATCTTTCGAGTAAATATCAAGAATGACAAATACTACTCAACTCTCGTCAATATTGAAGTTCTTGGAAGGCAAGCAGAGACAAAAACTTTTACACAACAGGCAATTGATTTGAAACTTTTAATTGAGAGATACAATCCCAGAGAAGTTTTAATTGACTGCAACGGCTTGGGTAGACGCCTATGCTCAAGTAAAACCTTCTTAACTGCTGGGAACCCCTAACGTAAAGACGAGGGCAATCAGCAACGAAGCAATCAGAGAATGATTGAACGCTCAACGACTATCCCGAAAGGGAGTAGGACCAAGTGGTCCGAAATGGAAGGTACTCTTAAAGAGTAAAGATATAGTCTTATCTATATGGAAACATATAGCAGTTCATAAGAGAACGCGTATAAACTAACGACTTATACGGAAAATAATGTTAGGCCTCGCAGATGAGATGATAAAAACTCATACAGATGCGCGAGGTCGTGAGCTTCCTGCATACGGCTTTTTCAATAACGATGATTACAAAAAAATTCAACCTAAAGACTCTATTCCTATTTTATATTCTATGAAAGCTAATGGGCCTTTGAAATCAAAAATCAACGGAAATGCTTATTCCCGTTTGAATGGTGGATTGGTTCGGTTTTTGATTAGCGAGCAAGAAGCGCGTAATGCTCTTCTGGGAACAAAGATTGGCCAAAAAATGACAATGCGCGAGCGAGTCCAACGGTTACTTCCTCATGAGCAGACAACAAAACTTTTTGAAGAAATGGGCAATCTTCGCGTCAAAAATGTAGGTATGGATATAGTCCTTGAAGCGATAAATAAGCGTTTCCATGACGACCGCTATTATGCTTTTGCCTATGGGTTATGGCGCATTAAAGAAATTGAAGAAGCACAAATGAAAAAACAACGAAAACGGGGCGCCGGAAAACGCAATCTAATATTCTTTACGGGAGGGGCATAATTTGGAACAACAAAATACCGAGTTCAAAAGAAATTTTGACCTTGCCTCCTTCAAAAGAGCATCAAGTGGAATGGTTTCTAAAAATGATGAAGTTTATGGAGACTACGATTATCTTTCTTGGCGCTCTAGGTCCCGCACTCTAAAAGATTACAAACCTGAAGAAATTGATAATATTATCAATTCGGGCTCTTTATCAGAACAAAGAGAACTTTCAAGGAATTATTTCCTAAAAGATGGCTTATATCGTGCTATCATCCTCTATTATGCTAATCTTCTAAAGTGCGCGAACCTTTTAATTCCAAAAGTAAGTTTTGGGAAAAAGCTTTCTGACAAGACTACTCAGAAAAGATACTATAAAGCTTTGGATTATTTAGATGAAATAAACCCTCCAATTTTATATAATAAAATTGTAACGCGAGCTCTCACTGATGGCGCGTACTATGGACTAATTTCATCCTTGGATAAGGAATCTTTTGTCTTGATTGACCTACCGGCCTCTTACTGCCAGTCTAGATTTAGAGACATTTATGGTAGAGATATTATTGAATTCAATGTCAATTATTTTGACCATTTTACTGATGAAGATACTCGAAATCAAGTTCTAGAGATTTATCCCAAAGAAGTTATAAGTTTTTATCGTCGATATCAAAAAGGTAAAACTAAAACTTCTTGGATAAAATTATCTACTGATAGTACTCTTTACTTTAGTATTCTTGAAGAGGGGAATCCGACTTTTTTGAATGTCATTCCTGCTACAATTCAATATGATGAAGCAGTAGATACTGAAAGAGAAAGAGACTTGGAAGAAATCCGTAAGATTCTTATTCAAAAGATACCTCACTTACAAGATGGCTCACTTCTTTTTGAGCCAGATGAGGCTCTCGAAATGCACACTGGCGCTGTGGGCATGATGAAAGGAAATAAAAATCTTTCTGTTTTAACTACTTACGCTGATGTAGATAGTATTGTCTCAAAAACTTCATCTGATGCTGTTTCAAACAATCTAGAAAAGATGCTTCAAAATGTTTATGCTGAAGCTGGCGTTAGTGGACAGCTGTTCGCGCCGACTGGTTCTCAAGCATTATCTACTTCTATCCTAAATGATATAAGCTTTATGATGCCAATTACTAATAAAATTTCAAAATTTATTAGTGAGCTTCTAACCCAACTTTTTGGAAATTCTAATATAAAATTTACTTATAAAATTCTACCGGTTTCTATTTATAACCAAAGTGATTATCTAACTGATGCTTTTAAATTAGCTCAAAGTGGATATAGTTTCTTCTTACCAGGAGCTGTTATGGACCTAAATCAACGAGAACTTCTAAGTATGAAGGAACTTGAGAATGAGGTAGAAAAACTTCAAGAAAAGTTAGTGCCTCTAAATTCAGCTTATACTCAAAGTGGAACTTCTGGAGACCCTGGACGTCCAGAAATGAAAACAGAAGAAAAAGCACAAACTACTATTGAACAAGAAGCATCAACAAACAAACAAGGAGGCTTGAATATAGATGAATAAATTTGAGTTTCCGGTCGCTGTTTATGGCAACATAGAAAAATATAATGATGTATTATCAAAAGCGCGGTGCCGAATTTTCTATAAATATGGTAATAGAAACGGTACTTATATAACGGATGAGTTTGCAGAAAAACTTCTAAAAACTCTTCCTTATGCGCCGGTCAAAGGCATCTATGATTATGATGACTACACCGACCATGGAAGTCGAAGAAGTGAGGGGAGAATTTATGGAATTGTCCCTGAAAACCCTAATATTAGCTGGGAACCCCATCTTGATGAAGACGGAGTAGAAAGAACTTACGCTTGCGCAGATGTTCTAATTTTTACTGCGCTTTATGCTGAAGCTGGAGACATCGTAGGGAAATCTCAATCAATGGAACTTTATGAACCATCTTTGAAATATCATCAGGCAATTCATGATGGACAAAAGTTCATTGTGTTTGATGAGGGATGTTTCTTAGGTCTCCAAGTTTTAGGGGACGATGTCGAGCCTTGCTTTGAGGGCGCGAGCTTCTTCGAACTTCAAACTAGTATTGATAAAGTTATAAAGAAGATTCAAGAAATTGAAGCTATTTATACTAAAAATGGAGGAACAGAGACAATGGAAATAAATTTCAAACTTTCCGATAGCCAAAAGTATGATGCTCTTTGGTCTCTCTTGAACACCGAGTATAATGAGGAAGGGAACTGGACAGTTAGCTATGCTATTTGCGAAGTTTTTGATGACTATGCTCTAGCCTATAATTATGAGAATGGCAAGTATGAGCGAGTTTATTATACGAAGAATGACGAGACCGATAGTGTTGAGCTAGGCGAACGTATCCAAGTTTATATTATTGATGTAACCGAAAATGAAAAGCAAACTGTTGATACTTTGCGTCAATTGAATGGCGGTACCTATGAACTTGTAAATGAGGATTTGACAAATGCTGAAACTCTAAAAGAAGAAAATTCTAATTTTAGTTCCAAAATTGAAGAACTAAATAGTGAGATTTCTACTTTACAAGCAGAGAAGGCTGGTATTGAGGCTCAATATACTGAGGCTCAGGCCCAGGTCCAAACACTAACAGAAGAAAACAGTTCTCTAAATGAGTATAAAGCTCAGATTGAAAAAGAGCAGAAAGATGCTGTATTCGCTGAGTATGAAGGACATCTAAGTGAAGAAATTCTAAATACTTATCGCGAAAATAGCGCTAACTATTCTGTATCTGATTTGGATAAGGAGCTAGCTTATGAATTGAAGAAGACTGGTTTTTCTGCTTTTTCTAAAAACGACCGTCAAGGTCTAATTCCTAAGGACGTGCCTCTACAAGGTCTAGATGCCGTCTTAGCTAAATATGTTAAGTAATTGGAGGAAATAAAATGACTACAGAAAGACTAGTAATTAGTGGCTATGGTCAAGTTGAGCTAAATAATGTTGCCTTCCGTCGTGATGGTCGTGTTGAGGCTCAGTGTGCTCCTAATGCTACCGATTTCGCAAATATTCCTGTTGAGAATGGTATGCTTTTGGCTGTTGATGACGCCAATCGTTGTGTAAAGCTACCTAAAGATGATTCTCTTCCCATTGGCTTAGTTTATTCTACTGAGCATATGTATGATGAGCGGACTCCTGGTCTAAAGAACTTCAAGCTAAATGGTTCTGATGACTTCTTCCCCCGTCTAGGCTATCTATCTGTTGGTGACAAGTATCGTACCAATTGCATTTGCTATGATAGTACCGAGTTTACCACTGAGGAAGCTCTAATTACCGCTCTAAAGGCTTGCGCCACCACACCTGTATATGGTATGGCCGATGTTTCTGGTGCTATTAAGCTATCTGCTACTGCGGGTACCTATGGCCCCAAGCTAAAGGTTGTTGCTTTTGACACTATGCCTGATGGCCAAAAGGGCGTCAAGCTACAAGTGCTAGCTGATTGATAAAAGGAGGGTAAATTATAATGACTATTAAAGAGCTACAAGAAATTGCCCTTCATTGCGCTAAGGGTACTGTTCCTGCCACCTATGCTAATCAGAATGTAGATATGGATTCTGCTTTCCTAGATGGTCTAAAGGAGCTAGCTGGTTCCGTAAACCAGTTTATGAAGAATCGTTATGACATTTATGATATCGTAATTAAGACCGCTGATGAGGTTATGCCCAAGAAGGTAATTGACGCCATCGGTATGTTCGCTGAGGTTCAGACTGTTCCTCAAGGTCAGAAGGCTATCTTTAAGCGTCGTCTAGGTAAGATGCGCGCTAAGAAGTTCTTAACTCAGGTTGGTCTATCTGGTGTATATGAGACCTTCCGTCTAGATAGTGATACCTTTGAGCTAGCTGGCCATGCCGTCGGCGGAGGCGCCACCATTGACTTTGAGCGTATGCTAGATGGTGCTGAGACTATGGCTGAGGTTATGCAGGTTCTAACTGAGGGTCTAACTGACGCTGTATTCTATGAGATTCATAAGGCTCTTCGTGCTGCCGTAAATGCTTCTGCTCGTCCTGATGCTAATAAGGTTGTTTCTAATACCTTTGAGGCCGATAAGATGGTAAAGCTAGTTAATGTTGTTCGCGCTTACGGCAATGGTGCTGTAATCTTTGCTCCTCCTGAGTTCGTTGGTGCTATGGGTGCTGACGCCATTGTGAGTGGCATTGCTAATACTACTAATGGTATTTATCATCCTCAGGATATCGATGCTATTCATAATACTGGATTCATCAATATTTTCCGTGGAACTCCTGTTGTTCAGATTCCTCAGTCCTTTATTGATGAAACCAATACCAAGACTTGGATTGATCCTCAGCTAGCTTATGTTCTACCTACTGGCGGAGAGAAGGTAGTAAAGGTTGTTCTAGAAGGCAATACTCAAATCAATGACTTCAAGAATCGTGATAATTCTCTAGAAGTTTATGCTTATAAAAAGATGGGTTGCGCTATTCTAGCTCATCATAATTGGGGCATCTATCAGAATACGGGGATTACCGAGACTTTTGAGAATCCTTATAATTTCTAATTCTCTTCGAGGGAGGGACAAACTCCCTCCCTCGATTTATATATAAAAATTTTTAGGAGTAAAAGGAGTATTTAAAATGGAGAAGATTAGAGTAATTAGTAAGCATCAAGGCCCTGTTAGCGTAAACATTCCCGACTTGCGTTTTAAGCGCGAGTGGCCCAATAAGGGGGCTAGTGTTCCTATCGAAAAAGAAACTCTGGAAGAAATGATGTATGATAGTGGCTTCAAGTATATGATTGATACTGGAATGCTTTATATTGAAGACTTAGAGGTAAAAAAGGAACTAGGCCTTGAACCTGAAGACGCTACCGAACCTGTTAATATTATTGTTTTGAGCGATAATGATATGAAGCGGATGATGACTGCCATGCCACAGTTTGAGTTTGATGCTAAGCTAAAGACCTTGAACTATGAGCAGATGTTGGCTCTTGCTGATTTCGCTATCAAGAATGAGTTAGGAGATTTCGGTAAGTGTGATGCTATAAAAAAGGCCTGTGGGAAAGATATTCTAACTGCTATTAAGTTGAATAGAGAGGATAAGGAGGGCTAATAATGGGAACCCCCTTAGAGAAAGTTTATTCTGCCTTCTTGTCTAAAATGCTAGAAGATGAGTGGTTGAACTGGACACAGGAAGAAGTAGAAGAGGACTTACTAACTATCTTAGACGGCGCGCTACCTTGGTTCAAGTTCCCGCGCAAGTCTCTTGAGCATGATGAGCAGTACTTTTTTGAAGAATTGGATAATGAAGAAATCCAAATTATTGCCTGCTATATGAAATGTGAATGGTTGAATCGGACTATTCTAACTTGGGAAAATGTAAAGCCTTTATATGAGGAAAGAGATTTCTCCCAAGCTAATCTTATTGGTAAATTTACTGAACTTCTAAGAAAGGAAGAAGCTAAAGTTCACCGTTTAGAAGGGGTTTACTATCGCGCTCCAAAGCGCAAGCCATTTTCATATAGACTACTTGCGGAGCAGTATCAGGATGTCTGATTTTACTGAAGGATATAGTAATAAATTGAAAAATAAACTTTTTGGACTTTTGTGTGAGTTTGAAAAGAAAGGTGAATGGGAGAAGTTTCTGGACAGTATTCTAACAGAATTATTAGGAATTCCAGAAACTTCTCGAACTATCAATTACTATATTCTGTATTATAAGATTTCTTCATTACGTTATCTAAGATATGATTATTTTCGTAGTACAGTTTTTAGCTGTATGACTTTATTAGGAAAATCAGATGAGTTATTTTGATATATATGAAAAGCGCTTATGCCGGTACGGACTAGATTACCAATCTCGTATCCAAGGTAAGCGCGAACAGAATTTTGACCTTTATCTTCAAAAAAGTATTTATCGAGTAGATTTTGAATATAATGATGAGTATATAAGTGGAAGTTTTGAACGATACAAACAGGATGACAGCAAAACTCTTCATTATTTGCTCGTAAAAGTTGATGTTGAGTTCGCGCCAGGTACGATTTTAATGATACCCGATAAAAACGACGAACTCAAGCCTTGGATGGTTTATTATCTTGAGGAGATAAAAGCTAGTGGCTATAATCGCTATGTAATGCTTCGTATGACGCATTATCTAATTTGGCATTCTCGTGATGGTTCTGAACAAGAAAGTTGGGCATATATGTTTGGAAAAAAGAGTACGGTGCTTCGTGACTCAATCCAGTCTAGTAGTAAACTAACTATATATGCTGAAAATCAAAATGAAGATTTCTTTGTTATGCCTCGTAACGAGTTCTTAAAAAAGGACGATTATTTTATTATTGGAGAAGAACCATATCGAGAGTTCTATCGAGTAACTGGTTATGATATACAATCTTCGCCTGGCGTAGAATATGTAACTGTTGACCCGATTTATGAATTTGATTTGACGCCTCCTCCTCAAAAGGAGGAAAGCGATAACGAAGAAGATTACTTCTGGCTACAAGGAGGAAATGCCGATGGTAAGAAACCTTGAAGAGCTAGGACCGTTTCTTCAGAAAATAATGGTTAGATTAACAACTAATCAAAATTTACTAAAGTTATTGTACTATAGTGATAAGGCTCCTTTGGAGAAAAAAGACCTTACACAAGACCAAATTATAAATGAAGTTTTTGATAAACTTATAAAAATAGTCCCTAGAATGGGGCCGAAAGAAGATGCAAAGAGTCTTATTTCATTACGAGTCGTTGATGGCGCGCGTCTTTCTTCTAATATTGAATTTCAAAGAATAGTTTTAGCTATTGAAATTTTTGTTCCTTTGACTCAATGGAAAATGAAGGGAACAAATCTTCGTCCTTTTAGTATAATGGGTGAAATTCAAAAAAGTTTAAATGGAAAAGTTATTGATGGAATGGGCAAACTTCGGGGAGGAGATTTTGAAATAAACTTCCTAACTGATGAAATGTCTTGTTATGAAATGACTTTTGACTTGACCGCTTATGATTGATTGCCATTTTGTGATAAATGAACCGGCGAATTTTCAAAATATTTGTAAAGTCTATTCTCCTACTATTCGTCAGGTTATTACAGAAGAGAATTTTTTAGTTTATCGAAAACTTTTAACCCTATCCCAAGAAGAAATTGAAGATGAGTATATGGAGAAAGAAATGGAATTGTCAAATGTTCTAACTCCATTAGAGTATCTTTTGAATTCTTCTTTTAATAATAAACAAGTAGAAGCTCTTTCTATCAAAGCTTTTGAGTTTTTTATTCACGAACCAGTTTCTTTCATTTATGAAGAAAAAAAGATTTTAGTTGGAGATTTGAAAAAAGTCTTAGAGGGCGCGCAGTCATTAGACGATTTGCGCTTTTTGACCAGTGAAAATTTTTTTGACTTTCAAAATCTTATCAGAAATAGCGTGGGAGAAGACAGTATCGACCCTCCTAATCCTAATGAACATCCAAAGATAAAAAAAATGAAGGCAAAAGCGCGGTATCGTGATAAAGTAAAAGCGAAAAAGGAAGGACTAACACTTGATACTTTACTCATTTCAATTTGTTGTATGGGTATTGGAATTACTCCACTTACAGTTGGAGAGTTGAGTTATGCTACTTTTTCTAAGTTGATAGGCGTATATCAAGAAAAGGAAAAATATGAAGTTGATATAAGAAGCCTATTAGCTGGAGCGAGTAGTAAAGATGTAAAACCAAAATATTGGATACATAATTCTGATAAAAAATAGGAGGAAATACGGTAATGGCGATAAATATTCTAGACCGTTATGGCATCAAGGAAGTTTGCGACTTTACTTTTTATCAAATTGATAAGGATGAAAGTGGTAACGCTAAGCCTGGTGCCCCAGTATTATATCTTGATACTCTAAAAGTTTCTACTACCGAGCAGACTACTGAAAATACTTCTGCCCGTGGTGGCAAGGGTTAATAGGGTGGCTCTTGTAAAATCTCTCTAATTGCTGGGACCTCCTAAAGTCCATCTACTACAATAATTTAGTAATAAATTATGAAAGTTTGACAACAGATGGAATTTGTAATATAATATAATTACAAAATGGAAAATCAGCAACCAAGCAACCTAAAATTACATAAAGGAGGAAATAGGATAATGTCTTGGAAGACGATTAACACTAACCCAAACTACCTAATTAATGAAAACGGAGAAATTTTTAGTTTATATGTACAGCGGGCGATAAAAACTTTTCCAGATAAAGATGGTTATATAAAAGCTCATTTATACAATAAAGAGAAAAATAATTATACAAATTATTTTGTTCATCGTTTAGTTCTAGAAAATTTTGTTGGTCCCGCGCCAAAAGATAAACCCGAAGTTCATCATAAAGATGAAAATAGAAGTAATAATAATATCGAAAATCTTGAATGGGTATCTAGAAAAGAAAATGATTCTCATGTTATTCATAAGGTAAACGATGGAAGCTATGAGCCAATAAAAGTTCAGCAATTAGATTTAAATGGAAATGTAATTGCTGAGTATGAATCAATGAGTGAGGCATCTCGAAAAACTGGATGCCATATTAGTAAAATAAGTTTGGTTTGTAGTGGAAAAAGATTTACAACAGGTGGTTTCAAATGGAAAAAGGTTGAAGGCTCAACGACTATTAGTAGTGCGAAGTCGCATGAAATGGGAGACTCCTTAAACAAGGATGAAGATATAGTCTAGTCTTTATGGAAACATAAAGCAGTTCATAAGAGAACGCATATAGAGTAACGACCTATATGGAATATATAAGAACCCCGAACTTATCACTTGGGACTATGGTAAGGAAATTAATGTAACTCTAGAAGATGCTTTGTTCTCCGCCAAGTCTATGGCTATCATGTTTGGTTCTGTAAATTCTACTGGAGAGGCTGATATTGATACCACTAATGCGACTATTTGGCGTACAGTTTCTAAGGCTAATGTACTAGATGCTGAAGCGACTACTTGTAATGTTGAAATTCGTGGCTCCAAGTACGCTCTATCTGATGTAAAGTATTATAAGGCAGATGGCACAGTTGCTACTGCAAGTGGTAGCGCACCTGCTGACTATGCTTATGCTGTTGGTAAGATGAATGTGAAAGAGTCTGCTACTATTGATATTAGTCCGGAAACCTTCCCTGGTACTTATTATTGTACTGGCGATACTTATGCTCGTCGTGAAGATAATGGAGAGGATGAGTTCTTCCAGTTGGTAATTCCTAAAGCAAAGATAACTTCTGAGAATACTCTAACCATGGAAGCTGAGGGTGACCCCTCTACTTTCAGCATGAATCTAAAGGTCCTACGTCCTGCAAATGGTCCTATGATGAAGCTTATCAAGTATTCTTTGACCGCTAGCGAATAATTAAATAAAACTGAAACGGAGGAGGGAGGACCTTCTCCGTTTTCTTTTTTAGGAGGAAATATGAACGAGTTTTCTTTCAAAGAATTGGAACAGTGTTATCTAAAAGCTACTTATCCAATAGAGATTGGGAATAGAATCATTGAAGCAAAAGAAATCCTTGCAAAATTTGATAAAATTCAAATTGCTGGTCTTGATGAAATCAAACGATGGGTCAGCGCTAATGGCGGATTTGATAACTGCCCCCATATCTTTTGGGAAACTACGAAAGAAATTGACCTAAGTTTTTCTCAAGGTGTATTTTCAAAAGACCAGTTCGCACTTATGACTAATTCTAGACTTTTTGAAATTGAGGAAGAAAAACCAGTTTTGGTAACTAAAATGGAAACTTTGGAAAGTGATGAAGAGAACAAAATTCACTTGAAAGAAATTCCGGTAGATTTATTTATCTATGAAAAAGAAACTGGAAAGAAAATTTTACCTCTATCCAAAGAAGAAAAAGTTGTAGAAATTAGTGAGCCTTATAAAGAAGTTATAGTATCTTATACTTATAACTACATAGGAGGCGCGAAGGTCGTAAAAGTTGGTAATAGACTTTTCAATGGTTTTGTTGAATTGGAAGGTAGAACAAGAGTAAAGGATGATACTACTGGTCAGGTAGTTACGGGGCTTATAAAAATCCCAAAGCTAAAATTGATGACTGGCTTATCTATAAGGCTGGGCGCGCAAGCTACACCTGTCGTAGCCAATTTCAAAGGAGTTGGCGTTCCAGTGGGGTCAAGAGGAAATTCATATGTTAGTGAGTTTTACTTTTTGAACAATGATATAGATAGTGATTTCTAATTGTAGTCAGCATTAGTTTTTAGCTAATGCTGATTATTTTTTAGGAGGAAAAGGAATGGCGGATAAGAAAATAAACATAGTCCTCAATATTGGAGCTGAAATAAAAGATCTCCAATCAAAAATTCCCCAATTACAACAACAACTAAATAAAGTTAAATTAACTGGATTAAGCGGACAAAATCTAACCACCGATTTTGAAAATATTCAAAAACGCTTTAAAAAGTTACAAGAACAGGCTGGACAACCATTTACTGCGAAAGCAGATTTTTCAAAAATGGAAAAAGAAGTTGCCTCTGTTCAATCTGCGATTAAAAGTTTTACAAAAGAATTATTGCAACTGCAAAATTCTACAGATAAGAAAAAACTGGGACTTTTGCCAGATGACCAGAAGCAAAAAATTGATAAAGTTAAAAAAGCTTTAGATTCTTATGCTGAATCAACCTCTCGTACTATAAAAAAGACTGAAGAGCTAAGAAAAGCCGAACAATCTCTACAAAAAATCCAACAAAAAGCAGATCAGGCAAACGCAAAAACACCAAAATCTCAAGAGTGGCAATCCTTAAAACAGGGAGAACTTAAAACCCTTCAGAAAGAATTAAAGCAAGCTGAGACAGTTAGACGAGCTACGGCAGAAGCCTATAGTAAAAAAGGCTGGGTTCAAACTGAAACTGGAAAGAAATATCAAGCTGGAGAAAAGGTTGACGTTGATGTCGGAGGACAGAAAGCTCAAACCTCATTAAAAGAAACTACCGAACAAGTAATAAAACTTCAAAATAAAATTAAAGAATTAAAAACAGAATTAAATAATTCAATTACCCAACCTGAACTAACACAAGTAAATCAAGAACTTGAGAATCAAAAAACACTAGTTAATAATTTAACTTCTTCTTGGAGTCAATTAAGCCTAAAAGATAAAGAAGAAGCCTTTACAGCTTTAAAAAATGTTGCTCAACAAGTAGGAGTAAGTCTTGAAGGTATAAACAATTCTGGAGATTTTGAAAAGCTTGAAAATCGTCTTAAGCAACTTAAAACAAATGGTATTCAACAAGTAGATTCCGCATTAGAAGATCTTCTACAACAAACTAAATCTATGTCTCCTTCCCTTAATCAGATGGGGAAGGAGGTACAAAAAACAGGAGATAGTTTTGACCTGGCTGCCGCAAAGGCTCAAGAGTTTAGTAGTCTTAAAAATCGGGTTCTAAGTTTCTTTTCTATTACTGGTGCCATTCAAATTTTCCGACGGGCTATTCGGAGCGCATTTGAGACAGTAAAAGATCTTGATGCGGCCATGACTGAAATTGCGGTAGTATCTAAGTTCTCTGTTAATGATATGTGGAGCCAACTACCTCGTTTCACAGATAATGCTAATGAACTGGGTTTGTCAATTAAAGATGTCTATGATGCGACAACACTTTATGTACAACAGGGCTTAGATTTAGATAAGTCTTTAGAATTGTCAACTGAAACTTTAAAAATGGCAGCAATCGCAGGTTTGGATGCGGCCGCGGCTACCGATGCGATGACAAGTGCATTACGTGGCTTTAATATGGAACTAAATGAGGATTCTGCACGAAAAGTTAGTGATATTTATTCAAAACTAGCCGCAATTACAGCCAGTGATGTTGAAGAGTTATCTACTGCTATGAGTAAAACAGCTTCAATTGCTCATAGTGTTAATATGGAATTTGAAACAACAGCTTCCTTCTTGGCGCAAGGTATTGAAACCACTCGTGAAGCAGCAGAGACAATTGGTACAATGCTTAAAACGGTAATCGGTCGATTCTCAGAGGTTAAATCATTATATTCTGAGGGGCAAATTACCGGAGCAGACGAAGAAGGAGAAGCTATTGATGTAAATAAAGTTCAGACGGCGCTCCGTGCGGCTGGTGTATCAATGACGGACTTCTTGACTGGTAAAGAAGGTTTAGATCAGATCTTTTTAAGATTAGCCGAAAGATGGAATGATTTAGATGTTCTTACTCAACGCTATATAGCGACGATGGCAGCAGGTAGCCGACAGCAGTCACGCTTCATCGCTATCATGCAAGACTATGCAAAAACTACTCAGTTAATAAATGCGGCATATAATAGTGCCGGCGCCAGCCAGGAACAGTTTGAAAAGACTTTAGATTCTCTACAAGCAAAACTCACAAGATTAAAGACCGCCTGGAACGAATTTACGATGGGACTTTCTAATAATGAAATCATTGGCGGAGTTGTTACTGCTTTAACCGAAATGCTAAAGGCTGTTAATGGATTAATTGATGGATTATCTGGTGGTTCTGGCCTTGTGAAGAGTGTATTATCTCTTGGGGCAGCTTTTGTTGGTATAAGAGCTGGTGGAGTTATTCTTGATAAGATTTTAAAATCTGATTTCGCTCAAAGAAAATTCGCAGCAGTAAGAGGAGATACTTCTGGGATTGAAGAAAATGAAAATAGGAAGAAAGGTGGCGCTTTTACTAGAGCTTTTGGTTCAGTAAAACAACTTAGAACTGATTATAAGAATCAGGCTGGAGATAAAAGAAGACGAAAACAAGTTATAAAGGACTTTTTTGTTGGCGAAGAGGAGACGCAACAAAAAATTCAAAAAAGCTATATAAAAGAAACTGAAAACATTTCTCAATCATTAGCATCAGCAAAAGAAAGTATGGGAGGATTTATAACTTCCGAAGATACTAATAATGTTGACGCATTAGTAAATAGCTTTAGAAATGGCTCTATTTCTGCAGAGGACTTCTCTAAGAAGTTAACTGAAATGGGTATCAGCGAAGAACAGGCTGCTGTCCATGTGGCAAATCTTCAAAGAGCTAATGAGCAACAAGCTATTTCTGTTCAAAATGTTGGGACTGCTATTGCTGGAGTTGGTGCAGCTTTATCAGTGCTTGGTTTGATTTTCTCACAATTTGGCGAGGAAGGCGAAAAAGTTGGAAAAGTTATTTCAGTTATTGGAACGGGCTTAGTTACTTTAGGTATGTTACTGCCTCAGTTAGTAATTGGAATTAAGGCAATAGATAAAACATTAACTGCCTTTAAAGCTTCACATCCGGCATTATTTGCAATTACCGTAGCTTTAACAGCAATTATTGGACTGATTACTGCAATCAGCGCCATCTCTAATGCAAATTCTCCAGAAAAGAAATTGGAAAAAGCAACTGAAGCAGCAAATGACGCCAAAAAAGCAGCTGATGAGGCGGCCCAAAGCTATCAAGAATTAGCCGATAAGAAAATCGCTTTGGAAGAGTTAACCACAAAAATGGAGAGCTTAACTAAAGGTACTTTAGAATGGAAACAGGCTTTAATTGAATCTAATAATGAGATTTTAAGCCTTCAGCAAAAATATTCTAATTTACAGGTTGAAACAGATAAAGACGGAAAATTAATTATTAAAAATTGGAACGAGATTCTTGAGAAACAATATGAAGCCTCAAAGTTGGCTTCATATGCTGCTAATGCAGCAACAATAAAACAAATTGAAGCTCAATTAGATGTAAATAATAATAATTTATCTAGCTCTCTTTCAGCACAAGAAAAGCAAACGAAAAAAGAACAGAACAAATTATCAGCAGCAGCGCAGAAGAAAGCATTAATTCAATCAACAGTAGCTACAGCAACTGATAACAATGAAATAGCTAAAAGTATTGGAGAGATTCTTCTTAAGAAGACTTATTACTCCAGTGAAGAGAATCCTGTTGATTTGTATACAGAAGCTATTAATAAAGCCAACAAAAAAATTGATGATATGTCCAAAAAAGAGCGCAATAAGAAATATGATGAAATTTTTGGGCAAGGAGCTGCGGCCGAATTAGATGATGATGGTGCTGTAAAGGAACGTCTAAAACAAATAGAGCAAGGAGTCCAACTAGAAGAAATAGGAAACGCAGTAGCTAAATTAGGAGAGAGTGAACAAGCTCTTGTCGGCGCGCTTGGTGGAAATATTGCGCAAACCATTGATAAGTTCACTGATGAGAAGGGCAATATAACTCTTGGTCAAAATGTTGATACTCAACAAATAGCTGATGCGTTAGGTCTTAGTAAGAATGCTGTTGATAAGATGTGGGCCGAAACGGAGGAAGAAATTAAGAGTAAAATAGACGCTTTTAACAACGGTCCACTCAAAGGGTTAGTCGGTAAGACTTCCTATTCTAACCTTGTAAATCTCTCTGAGCAAATCAAAACAATGAGTAACGAGACTGCTAAAAACTATATTGACTCTTATTCTAAGTTAATAGAAAATAGTGAATTAGAAGCCGCAGAAAAAACTCAACTAGAAAACTATCTTTCATCCCTCGATCTTTCTGATCCAATATCAGAAATTGATGCAAGAGATTTTATGAAAAATCTTGGAATTTCAGAAGTTGAAATTGAGAAGTTTTGGGCAAATGCCAACGCTGCTGTACAACCTTATATTACAAGTCTTGAGCAGATTAATGCTTTAAATCAAAAAATTTCTAATCTGGGAGAAGTAAGAGGTTTAGTTGAGAATGGAGAAACAACCTTTAGTAGCGAGAATAAAGCAAGCTTAATTTCTGCCGGTTTCAATGAAGCAGATTTTATTAAAACCGGATTTGATGAATGGACTTATATTGGAGAAGATAACAATACGTTACTTGAGCAGATTGATGAGAAAGTTGGGCTTATTAGTAATAAAATTGTTGGTGGTCTAGGAGAGGCTATTGAGCAAGGTGAAAGATATGGCGATGTTATTGAAAATGATTCAGATCTTGAAAAAAATCTAAAACTTTTGGCTGAGAATGGACTAAGTGGCACTACTTTTGAACCCCAAGATTTAGCCAATATGGCCAGTATACTAGATATTGATACAAGCAAACTATCACCAGAAGGAATTGCAAACAAGTTAGTTGAAGCCTATAATCTTTATACTAATATTGACCAAAATAAGGACGCTGCAAAAAGAGAGCGGATGAATGCTGCTTCTCTTCAATATGAACTTCATGGTGATTTTGGAGATTTTACGGGGAATATATCTAATGAAGAACAGATAGCTATTATGGAGGGCCAGCTTAGGAAAAATGCAGGGGCGCTTGAGCTTTATAACGAACTAAAAGAAAAAGCTGGATACGAATCTAAAGAATTTAACCTAAAATTAGCCAATGAAGCTATTCAGCTAACGAAATTAACTAAGCACTATAAAGTGGCTGCTGAAAGTATTGATGATTATAAGGATATTTTAATTCAAGGAGAAAGTGCGGGGACTGACTATTTTGAGGCAATGAATAAAGCCAAAGGTGATCTTGCTAGCTTGTTCCAAGTTGATAGTAGCTTAATTACTGAGGAGTTTATTAAACAATACGCTCAAGATATTTATAATTTGGCTGAAGGCGGAGAAGTCGGAACTCAAGCTTTTCAGAATCTTTGGGAAGCTATAAAGCAAATAAAACTTGATTCAATGGTAGAGGGACTTGATTTCTTTATTAAAGATGGTGAAGATGTCATTAATGATTTTAGCAACTGGATAGAGGGACTAGATCCAACCATTGGAATAGGAACGGAATTGTCTACAGAGGGGTTGGAGTCGGGATTAGTTCTTCTTGCCCAACAAGCTCACAATGCAGGGAAAGATGTCCAAACTGCTTTAGCTCCTGCCATAGCGATGCTTGAAGAGCTAACTGGAACAAAAATAAATATCCAATATGAAGAAGAGGAGTTTGATTCTGGAGGAAGATACATTTCTGCCAAATCTATGGAGGGTCTTTTGGCACAAGGCTGGCGCGTTGGAAAAGGTGGAAAATTAGTTAGAACCAAAGCTATTACGGCTATTTCCGCTTCTAAAGCGGGGTCTCCTTATGATAAATTTGTAGCTCCTTCAGTAAGTAGTTCTGGTAAAAGTTCTACCGGCGGTTCGTCCTCTGAAAAGAAAGAATCAACATGGGAAAACCCCTATGACAAACTCTACAATCTAACCGAAAAAATAAATGAGGCCCTTCGCCAGCGCGAAAAGCTCGAAAGAGAATATGACCGTATATTAGAGCGTCGTGGCTCTACGTTCCAAGAACTTCGCAAAAACTATAATGCCCAACTTCAATCCCTCCAAAAAGAAATTGCTCTCCAAAATCAACTGCGCGCAGGTCGTCTCGCGCAACTAAATGCTCTATCTTCCGAAACTTACAAAGGGCAAGATAGTGAAGGAAATGAACTTACAAAGTCCTTTGCTGATTGGGGCGTTACAAAATATGGTAGTTATAATCCTAATACTGGACTTCTTCAGATTGATTGGAATGCAATTGATCGGGTAAAAGATGAAAATACTGGTGGAGCGATTGAGGCCTATATTAATCGGTTGGAAGAGCTTCAAGGCCAAATTGAAGATATAGACAGTCAAATCGAAGACTTCCAAGACAAAATAACCGAGCTTCAAAAAGAAGGAATGCAAGGATATCTTGATTTCGAGCAAAAAGTCTATGATGCTATCGTAAATCAACAACAAGAATTGATTGATAGCTATCAAAATCTATCTGATGAACTGACAGAATCAAATCAAAGAATTCTTAATAGTATTCAAGATTCAATTGACCTTCAACGACAAATTCGAGATAATACTAAAACCGAAGATGATTTGAATGAAAAAGAAGCTCGTTTAGCTTATCTTCGCCGGGACACTTCTAATGCAAATCTTCTAGAAATAAAACAATTAGAGGATGAATTAGCAAATAGTCGTCAAGATTATGAGGATAATTTAATTGACCAGCAATTAGAACGTCTTTCAAAGCAAAATGACGATGCCCAAACGGCCCGAGAGAAGCAAATTGAATTGATGCAAGCTCAGCTCGACTACTCAGAAAAAAATGGTGAATTTTGGGATAAAACCTATGAATTAATAATGGAAGGTTTTTCCGAAACTGGAGATTATAGTATGTCTTCTAATCTTTGGAATCTTCTCCAAAAAGACGAAGGCTGGAAGGGAATGAGTAAATTTGGACAGTTAAATTGGCAAGAAGAGATCTCAAAAGCTATTTTAGCAGCAAGTCATGGATATGCTAACTGGAATATGTATAAGGCTAAAGAAATTGATAAAAGTTTAACTACTGGTGATGGTCGGCAACTTACCTATGATGGAAAACAATGGAAAGATAGTAATGGAAATATTTATAGCGGAGTTGACTATGATTCTTCAATTGGGCAATTTATATATTCTGGAATGACTCCTGTAAAAAAGCTAAGTCCGTCTGGTGCAGATAGAGGTAGTCATGGCTTAGTTGGCATTGGGAGTCGTGTTCGTGTTGATAGTAAAACTCCAATCTATTCCAACTCTTATGGCGGAGGCGCGGGTAGACAATATTATGCTAATGACCCAATCTATAATATTCTTGATGAAAAAAATGGATACTATTTAGTAAGACATCATAAGTTAAGTTCTGGTTATACTGGTTGGTTTAAAAAGAGCGATGTTAAAGCTTACAAGAAGGGCGGTCTTGCTGACTTTACTGGACCAGCGTGGTTGGATGGAACAAAATCTAGCCCAGAGCTTATTTTGAATGCTCGCGATACTGAAAACTTTATTGAATTAAAGAATATTCTTGGCGCTTTGATGAAATCAGGAGTTACTCAAACTACTTCAAGTTCTGTTGGCGATATGTATTTCGATATAGATATAAACGTTGATGAAATTAGTAGTGATTACGACGTTGAACAACTCAAGAAAAAGATAAAGCAAGATATAACAAATGATGCGATGTATCGAAATGTGAATTTAATAAATCTGATTAGATAATTAGAAAGCCATAGCGGTTTCTCTACTTAATCTTAGAAGAAATTCGAGAAAAGGAGGAAACCGCTATGGCTATTGCGTTAAAAGGAGATTTTATTAGTTTTTCCTTTAATGGATACCGTTCCGAAGATTTAGGAATTGTGCGTGTTAGCGATGGTAGTAGATATAGTGAAAACTTACTTCCTACCTCTCAAGATAAAACCGTACAGATTCCTGGAGGGGACGGTTTTTATTATTTTGGGAGTAATAATACTCAAAGATTATTTAATATAAGTTTTGCCTTTGATGAATTAACTGAGGAGCAATTTCGAAAGTTGCGACAGGTCTTTGGAACAAAGGAGCTCGGTAAGTTAATTTTTGATGAAAGACCTTATAAATATTATATGGTTAAAGCTGGAGAACCACAATTAAAATATATCTGTTTTACAGTAAAAAATAGTGATGGAACTAACTCTCGTATTTATAAAGGAGAAGGAACGATTACTTTTACAGCATATTATCCTTATGCAAAAAGTATTTATAAATATCTAAATGAATATTCTAACACAAATAAGGATGAATGGAGTGCCTCAAGTCGAATGATAGCAGCCGAAGATAACACTTTCTCGGTTGAGGGAAATTCAAGTCCTTATTCTCTTAGAGTTTATAATGCTGGAGATCTTGAAGCAGACTTTATTTTAAAATTAAATTTTGGTACAGTTGGAGACATTTCTTTAATAAAAAAAGATAGTAAAGAAAACACAGTAGCAATTTTACAGCTATCTTCTTTTTCAGCAAAAGGTTCTGATGTTAGATGCCAAATAAATACAAAAACAAATCTTATTGAAGGAATAGATTCAAATGGAAAACCAACTGGTAATCTTTATAATGAATATATTATCGGAGGAGATTTTTTTAAAATTCCAACAATGAGTTCTTCAGATGAGTTTTGGAAAATTAAATTCTCTTGTGATGGAGTCCCTTCAAAAAAAGATTTAGTTTATGATTATATTTATTATTAAGGAGGCTTATTATGATAAAAAACAAATATGAAATAAGCCTGTGGGACGATAAATTTATTAAATCAACCGAGACGATTCCAGCCCATTATGAGGAAGAAAAGATTTGTATTCTTGGTTCTGATTCTATGACTTCGCAGGCAAGAGTAGTTGAGCCAAAACTTGTACAAAATGTCAATGGAACTAATATTTTAACTTTTAAACTTTTTTATTATTATATTGATAATGAAACTGGAGAAAAAGTTAGAAATCCCTTTTTATCTCTTTTGGTCAATGAGCGAAAAATAAAATGTAGATGGGATAATAAATGGTATGATTTTGTAATTAAAGACATCCAAGAGGATAGTAGTGGGAAATCTATTACCTATACCTGTTCTGATTTATTTGTTAATGAACTAAGTAAGACAGGATTTAATTTAGAATTTAATACTGATTTGAATAATAATCAGGGAACGGCGCAAGAATTAGCCGAAAAAGTTCTTGAAGGAACTGATTGGAAATTAGATATTCAAAAAAGCGATCATATTCTTCAAACAATTGAAGAGCCTCTTTATAAAACAATAACGACTCAAGTTATAGATACTCTTGAAGGAACAAAAATTAGTAAAAATTCTGAAATTTATCTATTTTACTCTGTTGTGTCAGAGAAAGAGACTTTTATTCAGTTTATCTACAATGAAAAAGGATATGAGACAGAAGCAAATAGCCAATTATTAAAAGAGAATAATTGTTTTTCTATTGAAGTTGCAGACTACAATAAATGGTTAGAAAAATATACCACAGGTATTGGCTCTACTCTTTCTGATTATCGTGGGAAAAGATTAGTGCGTCAACAACTTCAAGAATTTAATGATGCGGTAGGAAGAAATTGCTATGTTTTTAATAAATCAAATACTGATAAAACAAAAGTTTTAGGTTATTCGACCATTGAGTATAAAGATCCGACTGTCATTTTAAATTTAATTTCTAATTCAAAAGATTTTGTTGATACTAATGGATGGCTTGGTAATTTAGAATGGCAACTTTATCCTCTTTTTTATAACTCTGAAAATATCCCAATAGATTATGAGGGAAAAACTTATCTTTTAACTAGTGGGGAGCGAGATTCTAAAAACAATTATCTTCCTATTTTTAATTCTGGCTTACAAAATTCTGCCATATATTTAGAAAACGGCTTACAAACTGGTCAAAAATATATTGTAAGAATTAAAGCTTATACCGATGATAATGGTAAGCCATCAAATACTTTAATTGCCTCAACTGACGTTTCTTTCCAAATTCTAGATTATTTCAACAGTTTGAGCGCGGGAAGTGATGGTGTTCCGGAGCACAATTCTGATAGTTATTGTAATTTTACAACCCCATTAATAAAAAATACTTATGTTTCTACAAAAGATACTACTCCTTCACCCGAAAAGACCTATTATATTTGGGAGAATAAAGAATATACTATTCAAAAAAATTTAAATTCTTTTTCTGCTGATTTAAAATATTATGAATTAGGTGACAAAGTAATTGAATTTGAAGTTGAAATATTGAAATCAATTCCTAGAGCTGATATGACAGCAGGATATTTGAAAGAGGCGGAGAAGGATAATAGTCAGCATATTGCAAAGCCAGGACTTTTTATTTATTTGCCTAAATGTTGGTTAGAAGAAATTCAATTTTATCAAAAAGTCGAAGGTTATAATGGACAGGTAATTCATATCGGTGATTTGGACACCCAATCTGTTGGGACTACTTATTATAAATATTTTATTCCTAATAATTCTTATAAGAATGAAGATGATATAAAATTTCTTTATTCTGGAACAGAAAAGCAAACTGGTTATGTAAAACTTTATAAAGACGACACAAAAGTTTTATATGAAAAAATTCGGAGTATAAATAAAAAGCAGTCAAATCGTTTTAATCTTCTTCAATCAATAGCTGAAACCTTTGAATGTTGGGTACGCTTTAATATAGAACATGATAGTAATGGTAAGATAATTTATGATAATGGCTTTCCAAAGAAAACTGTCTATTTAAAAGAAAAGATTGGAAACGAATTAGGATATGGTTTTAAGTATGGAATCGACTTAAAAACCATTTCTCGTTCAATTGATAGCAATCAAATTACTACAAAAGTAATTGTTTCTCCGAATATAAATGAGCACGCTGAAGAAGGAATCTGTGAAATAGCTAAAAGTTTATATAGTGAAACAGGAGAAAATTATATTTATGATTTTGGATATTATATTTCTCAAGGACTTCTAAATAGTGGAGAACTAAATAAGTATTTTTATTTGCCTGAAGACGGGACATCTGGTTTTTATATTCAACTAAAACAACTAAATACTGAGTATAATGCCCGTGTGCAAAAAATTTCAGCAAAAAAAATCGAGCTATCGAAGCAAACAAGCTTACAAACAGTTTATGACCAATATGTTTCATCTGCTCAAGAAGAGATAATAAGTTTGAGAAGTCAATTAGCGCAGCTTGCTGGTTTAAAAAATTATGATATTGAAAAAGTTTTAGCGTACATTTCTAATCATCAAGATAATGAAAAAGCGATAAATTTATTAACAACATTAACTACTACTGAACATAATTTAGAAAACTATAAAAATTCTTTATTCTTAATTGAAAGAAGCGTATCCAATCTTACTTCTTTTATTGATACAGAAGAAGAAAAAAACAAGAAAATTCTCGATAAGAAAAAAAATCTTGAAGAAAATTTTTATAAGAGATTTTCTCGCTTTATTCAGGAAGGGTCATGGACTTCTCAAGATTATATAGATGAAAATTTATATTATCTTGATGCAAAAAGCGTAGCATACACGAGTTCTCGACCAAAAGTTTCTTATAATATTTCGGTAATTCGACTCAATGCTCTTCCTGAATTTGCAGGAAAAATCTTTAATGTTGGAGATATATCCTACATTGAAGATACAGAGTTCTTTGGGTATGTAATTGGAAAAAATGGATGGAAAACGCCATATCGTGAACAAATTCTTATAAGTGAAAAAACTATTAATTTTGATAGCCCAGAAAAAGATACTTTTACTGTTCAAAATTATAAAACTCAATTTGAAGATTTATTTCAACGTATAACCTCAACAACTCAGTCTCTTCAATACTCAACTGGTGAATATAACAGGGCCTCGAATGCTATTGAAGGGAAGGGAGTTATAAATAGTGAAACTCTTCAAAATAGTATAAATATAAATAATGAATTAGTTTTTAAATCTCAGAACGAAGCAATTTTTCAAGATTCAACAGGTTTAACTTTAAGTGATACAACAGACCCGTCAAAGAAGACCAAATTAACTTCTGGAGGATTATTTATCTCAGTAGATGGCGGTGTAACTTGGAAAAATGCAGTAAGAGGAGAAGGAGTTTCAACTCAATATCTAACTTCTGGTTCCATTAATACTGAAAACATTTCTATTTTAGATGGTCAATTTCCAACTTTTAGATGGGACAAATATGGTCTAAATGCTTTTGAAGCAGTATATGAAAACGACACCTTGGTTGGCATTGTCGATAATAATTATATTCGTTTTGACCAGTTTGGTATTTATGGGGTAAACCAAAGTGGCAACAATACTCCTTTAAATCCAAAAAGTTTAGATGAAGTAAAAGAAAATGCTTTTTTCGGTTTAATTAGAAATGGATTCTTTTTAAAATCAGAAGAAGAGAATGGAATGGTTGAAATTTCTAGTGAAAATAATATTTTAGTAAAGACAGGTGAAATTGAAAGAATTAAAATAGGAAAACTTAGTGAAGGTCAATATGGATTAAGAATTAAAGATAAAAACAATATTATTTCCCTTGAAACTGACGATAATGGAAAGCTTTGGTTAAAAGATAGTTTAAATATTTATAACGCAACTGAGACATATGTTCCTTCCAGTGACACAATAGTAGACGATACTAAAACTTATTATCAGTTAGATAAAGAAAATAATACTTATATTAAAGTCATTGCCCCCTATGGAAATCCGTCAGAAAATGGCTATTTTGAAAAATACAGCTATGATATTAAAATTGGGAATATTGAAACGTCAGATGGTCAATTAAATCAAGTCTTTAATGCCAATAATAATTTTATAGTATATGAAGATGGCTCTATAAAAGCAACTAGTGGTAGTTTTTCAGGAGATATTACTGGTTCAACAGGAACTTTTTCTGGAGAAATATTTGCTTCTAGTGGACGCATTGGAGGCTTAGAAATTAATGGTGATTTTACCCGTGAGCCAATTGCAGAAATAAGAGAAGATAAATTAGTAATTAAAGGAACTGGTTTCGAAGTTAGAAATAATAATGGAGACCTGTCATTAGGGGCATCTTCTAATGGAGATTTGATTTTTTCGGGAGAATTGCAGGGCGCTACTGGAACTTTTTCAGGTGATATTAGCGCCGCATCAGGTACATTTTCTGGAGGCTTACTTGCCAGTTCAGGAAAAATTGGAGGATTTAAAATTTCTTCGGATTATTTATATAAAGAAAGATACAAGTTATCTGAAGATACTTCCAGAGATATTAATAAAAAATATTATGTACTTGAAAATGGAGAATATGTTGAAGTTATTTTTTCTAATGAAAATTCTGTAGAAATAAATCCAAAAGAAAAAGGATATTATGAAGATGATATAGATAATAGTCCTCTGATTCTCTTTGGAACCGAAGGGAAAATAAAGACAACTAATATTGAATTAGGTTCTGGTGCTAAAATTGTTGATAAAATTGTTCTTTCTTCTGGGGCCGGAAAACCAGAAGCATATATTTATAATCCAGAAAAGTATTCAGATGTATTTTTAAAAGCTGGGAATTTAGAATTAAAAACTAATGGTATTTTTGAGATTGGCGATATTATAATTGATGGCTCTGCTGAAGGACCTAGTATTCGATCAACGAAATGGGCAATTACCCCAGATACTGCAACTTTTAAAAATGTAATTGCTCAAGGTGGAACAATTGAAAATGTTGTTTTTTCAAATTCTTCTACTCAGAGTGCCGGAGGTATAATGATTTTTAAACCTTCGGGCACTTGCTCCTATGATTCAACTCAAGTAATAGAAGGGAAAAAAATTTATTATTATCTTTTAGATAAAAATAGCAATTTAGAATTAGAACAAGGAACCCAAGTTTTGCTTCAAAAATATGAAGCTAATGTTGAAATAGTTGAAGAATTAGGAGATTCTTTCAAAAAAGTTGGACTTTGTTTTTCTAAGAGCTACAATGAAGAAGATATTATTAACCCACAAATCACTTATACTCTCACAACTCTTTATAGTTTTAGAGAAGGAGAATTAGTTGATAGTCTTTTAATAGGAATAAATTCATCTAATGTAGCTCAGTTTAATCTTAAACCAAAAGGGATAACTTTAATTTCACCAAAATTAATTGATGGAGAAGTTGTTTATCCTAATGAACCAGGTCTTTTTATTGGCGATTTATCAAGTATAGATTTAAGTGGAAGATATAAAGGATACGGTCTCATTGGAGACAATGTTTATTTAAATGGAACCTTGACAACAAAAGTTAAAGGGGTTTCTAATTCAACTTATGCGGGAGTAAATACTACTACCGGTGTAGCTTCTAAGAAATTTGGTGATTTTGAAAAAATTGTTTTTTGGGCAGGAGCAGAGAATGAAAAAGATGCTTCAATCCAAGAAGCGCCCTTCCAAGTAACAGATTATGGTAATTTATATGCTTCACAAGGAAAATTCTCTAATTCAATTTTTACCGATAGCTCAATTTATGGTGGAGATATCTATACTGCAAGAATTCATGGATATGAAAATGATACTTCTTCAGCTTTAAGTATTTATAATACTGGAAATGAGAAAGGAATTACCTTTTTTGAAGGAGACAAGGTTCTTACAGGAGAAGAAGAGAAAGTCACTCTTCAAATTAATAAAAACAGTTTAAAATTTAGAAATACTGAATTTATTAGTTTAAATGAAGAAGGTTCTAAGTTAAAAATAGCTTTCAAGACTGTACCTCAAGAAAATAGCTATTTGGAACTTTCAGATTTTACTCTTCAAAGAATAACCAAAAGCCTAGAAGAAGAGAAAACTATTTCTAGTCTCTTTTTTGGAAAGGATGAAATCCAAGGAACTATCGGAACTGAAACACTTCTTTCTATTTCTAATCAGTCAGTTAAAGCGTTAAAAGACTTAGAAGTTTTTAACGATGTTAGATTTTCTAGATTTTTAGAATATAGAAAGGTAGATAATGGATATGACTTATACATATCTGAGTAAAAGGAGGAAAATAAATGAGTTGGTTATCTTTTACCTATAGCGCCGGTCGCCCCAATATTGTTTTTAATATAGATTATTCTAAAAAAAGAATCAGTAACGCTACTATGCGCTATACTTTTACAGTAAAGTGGAATTTAAAATATAGTGATTCTTATCTTTATAGTGGCTATTTTCTCAAAATAAAAGCGACCTGTGAAAATTCTTCCAGCGGTTGGCAAATTATGCGAAATTATAGTGATTCAACGACAGGGACAACCGTACATACTTTGACCTTCTCTTTAGATGTTCCAAGTACAACTGGTGGAACTTCACAGACAATTACTTTTACTGGAATAAATGACAGTTCCTATGATTCAAACTATATGAACTTTTCGCGGAGTGGGACTGTTATAACGGATGCTCTTCTTTGGACAAATTGCTCTTCAGCATCTAATATTCTAATTCCTTCTGTTTTTACCCCAAAAGACGGACTAGAAGTAACTTGGACCAAAGGTAGTGGAGGAACTAATAATCCTATAATTGGTTATGATGTTTATTTATGGGGCTCAGCCTCGGGAACCTATCCCTCGACTTCACGATATGATTATAAAATTTCTACTACATCTACTAGTGTTACTTTTTCATCTCCTGAATATCAAAGTTTTTTTGATAAATATCGTGGATATTTTTTCTATATAGGAATAGTAACAAAAAGTCAATATAATACAACTTCTATGGCTTATAGCAATAGGGCAGTACTAAATGTACTGCCCCCTGCTCCAACTTCTCCAGTCCGGGAAATAACAATTAGTTCAAAATCTACAGGGGCCACTTTAACTATAACCCCTGGGACCAAAATCCCAAATCAAGGATATACTACTACATCTGTTTATTATAGTACTTCAGCCAATTCTAATTATCAAAAATTTACATCTAACTCAACCCTCTTACCTAGTGGAGCAACTTATTATTTTAAGACTTATGATGGAAAAGAATATAGTAAAAATTATATCGAAGTACAAATTTTAAAAAACATCGCTCCAACGGTAGCTCTTTCTTTTAATAGTAGTAATTCAACCAAAACAACAGTTTATAAAAATGGAGTTTTACAAGATAACTACTATGAAAGTTTAAATTTTTCTTTTACAACGAATAAATCTTCTGGAACCATTAAATTGTATCAAAAAGGAGAAAATTCAGATAATTTAGTTACTTCTTATTCAATAGCTTCGACTTCAACCCAAAAAAATTTAAATCTTAGAAATTGCGGTTTTCTTTCTAATGTCTCTCTAGAATTTTATGCTATTTTTAATGACGGAATAGAAGATTCATCCGAATCTATTCATACTACCAACATAATTATGATATCCGCTCCTCCAAGTTTTTTGACTACATACAATCAATTTGCTCTTTCAGATATAGTTGGAACAACCAAAGGACATTTTTATGATAAAGTCCGTTTTGTATATGACTATGATAGTTATTATTACAATGGGACTTTTACTTCTAATCTTTCTAATAATTTTATTAATATTACAAAAGATAAAAGTGAAAAACAAATGTGGTGGGATGTAACTTTTAGTACTGCCTCTTTTTCAAATGGCGAGACTGTTTCATTTTCAAACGTTTTAAGTCAAGAAGAATCAATAACTTCTTTAGGAAATTTAATACGTGCTCAAGAAATTAAGTTTGTAAATGATACTTTAAAGAGAACTATAAAACCTTTTTCATCTGAAGATAGTTTTTCTCTCTCACCCTTTTATCTTAGTACAGAAAAAACCTTAGAGGCTTTTTACGCTGAAAAAGATTTAAACAGAAATGGAGCAGACATAAAATTAGTTTTTAATTCAATAATTTATAATGAGATAAAAGAATCTGTAGAATGGGAAGAGGGAAATAATGATAGTGTTGCCGTTAAATTTAATTTTTCTGGAAAAGATTTTTATGAAAAAATTAAAAATCTTATTCCTCCTTCTCGAAGCGGAAAAATTTCTTGTTCCTTGCAAGTTATTATTACAAATCTTTTTGGACAAAATTTTTCGAATAGCTATCCATTAATTTTAGATTATGATGAACCTATTAATGTTTCTAATTTTTCAATTTCAAAAGGGATTTATGGTTCTAATTCCTTTAATTTTTCTAATGGAGATAGAATCTGTGAAGGAATTAAATTAAACTTTGAACCACTTATATCTATTTACAATGGCAATTCTTTTGACTATATGATTCAGATAAAAAGAGGTTCTGGAAATTTTACTGACTATTTAAATGATTGGCAAACAATTGAAACTCAGAATTTGGTTGTAGGACACAAGTCTCCAATGTCAATAAAATTATCAATTACTACTCCGACAGTTCAAGAAATCAGCTCAGAAGAAAACTGCGTTTTTCGTCTTTTAATTAGAGTAATAAATCAAACTTTTATATTTGATTCTCAAAGCTATGAAAGAATTAAATATATACCATCGGAAATTTCTTTTATCAAAGGAGAGTATTCAAAAGGAACTGGCTATTCTTTAGTTTATAAAATCACAGAAGGATATGAAGCATTATCCTCTCCTCTACCAGAGGTAAAAAAAGTATATGCTATTGGGGTAGAGAAAGAAAAGATAGAATTGCCTTCTAAAGCTTGGGAAAAAACCAATATAGTATATTCTGGAAGTCCGATGGGAGAACACGAAACTTTTAAAGAGGTTTCGTTACAAACAGAAACTACCTTAACTATAACTTTTGGGACGGTAAAGGTTCAATTAACAAAAAGTGCCACTTCTAATTCTATTTTAATTTATTCTTTGGCTCCAACAATTTCTTATAGACAAAATAACTTAGGATTAAATACTTTCCCAAACAAAACAGATTCTGTTTTAGAAATTTCTCCTTATAAAACTAGAGATAAAATTTATTTAATTCCTCCTACTGAGAATATTCCTACAGTAGTCTTTGATTTAACAAAAGGGACTTTTTTAAATTTGATAATTGATTGCGGAGAAATTACTATTTAAATTTGACTTTTTCTTTAGAATGAATTATAATAAAAGAAAAGGAGGGAGAAAAATGAAAATTAGTTTATATAATTTAATAAACGTGCTGGCTATAGAAGATAAGCTTTCTGCACAAAAACTTCCAATAAAAGTTACTTATCGTCTTTCAAAGATTTTCTCATGTGCTCATGAGGAAGCAAATTTTTATCAAGAAAAACTTTTAGAAATTTTAAAAAACTATGGTGAGAAAGACTCTAATGGAGAAATCATTACCTCTGAAAATGGAAATGTTTCAATTCAAAAAGATAAGATAGATGAGTGTTCTAAGGAGTTAAGCGAGCTTCAAAATTTAGAGTTAGAAATTCCAGATTATTTTATTTCTTTAGATAGCTTAGAAACTATAAAAATTTCTCTCGATGAAATTTCAGTGCTACTACCTTTTATTTGTGAAAAGTAAATAAAGACCCAAGCCCGCTTTCGATAAGTTCTAATAACAAATCGAAAGCGGGCTCTTTTTATTTTGGAGTAAGATTCTTTTATTTACTTATAAATAGAGAAGAAAAGGAGGGATAAAAATGGCAGGGTATAATCCATATGCTACAAATTCATATCAAGGGACCCAAATGTTTCCACAGCCTCAAGGAAATGTTTATACTCTAAATAATTCAATGGAAATTGCCAATATACCAGTTAGCGGAGGAATTTCAGTTGGTATCTGTCCAAGTGAAAATCTTATGTATATAAAAGCTATGGTCAATGGCGCTCCATCTTTGATGGTATATACAATCACTCCTTGTGAGACGAAACAAAACTTACAAAATGATGAAGTTTCTTCAAGACTAGAAAGACTTGAAGGTCAAATTGAAGAAATTAAAAAACTATTAGGCGGAGGAGGCAAGTTAAAAAATGAACTCTAATATGTTATCAGCTTTAATGAATATGGGCCACAACCAATCCAAAACTCCAGCTCAAATAACTCCTCCAATTGATCCTGAAAAGATGAAACAAATGATACCGAATTTAACAAAAGAAAACCTTGTCCAATTAGTTCAACGGGCTCGTTTGCAAGGAATACCCGAAGACCAAATCGAACAAGGTCTCAACTTTATATTAAGTTTAAAATAACTTTTGCGTCCGGGGCATAAGTTATAATAAATAAATGGAGGAATAAAAATGATGAATGAAGGACTATCAGCAGGTGATATCCTAGCTCTAACTCGCGACCAAGACGGAATGGGTAATGCATGGAACAACCCCTTTATCTATCTTGTTTGGTTAGCCCTACTTGGCGGGAACGGAGGCCTTTTTGGCCGTAGGGATGATAATACCCTACAAAGTTCTCTAACTCGTTCTGACCTTTTTGAAGGCTTCAACAATCAGGATATAAATAGTCAGCTTCGTGGTATTACTAATGGTCTATGTGATGGCTTTTACGCTGTCAATAATGGATTGAAAGATGGCTTCTATGGTAATCAAGGCACTATGAAAGATGGCTTCTATGGCATCCAGGGCGCGCTAGCTGAGAATCGTTTTGCTCAGCAAAATTGTTGCTGTGAAATCAAGAGTAGTATTAAAGACCTTTCTGCTGAAGGTTATCGTAATACCTGCGAAATCACAACCGCTATTCATGCTGAAGGCGAGGCCACTCGCGCACTAATCAATAGCAATACTATGCAGGAACTACGAGATAAATTAGCTGAAAAGGATCGAGAGGTCCAGGCTCGTGACTTCCAGCTATCTCAAATCGCGCAGACTAATAATATTGTAGGCCAGATTAGACCATGTCCTGTTCCTGCATATGTTACCTGTAACCCTTGGGGAAGTAACTATAATTACAATAATGGTTGCGGTTGTGGAATTTAAGTTTTTTACCGTGAGTACATATCCGTATCGGAGGTAAATAAAAATGATTGATAGCTATTCAAACACTTCTCAAGAAGTTGTGGCTGGAGGTAATATTTCCTTTGCCATAAACAGTATCCAAACTGGATGTACCGCAACTCACAGCGCCGGTAGTACTACTTTCTCACTAAACAAACCTGGTTTCTACTTCATAACATTCAATGGGACTGGTGCTATTACTGGGGCGACTGCGGGTACAATAATTGTCTCCATGTTGAATAATGGAACTTTGGTTCCTGGGGCAACTGCTAGTGTTTCTTCTGCTTCAGCAACTGATGTGCATAGCTTAGCTTTCTCTAAACTCATCCAAGTAAAACCTTCTTGCTGTGCCGTAAATAATACTACTAACCTAACCTTCAACAATGCTGGTTTAGCCACGACTTTTACTAATGTAAATGTTGTAATAACTAAAATAGCATAAGGAGGCACAATTATGGTAAAATTCAAAGCACTATATAAGGGAATGAACGACGATCTAAAAGATGCAGAAATGATGATTGACTATGCTTGTGAAATCAGTAAACACGAAGAAGACAAAACTTTGGCAGATGAAATTGCAAAATACGCCCAATACCGACTAGAGCATTTCATGAATTTCCATAAACTATTTGAAACTGAAGCTTCTAAAGAAAAAACTGTAGACAAAGAAACTGTTTCAGAATGTATGTGGCATGAAACCCATGAAATGTTCCAGCATTGGTATGATGATATTGAACGAAAAATAAAGAAATATTCCTAATTATAAGAGAGGAGGGCTTTATTGCCCTCCTCTTTTTTATTCCCAATTTACGACTTCAACTTTTTTATAACAAGTCTCGCTTATATATTTTCCGATTCCGACAGCGTCAGCTTCATCTTCAGTAAGACTTACATCAAACCAATCCTTTGCCAGTTGGCGCATTGAACGCTTTTTATCAGACCTTGAGCGCCCCTTTACCCCACAATGCGCGCGCCAGGTATTTGTTGGAGCAATTTTGAAGGGAACTCCTAAATCAAAACAGGTTTCCATTAGAATTCCTTGAAGTCGCGCCAGAGTCTCAAAAGTAGTCACACCCATTTTCTCTTGATACTGAATACCCTCAATTCCAACAAAATCTATACTAAAAGTTTTTATAATTGAAACTAACCATTCTTTTATGATATGGTCTCTAGCAATTTCTTCTAAATTAACGGGGGCACTAAAAATGCCATATTTGATAAGCTTTTTATCATCATAGATTGAAAAGCCAGAAACTTTTGTTGCTTGGTCTAATCCCAATACCCGAAAAGTGTCTTTCTTTTTAGGAATAGTTTTCAAAGTTGAAGAGACTAGTGGATTTTCTTTACACAAAGGGCAATCGCGCCGAGTGCGAATTTTTTTCCAAGGAGCGAAAACATGGTGTCCTTCATTACAGGTATATTCGAGAATTTCGTCTAAATTATGATACTCAGTAGAAATTAAATTCCACCCATCTTTAGACAATTCTGCTTTTATATCTTCTATTTGAATTTTTGCCAATTTCACCCACTTCCTATTATTTTAGCCCAGTAGAACCGAAGCCTCCATCAGCCCTTTCTGTATCTTTCATAACTTTATCTACCAGATAGAAATTAGCTTTGGGAACTTCGGCGAGGACCAACTGGGCAAATTTCTCACCCTTATGAATGTAATGGTCTTCGCCATGTAAGATAGAAGTAATAACGGGATGGCCGTCATTATCAAATTCATAAGTAATATCTTGAATAGGTGCTTCTACATTTTCAATAATAACGCAGACTTCACCACGGAAACCAGCGTCGATAGTTGCGGGAGTATTCGCGACTCTTAACTTTGTATTTAGACAACGACCACTTTTAGGACGAATTTGTAGTTCATAACCATTAGGAATGGCAAACTTTAAGCCAGTAGGAATTAATTTTGTCTCTCCGGGATGGATAGTATAATCTTGTAGTGCATATAAGTCCATTCCACTATCATCTATATGTGCATATTCAGGCATCCGGGCCCCTTCTCGGCATTTCTCATAAGGAATTTGGATATACTTCTTAGCAATTCCTTGAGTTTCACTGATACAGTTGACTAGCCCATTAGCTAGTTGCTTCAGAAAATCTTTCTTTTGAGCAGAGAAGCCTTTTAGTGTATCAATCTTTTGACCTAATTGGACAAAATTTTGAACCATATCTTCGACAGTGGCGCCATTAGCATTTATCGCTTGGGCAAGGAACAAACGAGTATTTGCATTATTCAAACTTCGTAAGTAGCTATCCAAAACTCCAGGAGCTAACAAAGTGAATTTATCTTCGGGGAGGTCTAGTAATCCCCCAATTGCTTCAAGTGTATCTTCTTTGCCAGAAAGCTCTCCCATTAGAGAAGATAGTTGATGGACATCTTCTTTAGTAATTTTCTCTTGGGTAGAAAAATCAAATATCTCAGCCATCTAATTCCTCCCATAGCTCTCCAAAAATTTCAGTTATCTTGACTAACCATAGCTCACCGATAATCTCACCTTTGGCCTTTTTCGTTTTATAGGTGTATCCTGCTGAACCAATAGTAAATCCTTTTTCACAAGCATCTTTTCGATAATTTTCAATTACTTGCTTGGCTTCTTCTTCAGTAAAACAGATAATTTCGGTTGTTTCTTTATAAGTCCTCATATATTCTCCTCAGTCTTTACGTTAATATTTAGAGAATCAAGATTATTTTTATCAATTGATGTTGATGAATTGCTTGTAGTAATTGTAGAATAACAGTAAGGTGTAGTTGTAATATTAGAACCATAAGAAATAGTATAGCTATCTATTTTACCTTCATTATAAACCTCATTCAGTAGTTTTTGAAGCTCTTCTTTTGTAAATTCTATCTTACCCTTTTCATTATGAGGAAATACTCTAATTTTTATCATATCAATTCTCCTTTTGTGTCAATTCCATAAATCTTGGTAGTGTCTCAATCCAATCACAAATCATTTGCCAATCAGGTAGGCGATGGTGACGCCGTTGCTGGTAAATAGTTTTTAATTGTTGATAGTTCGTTGTCATTCCGGCCGTTAGCTCAAAACCCATTGGAATATTATAAAGAATTTCAAGATACTTTTCATTCATAAGTTTATGAGTTTCTTCTGTTTTTTCCTCTAAAGAAGATAATCTATTATATTCATCAATTTTTTCTTGACAAATATCAATAATTCTTCTATCAACATAAACATTACATTGTTTAGTTAGAGAAAATTTTAAAACCTTGTGCATTTTGCTTTGGCTTGAAATGGGCTCCATCCAATGATAACGTTCCGCTTGCATCCAAGCATTTTGACTAATTGTCAAATCAAATTGAACAATAATTCCTTTTAGTGCATTATCATGTCCCTGCCCAGTTGGACAAGTAAAACAAGCTTTGATACCAGGAGTAAGCTCACTGTTCAAATTTTCAATATTGACAGCCTTTGGATATTTAGCAGTTTTAATTGCTCGTTCAAGACCATACACTTCAGTATTTTCAATCTTCAAATAAATCTCTCCTTTACAAAATCTCCATCTTCATCTATATAATAAACATTTTTGATTCCCAAATTTTTTATAAGCCTACTACAAGCAGGACAGGGTTTACTACAAGCTCTTTCTCCTGTTTTGAGCTCTCTAAAAGTAAAAATGGAAACTTTGTCCCATTCTATTTCCTTTCCAATCAAAGGAGACAAAGCAGAAATTTCCGCGTGTTCACAAGAATTGGAATTTTTATAATCTTCAAAATTACGATACTTATTATAGTAAAATTGAAGAGGACGAGTTTTTGTAGAGTTGCAAGAAGCAGATAAAATTCTTTTTCCACTAACAACTACTGCGCCGACTCTTGCTCTATCAAAATTAGAAAGCCGACACATTTGTTTAGCGATATTGAAGAAACTTTTTTCTCTGTGAGTCATTCTATCAACGCATCCTTTCTTTTTACTATAATAAGTATATCATAAAATTATTCTTTTTTCAAATTTTTCCTTTTATCCAACTCTTTTATAATTTGGTCTATTCGGCGCGCGCACTCTCTAAACTCAATCGACGTCCATCCTTTTGTAGTCATAGCTGGTGTTCCAATTCGTAAACCAGAAGTTTCCATTGGACTTCGATTTTCATTAGGAATACAGTTTTTATTTAGAGTAATATTATGTTTATCAAGTTCGTCTTGGACCTCGCGCCCTGTAAGATTGGGATAGTTATAAGTAAGATCAATTAGGAATAGGTGATTATCTGTTCCTCCACTTACGATTTTATACCCAAGGCTCTGAAATTCGTTGCACATTGCTTTGGAATTCCAAACTACTTGATTAGCATAATCTCTAAATTCAGGAGTTAAGGCTTCTTCAGCGCAAACTGCTTTCCCTGCAATGACGTGCATCAAAGGCCCTCCCTGGTTAGTCGGAAAGACGGCGCCATCTACTCTCTTTGCCAGTCCAGTTTTGCAAAAGATTAGTCCTCCTCTTGGTCCCAGAACTTGTGTGTTAATGATGAGGCAGTTCTGTGAGGGCTTTTTCAATTGTCCAACCTAACTTATCAATTCTAGTGGAAATTGTACTTCTATTTATTCCAGTAATTTCTTCCCATTCAGCTAGACAGTGCGTTTCTCCTTTGTATGTTAATAATCTATTATTTCTCTTATTTCTCTGCTGTTCTTTTTGAGTTATCCATTGGCAATTTTCTGGAGAGTATCCCAAATTATTATCTTTTCTATCAAGAGATAAATTATCCTGATACCCATTTTTAATCGCCCAGTCATAAAAATTTTGAAAATTATTTTTCCATTCTTCACAAACTGTGATTCCTCGAAAACCATAATTATTATAACTATCTGATGACGGATTATAACATCGAGCTTTCATCCCATGCCATATTTCATAAATTCGTTCATTACGATGTCCATGAGTATGATGTTTTATTTTAGGGTCTTTTCTTTTTTCGTCATTTAAACATCCACAAGATTTAGTCAGGCCTCCACCTAGACTAGTAGTGGCAACTAAAGTAGTATTTCCGCAATCACATAAACATTCCCATTGTACCACTTTACGCCCACTTTTTAAAATTTTATCTGGACCTCTTTTAAGAACAACTAATCGTCCATATCTCTCTCCAGTTCTATCGTTTAATTTTGGCATTTTTTCACCTCCTAAGTAAAAATTACACACTTCTAAATATTTCTATTTAGCTTAGACTATATCATCTTCTAAAAAGAAGCCTACTATTTCGGAGCCTCATCTCTCCTACTTCATAAAGAATAGTCGTTGAACCTTCATCTGTTCTAGATGCTTGGATGCGTCTGGTTTCCCAATCCTTAATGATTTTACCATACCTCGGTCGCTAACCTCGCCATCATTATGTCCCCATAATAATTTGGTTATTAAGGCTCTAAGGGGGTTCCCGCAATTAAGTAGGTTTTATTTGCGCCGACCATTAACGCAAAGTCTTATGGACAGTAGTAGTAATAATATCAGCCAAACCAAAAGGAGAAGGATGACATCCACCGGCTATCAATCCTGCAATATGTGCCATATCAACCATAAAATATGGTCGATAATTATCATTTCTTTCAACCACCCCTTCAAGTTGAATCGCATCAATTATTTCTTTCATTCTCTTGAAATCAATAATGCGACTATAAGCACTCGCGCCAGCTAAGATTAGTTGTGGATGGTAAAAACGAATTTTTTGTTCAAAATCCTCATAATCAATAAATCCATTTTTATCTACTCCATACTCAATATGGTTGAAAATTTTACCACTAATATTGACAGGAGAACAATGTGATAAGTGGCCTCCATTCGCCAAGGACATGGAAAGAATTGTATCTCCTGGTTTTAGAACTGCCATATATGCTGAAATATTAGCTTGTGTTCCACTGTGAGGTTGAACATTTACATGATAGTCAGTATTGAAAACTTCTCTCCACTTATTACAACAATATTCCTCTATTTGGTCTACTACTTGGCATCCACCATAATAGCGTCCTTGACGTCCAGAATGTCGTGAACATTCAGGATATCCCTCAGCGTATTTAGCTGTAAGACAAGAAGCCATAGTAGCTCGAACTGCATCACTAGGATAATTTTCACTAGCGATGAGCTCGATATTTTTTTGTTGGCGTTCTGCTTCAATTCTAATTAGATTAGCTACCGTTGGAGAGTGGTCATTTACAAAATTATAAACTATTGGGTCTAAAGAGCTCAATCTTCTTCCTCCTTTGCTTCTAGGTATCCTCTCATATGTTCGTCTTTTAGGGCTTGTTGGATATTTTTCCAAGCATCTGGAAAAAGAGAACCAATCAAAAAACTAAAACTAATTTCGTCGCCATCAAAATTCTCAATAACTTTTGAGATTTTTTGAAAACGCTCTTTTGAAACTGTCATTTCCATAACTAATTCTCCTTACCCACATCTGCTCCAACCACAAGATTTACATATGACGCATCCGCCCTCTTGTATAAGTTCAGAACCGCACTCTGGACACTTAGCGCCATTATCAGCCTCTGGATTGAATGAGGATCGGCTCTCAGAGCTTGGTATTTGAGAATTGGAATCTGCTAAGGCAATAATTGAATTTCCTTTTTCAATTCTTTCTTTCATCTCCTTCCACATTTCCATAAGGGCATTTCCTACTGCCATGGGACAGCAGGCGCCTTTTGAAGTGTCATGCTTTGTGGCAGTCCGAGAGGCGTAACTTGGACAGGCACCAGTGCTTTGAAGCTGGTCAGCAATATCTTCAATTTTTACACCGCCACGACAAGCTAGAGAAATCATTCGAGAAAGACCAACCATAAAGTTAGCACAATTACCAGTAATGAAGATTTTATTATTTCTTCTAAGAACAAGTAAAGTACTTGGAACAGAGAAGCAATATGATTTTCCATCTATTGTTTGATAGTTAGAAATTTCAGCAAACTCTAAATTATGAACATTACGTTCCGTCCAACGTAGTCTATAAGATGGAACTTTGCTAACCGTACTAGTGTTATCAGATATGGTGCCTCTATATCCAATTCTTGCAAGTAAAAATTGAAGAATATCAATTTCTTGTTTCTTTGAAGAATAATAAGCTCCTAATCGGTTACCTTCTTCAATAGAACCGTCCCAATAGACACATTCATCAATTACAATTTTTGCTTGTTCATCAGAGCAATTGAGCCATTTTGGAGTAAATTGCTTGTCAACAAACCACTCTTTCTGTTGCGTTGGAGCATAAAAACTAAAAATTGAATATTGAGTATTGTAAATATCTCTTCTACTATATCCTATATTTGCTTCTTTTAAGAGTTTTTCTATTCTTTCTTTTTTCCTATCTTTTTTTACATTTACAACAATTCGGTCTCCATTCCAAGTCCCATCAGCATATACACAAACCAATAGTCGAATAATTTGTTCATTTAGAGGAAGTCCTGGGGCATTCATCCTAAAAGTAGTAGGAATATGTCTTTCTTTAGAACTGTCTCTTTGAATATATTCATCTACTGTCATTATTTCATAAGTCAATGATTTTCTAATGCCCATTTTATATTTTTGATAATTTTTATAAGCAAAAATTCGATGGTCATTAGATAAAACCATATCAAGACCATAATGATTTCTAAAATGAACTAAATTTGAAATATTCTCATTGACAATATAATTATCAGGAATCACTAATTCTGCTGTTCCATTTAGATTATACTGAAGAACTTTTTCTTGAGACCCTCTTTTATAAGTAGAAATCTTTTTCCATTCTGTCCCATTGAAATACTCTGTATCTGCATCTACGCATCCGCCAGTACTTCCTTTATTTAGATAAATCTCCATTAAGTCACCAGTCTGGGGGTCAAACCAGGCGGTACAATGGAGAGAACCACAACCAGTAGTTAGACGACGTTTCATTCCAATTAGATTATCAGAACAGCTAATGATTTCTCCACGAGATAGACCTTTTTCCTCTTTTTTTTCTTGAGAACTGTTAGTTGTTAGAATTCCAAGTCGCTTACAGCCATTTCTAAAAACAGTAATACCTTTTAGTCCTTCTTTCCAGGCATTTAGATAAATCTCTTCAACATCCTTAATAGTAGCTTCTTCTGGAAGGTTTACTGTACTACTAATAGAGGCGTCAATGTGTTTTTGCCATACTCCTTGCATTAGCACTCTATTTAAAGGAGAAATTGTCGATGAAGTGCAAAACCAATTAGGAAGCTCAGTTTCATCTTTTATTCCATGTTCATCCATATATTCTTTTACAATTGGAGTATATACCTTATAATATTCATCATGACCATGAAGAGATTCGGTTTTTCGAGTATAGGAATTAGCAAAAATTGGTTCAATTCCTCCACTAATTCCTAACATTGTAGAAATAGTGCCAGTCGGCGCGATTGTTAGCAATTGACTATTACGAAGTCCATAAGCCTCTATTACTTCTCTTGTGCTTTCGCAAGTATTATTTTTTAGGAACCCACTTTTTTGGACACAAGATTTATAATTGTTATAAGAGCCAACGTGTCCGGCAAGAAAAGCTGAAGTATATAAAGCCTGGTCGGCCATTACTAAGCCAATTTCTTCACATAACTGTCGGGCCTGTTCTGAATCATAAGGAAGCTCCATTTTTATAAGCATATCAGCCAGACCCATAATTCCAAGACCTATTTGACGCCAATCTGCTACCGATTTCCTTTGTTCTTCTAAGGGATGCAAAGAAAGTCCTTCTTCCAGTACTTCATTTAGATAGATGACACCATTAGCTACCGTTTCACTAAAATCATCAAAATCAAACTCTTTATCTTTTACAAAAGCAGAGAGATTTATACTTGACAAGAGACAAGACCCTCCCGCAGGAAGAGGCTCCTCCGCACAGGGGTTGACTCCTGCATATTCAAAAGTATCATCAAACTCAAGTAGATTATAATTGGAAATAGTATCCCAAAAAAGAATTCCAGGTTCTCCCCAATCCCAATTATTTTTACATAACTTCTCAAAAATCTCTCTAGCTCTAGCTGTCTTTGTAATAGTTTCGTTAGTTTCTGGACGGGTAAAGGACATTATCCAGTCCTTATCATTGATTACGGCTTCCATAAAATCATCAGTTACTCGAACAGAAATATTTGCTTTGGTAACAGCATCCGGAGAAGTCTTTGCATCAATAAAGTCCAAAAGGTCAGGATGATGACAGTCCAAACTAATCATCAATGCCCCCAATACGGACTATATCTTATTTTATTTTGAAAATAAAACTCGGGCGCTATTGCGGTCTTATTGTTTCCTCAACCGCTAGTCTCTACACGTTCCATCAACTTCTTAGTTGAAATTGATGGCTTCGCTCGGGGTTGTTGGGCGTTCCCCGAATTCACCCAATTCAAGACGCAGGGCATTCGCTTTACTATATTTTCTTTTTAGAATAATAAAATTATCATCAGGATAAATAAAATTTAGAAATTTTAGTACGTCTTTTTTATTGGCAAACTCTAAGACAAAACAATTTTCGTTTGCTTTTGGCCGAATAATTGTTGAAATGGCACATTGTTTTAGTAAAATTTGTTGAATACCTGTTAGAACTTTTAATGACGAAGTAAAAGAAATTTTTTGCCAAATTCTATTTCTATCTTTTCGTAGTCCCCAGGTCAAGCATCCATCTCCGTCAAAGAACCCTTGCACCAAATATCTTTCTAAATTTTTAGAGATAATCGGACAATGTTTATTTTCTTTTGAGGAACAATGCTTATTAAAATCAATAACCAAATCTGAATTGCCAATAATGATTCTCGCTCGTGGAAATCGTCTTGCTTCTGGTTTATATGTTAAGTCTTCTCTATAATTAGCTCCAATATAATTAGCGATAAATTGTAATATTTCTTTATCATCTAAACAACAACCAAATTCAATATAACTATTATTGATATATCCATCTGCTAACGCATATCCAATAATGTAAGCTTTTTCTGGAGTATCAATTTTATTGAACATCTTTGGGTCTTTATATTTGGGCTTAGCATATTTAGACTTATCATTTAATTCATATTTACTAATCCAATAACCAACTGTTGACTTACTTTTCCCAGTAAGTTGAGCAATTTCACGATGAGTTAATCCATCTTCTAAATATTTTTCTAATAATTCTTTATTCATTTAAGAAGCCTCCTACTCTATATATTTTCGAAAACTCATAATTTATTAAGCGATTTTACGTCTTCCGTTCTGACCAATCTCTTCAGTCGTTTGACTATATCCTTGCATAAAACTTACTGCGCCGGTAGTTTGTTCTGCTTGGTTATGAACCTTTGCACCTGCAGGGGCTAATTTAGAAAGGTCAATTCCACAGCCACCACCGTAAGAATAAGTTCGGGCTAGTTTCTTGCGACTTTCAAAAATAGATTCAATATTATCTTCTGGAGGAGTAATAACATAACAGTTACTATAAGTTACTCGCGTATCAGTGATTCCCCGATTGCTAAGAATTCGTCCGCCAGGAATGAATTTTTTTTCAATAATTAGTGCTTTTATTGCTTCATTATTTCCACTAACTCTATCTAACCATTCGTCAAAAGTTTCGTTATTCTTTTTATACTTTCGATTCCATATATCTATACCAAGTAAATTGTCTTTTCCTAGCCACTGTTCTACTGTCATTCGCTCTCCTCCATATCACAAAACTCACAATATCCATCAACAAAATGATGTTGGCATTGAGATTGATAGTTTTTGTTCTCTCGTAGAAGGCGCGCGACCTCATTATTTAGAGTGAACTGGTTAGGCGTGAGAAGCGTATTGATAAGTTGATTATTCAAATCAATAGCTTTTCGAATTTCAATTTGAGTCATTTATAATTTTCCTCCCATCAAAAATTACTTTTCTCCATTCATAAAACATTCTAAAGGCTTCATAGTTATTGAATCTAACATATTGAAAAGCATCTCTGGCTTCTTGTGTAGAAGGCCATCTTCGTTGATATTTTGCCCGCCAGCATTTCCAAGGGTCTTGATGTTTAGCTATCCATTTGCAATAATCAACGATTCTATCTGCTTTATAATTATAGTATTTTGACCTTATAAACCAATTCAAGACTTCAAAAAGATTTTGTAATTCAGGAGTTGTGATTAGTGTGTCATTATATATAAGTGAAATTTTTATCCAATGTCTATGGAAAAATAGAACTTGAGGAATAATTAAGGGTAAACGGTTCATTAAAAAGTCATTCTCATCCTTGCATCCCTCATCAACTTTATAAGACATTTGGCTTGTTCCTAAATCCCATAAATATCTCATTTTATCACATAGAGCGTCATCCATAAAATTGTTATATTGTATTCCAAAAACATCTTCCATAATAGGTAGCCGTAACCATTTTAGTAGTTCTTCCTCTGAAGATACTTGTATAGGAAATTTAGTTCCAAGTGAATATGGTTTTACAGTATTACTGTTCAAATTATTTCGAGAATACAACCACTCTTTTATAAAATCATAAGCACCATCAATAGCACCGACATCATAATCATGAAGAATAAGACATCTTGTATTTTGAAACATATAGTCCTCTTTTTTTAGCCAGGGGTCTATATTTTTCCCATCAATTGAAAGACGAATATGCGCGCTCCATAAAATTCTTTTAAAGAGGCGCTCGTCATCTTTTATACGACAAAAATTTGAAGAATGGCGTTCATATATAGAAAAATCGGGAATAGTTTGTTCAATCTCAAGAGGAAGAGGCATATATAAACCTGGTTGTATTGCGCGCCCTCCAAGGATTATTTTGTCATCAAATAATTCTCGTGGATAAATTCCATCATCATAATCTTTTCTTACATAAAGAGTAGAGAAGCGTTCTGGCGCCAATTCTGGTGCCAGAACAGAAATTTCTCTTTTTTTCTTATGATAAGCACAAAGCTTCGCGCATTCAAGATTAGGGAGGACATTTTGGTAAGTAAAGAAATCGTAATCATGTACCCCAATTATTCCCATTACTGTTCAATCCTCCCTTGACTTTCCACTGTGCCATCTTCATTTATTTTTGTGATTAGTTCAATGCCATGATAAGGAGTATTTTTGTACTTTTTCATGACGAATTCGTTCTCTCTTCTGAGGCCTGTGATAATGATTTTGTTTCCTCTACTGAAGGTACTTTTCTCAATGACGTGTTTTTTGCCATCGGCGCCTCGTTCGCTAATTTGCTTATCATAATAAGAAAAGACTTCACCAAAAACTCTTACATTTACAACGCCTTCTCTAGTCAAAACAGTTACCATTTTTTTACTCTTATCTCTATCAAGGACGGTGCCACAAATGCGATGAATCTTGAAAAGTGGGATTTTCTTTCCTTTTATTTCAATTATTCTATCAATTTCAGGCTGTTCGCTTAGTTCAAAGAAATTTGAAAAACCGCATAGCCGATAATTGACATCTTGAAGTTCATGCTGATGAAAATAACAAGAAACACTATCCATCTCCCATTTACTAATAGAACCAAGACAGTATTTATTCCAAACATCAGACATTAGCCTATTATTTACATCATTTAGTAATAATTGGTTATTATCTTTTATGAAAGGACGAATAATATCCATCTGAGCCTTATAAATTTTATCCCACTTGGTTTGAAGAATCGCAAATCCGCTTTCAGTATCATAAGGTTCTAGAAAGTCAACATCGAAGTTCTTTTCGTAAAAGTTCATTGCGATGTTATCTAATCCATAATATTGAGTCCCTATCTTCATCTTCTTTAGATATTTATTGAAATTGAAGACTCGTCTTTGAAGGTCGTACTCATCAGGAATTAAACCAAAATCAATCAACATCTTCATATTTTGGAGAGTTATCCGCTTTTTCGTATCACTAATTTCTGAGACATAATATCGCATTAAGCTCTCTCTATCGCCAAATTCATCAAAAGCACCAGCTTTTATAAGATTTATCATTTGAGGCTTATTGATTTTTACTTTCGAGAGAAAGTCATCAATTGAGGAATAAGGACGATTTTCGATTATGGATTTTACAATATCTTCGCCTACTTTTACAATTCCGCTCATACCAAAACGAATTATTGATTTTTCTACATCGGGAGAGAAAGTATAAGTAGATTTATTTATATCTGGCGGTGCGACATCAATTCCTGACATCTTCATTTTTCCAATGGCAGAACTAATTTTTCCATAATTTGTGGTTTTAGCTTTTTTCTTTTTCTTTTTCTCTTTTATAACTTCTTCATCATCATCTTCATCATCATCGTTATCATCCTCAAATTCTTCTACGCAATCAACATAAGTTTCTTCAATAGTATCATCTTCCTCATCTTCTTCTGTTCCTTCGTTTCCTCCACTGTCACTAATAAGACAAGCGCAATTCCAGAAAATAATCGGAAAGCAATAAGCAAGATTCATTTCTTGGAGAGCGATTAGTGAGTAAGCTAAGGTATGCGATGCATTAAATCCATAACCTTTGCTCATACAAACTAATACATTCCAAACATACTTACAAAATTTTTCATCCAGCTCTTTTTCTTTTATGACCCTAAAATATTCATCTTGTAGTTCAAGGAAAGCTTTGGGATTTTTCTTTGCGATAGATTTTCTTAGTTTATCTGCCCAGGTAAGACTAAAACCTCCACATTCAGGCAATTGAACTAACTCCATAAACTTTTCCTGAGACTCGCAGATACCATAAGAAATCTTTACTACTGGCTCAAGAATTTTCATTTCTTCTTTTGTAAGACCGTAATTCTCCATTTCTTTATACCACAAAGAAATATCATTTTTGAAACGAGCAAACTTATTTAAAGGTTGCTCGGCTCCTTTTTCTTGAGCCATCAAACGAATTACAGAGTTCAAAACAGCTAAATCATCTACTGATTGAGGATGAGTCAGTGCAATGCCATTAATTCCACTTTGCTTTTCCATTTGAAATAAACTGGTGATTTTGTGGTCCCATACCATTTTCCACATATCCTGCGCCGTCCGCTCCAAATTGTAAATACCAATGACGCTTTCATAGGTTTCTTTTAGAGTATCTCTTTTTTTGACATATCCATAATCAACTAATAAATCTAAGCAATTATGAATTTTATCTAATGCTTCTACTGATAATAAGTCATACTTGATAAGCGACACATCCTCACACGCATGGAGGTCAAAAGCTGTAATAATTGTACCATCTGGCGCGCGCATTAGTCCGGTTGAATTAGTAAAAGGCTCATCTACAAAGATTACTCCGCCGGCATGGATTCCGTACCCACAAATCAATCCCTCAATTTTTTGGGCAACTTCCCAAACTTCGGGATAGTTTTCGGTCATTTCATATACGAATTGTTTGATTGGTTTCCAATCATTTTCGGTATCACCATACATACATTGAGATAAAGTTCGTAATAGCCCTCGGTCAGAAGGAATCAATGAAGCCAAGTATGAAGCAATATCAACATCTATCCCTAAACCACGACAGGCTGTAAGGATTGCTGATTTAGATTTTTCTTGACGAAAAGTCGCAACATTTGAAACTCGATTATCTCCATATACCTTTCGTAAATGGTTTAGGACCTCTGCGCGCCGACCACCCTCAATATCTACATCCACATCAAGTACAGAAACTCGGTCTGGATTTAGGAATCTCCATCTAAAAGTCTTAGTGGTTTCTTGCAGAGGATTGATTTGAGTTATATTCAAAAGATAAAGTAGGATAAAGCCTACTCCAGAACCTCTTCCTGGCCCGACTAATGTACCAGCTTTCCAACATTCCTCAATAATTCTTTGAAGATTTAGATAATAGGCTGACCAATGTGCCTTATTTACATTAGAAGAAATCCACGTCATTTCAAGGCAGGCGTTGACTTCATCCCAGGTCTTTTGATTCCACAATTCTTGAGGTCCATCTTCTAGCGCTTCAACAATCATACAGGCCAAAACTTGGTCTCCAACATAATCAGATTCCACGAAGGTCTTCAAATAAGGAATTCTTTCTATCCAACAATTCTGAACATATCTAATTCTAGATTCTTTCCAAGGGAGTTGTGGAATATATAAAGGCTTTAGGAGACTATAATCCTCACACATATCCTTTATTTTTAGGATATTTCTATATGCTATTTGTAACTGCTCTTGTGAGAAATATCCAAAATAACTTTCAAGCTCTTCTGTATCCATTAGATAAGTTGTAGCGTAGAAATCATCAACCTCTCTATCACCATTTTGAGCATTTAGATAAGCCTTATGAATTGCTCTGTCTTCTTTTTTGAGATAATGAGTATCTGTTGTGATAATATAAGGAATTTCAAACTCATTTGATAATTCAAAAAGTTTTTTATTGACATAAATTTGTTCCTTATTATTACTGGGTTGCATTTCAAAAAAGAAATTTCCATGGCCGAATAAGTTGTCCATTTGATTTATCCAGTTATGAATTTTTGGCATCAACTCTGGATTATCTTTTGCTTTTAGAATCTGGGTAGGAAGACATCCTCCAAGACAAGCCGTTGAACCAATTACGTGACCAGGATTCGCCCCAATAATTTCAAATAAGTCATTATAATAAGTCGGAACTCGACGCATCCCTCGCGCCATATAACTTCTCAGCCAAGCGCGAGTAGAAATTTCACGAATCTGTTTGTGACCGATGGCATCTTTGGCCAACAAGATAAAGTGATAATATTTATCCTGTCCGGCTTTATAGTTTGAAGCATTTAGTCCATTCCGACAAAGGTAAATTTCGTTTCCTTGGATGACTTTAAAATTAGGATGCTTTTCTTTTATCTTTTTATAATATTTTTCAACTCTAACGGCTCCAGAAATACAATCATGGTTAGTAATGGCTACTACTTCATGTCCCAGCTCAATAGCATAGTCAATCAAATCTTCAACTTTTATAATACAGTCGCGCAGTCGAAGATTTGAGAACTCATCGTGGTTATGAATAAACTAATGCAAACTACCAGGATAATCCAAGATAGTTTTCATTCTTCATCACCTCTTTCTAAATTCATCATGAACATTGGCTTTATAATTATGCAAATATTTCCAAGTTCTACATCTGTTTATATCATATAATATATTTAAACTAACATTTTCATCTCGTGATATTTGAGCTAATGAACGGGAATCTCTTTCTAATAAAGTTATTATATATTTTGCTTTTTCTTCAGTAATTTTGTTAGTTCCCAATTCACCACGACAAACGCTTCCTTGTGTTTCTATTCTTATATTTTTCTTATAATGATGAAGCCAAATCCAAGTATTACATCTATTGATATCACTAATAGTATTATAATGAACCTTATACTGTCTTGCTATTTCTTGTATAGATAATTTTGTATTTTTTAATTTTTCGATAATCTCAAGGACTTCTTTTTCAGTAAGTTTCGCCCAAGGATTTTCTTCACTTTTATATTCTTCTCCGCCACGAGTTAAATTATACCCTTTTTCTTTTGAAGAATAACTTTCATAATATTTTATCCAATACTTTTCTCTTTCTTGTAATTCTTGAGGCTCACATTCTTCTACCACCTCAAAAGTAAAAGCTTCTTCTCCTAATTTATGAAGCTCTTGGTCAAAATAAGAATATGGTGATGGCTGATTTAGATGAGTCCATCTTCTCTTTGTAATATCAGTACTTCTTCCTATATATACTTTGTTATTTTGTTTATTTGTATATTTATATATACCTACCATTTCTTTTTATTCACCAACTATATAACAAATCTTATCTGGAAATACCTTCTTTATTCTAACCCTATCATCATGTTCAGCTACATCAAAAAATCCCCATCCCTTATGTAAGCTCATTACTCCTACAATTCTCCAAGGTTCTTCGTCAATCAAATAATAAAGTTCATCTATTTGGATTTTTTCATAAATATCTTCATTTTCAAAAAGAATATAATTTTCAATTTCCTTTAAGGATTGAAGACTACCAGGAAGTGAAGCAACTAATTCTTTTGTAAAATTCTCAATTTTATAAATTCCTATCATTTACAAACCTCCTTTTATTTTCTATATATATTATATACTAAATTCCAAAAAATTTCAACTATTAAAAAGCAAACCTTCCATCTTGAACCTCCATATCCACTATGAAAATTTGAGGCAATTCTTGCCCCAGCCAAGTGTTGATATTAGGTCTACCAACTAAGGTAATTTCCATTTCATTTGAAAAACCTTTTAGTTCTTCTATCAAATCTTTTGCTCTGAACTTGATGTAGGTAATTCCATTTTTCTCAATTCGTAATGTGTCTTTATTTTTTCCTATAACTTTTATCTCATTAGGCGAGACTACTAAATTAGTAATAGCTATCATAGCTTCAGGATTTTGTTGTCCAAATACTTGCTCATACGGCGCGACATCAAGAATTATGGTTTCTATATCTTTATCACTAGCTTTTCTAATAAAATTTACATCATAAATATTTTCTCCAAAATCAATTTTGGAGAGTTCTTTATTCGCTATTTCATGAAGTTTTGAAAGATTCTTGTCAGAAACGCTAACTCCGAATGCTTGGTCGTGGCCCAGCGTATATTCAAAAAGACCTGTCTCCGATAGAAATTCTTTGAAAGAAGTTAGTTCCGTATTACTTGGCGCGCGAGCGCTACCTCTGTCATAGCCTTCGGAATTTCGTCTAGCCAATATAGTGGGTTTATGATATTTCGCTGATAATACCATAGCAACTAATCCATTCAACTCAGCAGGGAAATCATCATCATCATCAAGTCTTACAAATAAAATCTGATTTTCTAACAAATCTTGCTTGAAGATTTTTACTTCTAATTCTTGGACTATCTTCTCTTTCATCTTATCTTGGTGAGCTTTTGCATTTGTACATTCGCGCGCGCTCTCTATACAAAGTCTTTCCATTGTTCCTTTAGCTCCGCGCTTATGACACTCTACCATTTCATCTGGTTCAATAAAACTACGATAAAGTCGATATTTTTCTTCCATTGACCCTACTCGAATCATAGCATTTATAAGAGGAACAATATAAAAAGCAACAGTTGTTGGGTTTATCTTTCCACCCATTGAATAGTCCTGTTTATCTAATAGAACTCGTAGCATTGTATTCTTGATATTTTGAAAACCAGTTTGAACCAAATATTGATTTTCATATTCAAGCATACTCATCATATCTCCAACTAATGAGATTGCACAAAGGTCAATATAGTCATAAGCCCAGTCTCTCAAAAAATAGCCATCTAGGGCTCGGCAAAATTGCCAAACAACGCCTCCACCACAAAGGTTTTTATTTCTATAATTTTTAGAAGTTTGATTATTTATAAGTATCATATTGGGTGGAATTTCGCTTTCTGCTTCTTTTAGGTGGTGGTCTAAAACGAGAACAGGACAGGTAAATTCCTTTATATATTGTCCGTCATTTGTGGCGCTATCTGGCGCGATAATAAGGCTCCATTCTTTTTCCTCTAGCTGGTCCATCATATCAGAAAAACCATGCTGTTTTCCTTCATGAATAAAAAATTCGATTTCTTTATCTGGATTTAATCTTTTTAGATATTGATAAATTATAGCAAAAGAACAAATTCCATCGCAGTCGCAATCTGCAATAATGGCGTAAGGCTTTTTATCAGGAATCGTCTTTTCAATAGCTTTTACTCCCATTTGATAATTATCTAAATCTTCAAAACTTTGTAAGCATTCTTTCGTTGGATGAAGGAAGGTTTGAACGTCCTGAATACCTCGCGCGCGAAGTAAGCTTTTTCCATAGTCTTCTTTTATCTCTTGATTTACTAGTCGATATTTCACTTCACAATTACTCTCCTTTTCAATAGCTCTTCAAATTTTTCTTGTCCCTCATCCACTGGAGAATCCTTCTTTTTTGTAAGATTTTCCCTATCATAGATAAAAGAAAAATTTGAATAGTTTTTATATTTACTACACATTTTCCATAATTTTTGAAAATAGTCTTCACTTCCTGGCTTCTCTTCATTATCAAAACAGATAACAATTTCTCTTGGTTGAGCGCAACGCATCAAAATATCAAGTTGGTACTTATTGAATTGACTTCCACAGGAGGCAACCGCACAATTAGGAAATGAGAAATTTTCACACATAAGAACGCTTTTTTCTGCTTCAAAGACATAACAAATTCCATAGCGTTTGATATTTTCTAGATTTTTGTCCAAACCATAGAGATTCAAACTCAATGGGTGAGAATACCATTTACCCTCAATTTGAACTGGCATATACTTTCCTACATTTTCTACTTCCCACTGATTGAGCGCGCGCCCTCTAATTCCAACTAATCCGCCCCTAACATTATAATGAGGAATTATGATTTTATTTTGGCCAATAGAAAAACGAATATTGAATTTATCCATAGCCTTATGAGAGATTCCTTCCTCTTCCCAATCAGCAGGATACTCCTTTATGAAAACATCCAAGATACCTTTCTCATAAGTTGGAAGCTCCCGTCTTTCTTTTTTGGACATAAACTCGTTTCTTTTTGACTTATAGCTTTCATTGATTTCTGTATCAGTAAATCTTTTCTCACCATAACTCCGAACAAATTCTAAAACATCCTCATGCCAGTCATAAGTGATTCCTCTCGTTTCATAATAATGCTCAATAAAACGAAAGATATTCTGCGCGCCACATTCACTATAACACATAAAAATATGAGTATTTTTATAATAATAAAGCTTCCAAGATGCTTCATCTAAATTAGTATTATGACACGCAGTTTTACATAAAAGGAAATCTCCCTTATCTTGCCAAGGAATCTCCAATTTATCCAAAATTTTCTCTACTATTTCATCAGTAAGATTTTCAATTATTTCTCTATAATCCAAAGAAATCTCCCTTCTTACTTATTTATCTCCTCTAAGAACTTTTGTTCTTTTTCATCTAATTCCCATTCAACCTTTTGCTGAGTATCATAAAAATCAAGAATAGGATTCATCCTATCATCAGTTACGAATAAATCGGTAAGTCTTAGCGTCCCTGTATTGAAATAACTCCAAATACGGACTTGAGTCCAGCGACCTGACCGGACTTTGAACACATCAAAGACTCGATTTGGAATCATACCACCTATCAAATTTCCATCTTTTTGAAGTATATCTATTTCGTCTTTCGTAGGTCGAGCGCCAATTATCCCATTATCTGCCTTATTGATTGTTGCTCGACCACCAGCTAAACTCGCTTCATTTCGTATTTCTGAATTGTCATCTGCTTTGGCATTCACTTGAGTTGAAGTAAAAATTGAAACATTCTGCTCAATAGCTAAATCTTTTAGAGCTGTTGCCATCAACGATAAAATTTCATCATTTCTAAGATTATGCCCTCGAAACTCATTCAAAACTCCAGGAGAAATAAAAATATAATCAAAAAAGACATAGCGCCGTTGGGAAAGGATTACTTCCTCTCTAACACTTAGTTTTATTTGCTCAATAGAAGGATTTGGTATTCGCATTAGTTTTAAAGTTTTATAGGTCTTGATTATATGGCGCGCGACTTCAATTCTTTTTCTTTCATCATCAGTAAGAGTATTGAACTTAAACTTAGATTCCTCTACTCCACTTAGATAGGCTAAAATCATTTTTATTATTTGCTCTGGTTTTTGCTCTGTCATAATAAAAAGAACTGGCTCACACGCACCATTTTTGACCCACTTTCCATCTGCCTCACTATAAAAAAATGGAAAAGCCAATTTACACGCATCCGCGACAGAAAGCCTTGTCTTTCCACAGCCACTAGCGAGGCTTCGTATTGTGAGAGCCCCAAGCTCTGCGCCATTTATAATTGATGAAAAAATCTCTCCATTGATTGACAGTCCAATACCTTCTTCGCTACCAAATGCTTCAATCACATTATCAACTTCGTTCTCTAACTCCCAAGTTTGGACAGTTTCATTTTGGATATAGGACTTTTCTACATCTAATAAATTTTTCTTGACTTCTTTTAGTATATCATCTACTGAAAGATTTTTGAAGCGTTGATTTATATCAAAGGCTTTAGGCTGAGTTAGGTTTTCACAATAGATATTACTAGTGTCAAGACCCATTCGCTTGAGGTCTCTTACTAAATTGAACTTTTTTAGTTCATTATAATAATAAGGAAAATTACCTGGCTCACTCATAAATTCAGCATCTTGAAGATACTCAATACCGTTATTTTGAGAGAAAACTAGTTGTCCACTTGGTGTGCTTTCAAGATAACTTGAAATATCAACTGGAGTAATATGAGAAGCACCGCCTCGATACAAGTTATCAATCGCCACAAATAAATAACGAGTAAAAGTCGAGGAAAAATCTGTGGGAGTTATTGTATATTTATCTATCTCACTCAGATATTGAGGGCGCTTCATTAGACTTCCAATAATTTGGAGTTCTGTATTCTTATCAATCATTCAATATCCTCCAAATTCCATCGAGATTTTTTCTTTTGGGGTGTAGCTTTTGGCTTTTTTAGTAGAACTTTTTGCTGGGACTCTCGTTGTTTGATTTGTTCTTCAATTCCAGCCAAAGTTCCTCGTTCATTATTCTCTCTTTGCTTCCAATAAGTAGTAGCTTCTTCGTAGATAAAGGGGACAATTCCTAGTCCTCCATGGCCCTTTGACCAGTCTCCATTCCTAATCTCATAGAAATATTTTAATGTGTAAAAAATACCTTTATAAGTTCCAATTTTATCTTTTTCGACAAATTTTTTCAACTGAGCTTCACAAAGATGATAGTCATAAGAAACTTTTAGGTCGTGCGCGATAAAATCATAAATACGTTTTTTCCAATCTTTATCTTTTAGAATATTTCCTTTCTTTAGATTTTCATAACAAGATTTGTGATAGTACCATCCTTTTGATGGCATTACCCACTCTATATCCGCGCCAGATAGTTGTGCATCAAATCTTTCCTTGCAGGCACGGCAGGTAACTAAATGTTTTGCCATTTATATCCCTCCAATCTTATTATATTATATCATATTTTTCTAAAAATGTCAAAAAAGAGGTAGGATTTCTCCTACCTCTAATTTAATTTTATGAATTACATCGCACGCAAATCCATGACAGCGAGCTGTAAAAGAGAGACTTGATCTTCGGTAACTTCCGATAGTTTTAGCTTTCGTCCAAACACCATTTCTACCTTTTTAGACATAGCACGAACTACTGCTTCCTTATCCTCATCGGTTTGAGCGTTATTTACCTTAGTGGTCCAAATTTCACGAGCTTCAGACATTAGAGCGTTGAAGTCGAGTTTTTCTTCTTCCTTTGCCACTTCAAAAGGCTTATCAGAAACCTTAATTCCATCTTTTTGCTCTGCCATAGTAATTGCATCATCAATAGCTTTTACTAACTCATCATAGCCAAAGGGAATCTTTGGTGCCATATACTTGAATCGACTACCAGCAAAAAGAGTTGGAGTTTCACGAGTATATAGCCAGCGTTTCGCTTCTCCATCGACATACTCGGTTCCAATATAACCAATAACATCAACGAGAGAGTTACAAATTTCAGCCGCGCGCTTGGGAAGGTCAGGGCTAATAATCTCAACTTCACTTCCATCAGCTCGTTTTTCAATTCTTGAAACACTATGGGCTAGCAACACAACGCCATAGCCAAGAAGGGTAATCTTTCGAAGAGTAGATTCAAACTCTTTCTTGCACTGGGCGTAGCCTGCCCCCCACGCAATATCGGAAATCTTTGTCACGCCGTTCTGAGAGCAGACAAAACTTTCAACATAATCCCAGGCGATAGAAGCTGTATCAAAGATAATGGTATCAAAACGTTCTCTTACTTCGGGCTTTTCGAGCTGACGAAGCACCAACTTCACGTCAGCCCATTTTGTGATGTCTTGGGCGACAATTCCACCAATCGCGTTATAACCCTTCTCAAAAGCTAATAACAGACTTTTAGGGAAGGATGCTGCGGCGGTAGTCTTCCCACTTTTCAATTATGTTATCGTAAAGGCTTTTTACCCCTTACTTCTTATACTTCATTTTGTATAAGTTCAGCATATCTTTTTACCTTTACACTAAAGGTAGGTAGTCTCGTGGGGACTTATATCTTCAAATTTCGAGTCAATAATTGTTCATATTTTTCTCTTTTTCTTGAAAGACACCAACAATTATCATAATACAAAATGTCATAAATTTGTCTTGTTGGAACAGAAGAATATTGAAAATAGTATAAAGTATGAACTCTTTGTGTTTGCATAATGCAAGCTCTAGGAATTCCCTTTTCTTCAAAAAAATCTACTATTGTTTCAAGAACTTCTTTGGTCGCTGAACAAATTTGAAATCTGATAGCAGAAGAGCCAGCAGAGGAAATGCTTCCATCTCCATCAAAATAGCCCCTAATAAAATCTCTCCAATATTTCTTATCCAAATTCTTTGGAAAAGAAAAGGTAAAAGTTTTCTGTGGTACGATATTGTATTCTGCCAATTTCTTTTTTATATGTTCAGAAGTAAAAGCCCAAGTTGAAGTTTCAAAACCTTCTTGAGTTAGATAGTCTTTTACTGGTCTTCCACCAACTTCTTTTTGGAATTCTAAAAGAATATCCTTATCAATAGAACTAAGAGAAAGTTTTATTTCATTACTATTTTTCCTAACTGTTCCGTCTGAAGCTAAAAATCCTAAAAGGTAAGCCATTCGTTCATTTTCTATATCAAAATAATTATCATTTACCAAATATTTTCTTTGATTTTGAGGAGACTGTCGAATAGCTTCGCTTGCTGTTCGATATAATCCATATTTTTGCAAGCATCTTCGAACAACATCTTGGCCACCTGAAATAGCCTTACAGCATAAATCTGCTCTTCCTGTCTCTCGATAAGTTTTACAAACTAGGTCTTCCTCTTCTTTAGACAAAATTCTCATATTTTTTAGATTTGGTTTTCCCTTTTCTTTTTTTCGAGAATGGTCTATTCCTTGAGCATCTAATAGCTTTGAAACAGTATAATAAGAAGTATGATACTTTTCAAAAATTTCTACAAGTTTTAAGCCATTTTTATAATCATTTACAATATTTTCTTTAGTTTGAGTATCCACACTGAATCCTCCTCTTTCTTTGAAGTTTATTATCCCTATGCGTTGTGCGTGTTAGGGCTTTTACACTCTAACTTCCGCTCTGATTCCCATCTCAGGGTTCCAGTTTTTTACTACCTTATCTCTAAATATCACTATTTAGAGGCCCAAAACTTTAGGCTTACCATAGAGCATCACGTATTTCCCTTTCAAATTTCGAGATACCACATTAGGTTGTAAGGAAAGTAAATCAATAGCCATAACTATTTACCTCCTTAAAATCCCATGTCATCTCCTGCTAAACGGGAAGTGGTTGGCGCAGGAGTCTTCATCTCACCCTTTACTTTATTCATATCTTTAACCTTTTGGGCCTCCAGACGAGCCTTACGGGCCTTCATTGCTTGTGCAAGGTCCTCAACATCAAAGGCCTGCTCACCCTCTAGAGCACTCTGGGAACCACCAGTAATTAGTAGCTCACTAATACTACGGGTACGAGTCTTTTCAATGGCTTCACCAAAATCTACATCCTCAATATAAGTCTCAGTAGTAGAAGTGAAATTTAGACGGCCATTAGCCTTAAATGTGTAATCAGGCTCCCAATACTGGGTAATAGCATTGATAACATTAGGATTAGAAGCATATAGCTTCACTACATCAACCTGACCATTCCAATTAGGAACAATAGCAGTAATCTCTAGCTTCTTTGGCTCAACTTCAATACCGTCCTTATCAACAACATAATTGATATTAGAAACAGCAAAAGTCAAAGAGAAACTGGCCTCGGGCTTAAAATCACCAGTAGCCTTACCAACAAAAGAAGCAGTAATACGAGGAGAGCTTACAAAACGACCATCCTTGGAGAAGAACTCGTTCATCTTGATTTTTGCGCCAGTAATACGAATCTTATCAGCACCTTCACGCCCGCCGGCAGAAGCAATAGACATAAACTCTTCCTTGACACGCTGAATGCTTTCATAGGAGGGATTCAGACCTCCATCCTTCTTATACTTTTGACTAAAAAGATGGACAGGGATTTCAAGATGTAGAGGAACAGCATTTACGACTTGCTCAACAAGTACCTTAATAGTTCCTCCAATTGTCTCGATTGTCTCGCCATTCTTGACAAAAGAACCATACTTCAAATCAGTTTCACTTAATAGACCTTCAATACGAACACGGTTTTCGGCTTCATGTAGCATAAATTTTTTCTCCTTTTTACATTTATAATAATTACTTTGGTTCTTTCATAAAAAGGTAGGAGGAAATTCCTCCTACCAAATTACTAAAATAAATTACTCAGCGTCATCGCTGGGGACAAAGGTAGCACCAGCATCAGTTAGATTTACATAAACTACGGGCTTCTCAGCACCCTCAACCTCAACCTTCTCACGCTCAACTAGACCCTTCTTCTGTAGACTAGTTACGTTAGCACCAGTAGAACGAGCGTTACGGCCGATAGCATTACAAATCTCATCAACAGAGACGTGACCACCTGCATTCTTTACATAGTTAAATACTTCTGAATCCTTTTGGGTTAGCTTCATAATTTTTTTCTCCTTTTACATATAAATTATTTTTATTATTAGATGAGTAAAGGTTTCATGCCTCTCTCAACTTTCTATAAATATTATAGCTAAAATTTACAAAACTTTCAAACTTTCAAACTTAGAAATTTTGGATTTTTATTACCTTTGAGTTTTCCCCTAATTTTAGAGTCTTGACTCCTTGCGTGCCACGACCTAGTACAGGAATTTCCTCAACTTTCACTCGAATTTGGGTAGTAGAAGATACGACTAAAATATCACTAAGGTCAATAAGCGGTAGAAAGTCGCAAAGATTATCGGCTCTTTGAATCTTCACTCCTTTAGTTGCTCGTCCGGTAATTTTGAACTCGTTTATATCAGTCCGCTTTGAATATCCATCTTCACTCACAGAAAGAATTTCTCTTGTTTCTTTGGGAATAACTCGTCCAGAAACAACCTTATCTCCCTCATTTAGCTTGATGCCTACGACCCCTCTGGCCACTCTGCCAATAGGTCTAATATCTTTAGTTTCGATAATAATAAAGTTTCCTTCCTCAGTGAGAATACCGACTCTCTCATCTTTCAAAATAAGAATAGAAGCAATTAAATCACCATCATCCAACTTTAGAGCTTGAACACCAGTGTTCCTTCGTAAATTATACTCAGAAAGCGCGGACTTCTTTAAAATTCCATTCTTTGTAAGGAAGAGAATATTTGAGGACTCTGTATCTTTAGAAAGAATCGTAGCTGATTTTATTTCATCATCTCCATTGATAGGTAGGAGCGAATTTAAGTATTGCCTCTCTCCAATATTGAATTCTCCCATCTTCAAATGATAAAAGGTCCCGCGCTGTGTAAAAAAGAGAACTTCATCTGTATTGTTTCCAATTAGAGTATCAACTACAAACTCTCCTTTATCAAGCTTGAACTTTGAACCCACACCATTTCTTCGTTGAGAATAAAGTGTAGAAGTTTCGCTAACAAATACAGCTCCCTCATTTGTGAAAGAAAGAGACAGTTGCTTTTGCTCGATTGTTTCTTCATCATTTGAAATATTCAAAATTTTGGTACGACGTGCATCTCCAAATTTTTCAGCAACCTCGCGTAATCCTTTTTCAATTTCTTTCTTCAAAAGATTTTCATCATTAAGAATGGCTTCAATTCGTGCCGCTTCGTTTTCAAGTTCGGTTTTTTCGTTACAAAGCTTGTTAATATCAAGCTTACTCAACTTAGAAAGCTTCAGGTCAAGAATTGCCTTGGCCTGTACTTCATCAATAGATAATAGTGCGCGCAGCGCCTCATTCGCGGCAGCGGACGAAGCAGAAGTTTTAATTGTCTGAACTACTTCATCAATTACGTCATACGCTTTGAGCAACCCCTTGATAATGTGGATACGCGCTTTAATCTTCTTAAGGTCAAACTCAAAGCTACGTCTATAAACCAATTCTTCGTGATTAAGATGGGTAAGAAGCAAATCTTTCCAACCAAATACCTTAGGATATCTACCGTTCTCAAGCATCGTCATATTAATACTATAATGGTACTGGAGTGAAGTATTTTTATAAAGATATTTCAATACTTTGTCGGGATTTGCATTTTTTGCTAAATAAATCTTAATAAGAGGGGTCGCGCCAGTGAGGTCATTGAAACGATCAACACCAGGGTTATCTTCTGCTTCAAGAATTGCCTCAAGTTCACCACAAATAGTATTAGTATAAACACTATAAGGAATTTCCTTAACAATGAAACAACGCTCTTTATTATCATATTCAATTACAGAACGAAGCTTACAGGCAAAGCCACTACCCTTTTTAAGACTTTCTTTTACGGTGTTTTCGTTTAAGAGATACGCACCAGTTGCGAAGTCAGGCGCGCAAAAAATCTCTTCAAAGTTGACCTCTGGATTCCAAAGAAGTTTTATAAGTGCTTCATTAACTTCGCGCAGATTAAATTGGGGAATTGAACTTGCCAGACCCACCCCTATGCCTTGGCTACCGTTTACGATATTAAAGAAACCTTTGGTTGGAAGAACTGCCGGATATTGTTCGGTATCATCATAGTTATCACGCCATTCTTTAATGGTATCCTTATCAATATCAGCAAAAAGATAATTCGCCAATTCAGAAAGTCGTGCGCTTGTATAGCGAGGTGCTGCCCAATTTCCAGACTCCATCAAGTTACCAAAAGAACCTTCAACTTCAATAAGTGGGTACCTCATAGCAAAAGGTTGACCAGCACGCATAATTACACCTTCACAAGAACTATCGCCATGAATATACATACGCATCGCACTACCAATACCTTTTAGAGTCTTCTTAAAAGGCTTGCTATGAGTAAACTTATCCGTATAAAGACAATAAAAAATCTGCCGCGCAGAAGGCTTCAGACAATCGCGTACATCAACAAGCGCACGACTCTGTAAAACTGCCCCAGCATATTGCTGAAAAGATTCTTCAATAATAGGAGTTAAGTTCATTTGATTTTTCTCCTTTTTTCATTTTATATAAATATTATATCAAAAAAAGAAGAGAAAATCAAATTTCCTCTTCTCATACTTATTTTAAATTTTTAACTCTTCAAAAATTAAGTCTTGAGGTAAGAAATCCCTGCATAAATAAAAACTACCAAAGCTGACGCCTTTTTGAATTTCTTTGGTTTTTTGATCTTTAAAGTAATTGATGCGCTTATCAAAGATTAGTGCCTGGCAATCTTTCATATAAGGAAAACGTTTTTGTCCTTGAAGTGTCGGAATGGGTAGAAGCATAGCATAAGGATGATTGAGTTCAAAAAGTCTTTTTAAGATCTCGTCTTTTATGCTGAAGGGTGGATTTGAAATTATATAGTCGTATACTTCTTCTGGCTCCCAATAAAAAAAGTTTTTACCTTCATCAATATGAGAGTGAATAACTTTATGTCCTTCTTGTTTAATTAGTTTAACAAATTCACTTTCTTCGGTATCAAAAGGACACCAGATTGTATAGCTAGGCTTATTTCCTCTATCTATATATTTTAAAATTGGCTGAACTGCATAAGCTGGAGTATAAACTTCATCTGAAGCCTTATCAGTTTTCGCGGTTAAATATCCTTTATTTAGTGCCATTGAGCTCCTCCTCAAAAATATAATCACAGCCATTTATACTCTTTATGTATTCAAGCATATCTGTATATTCTGGTTTTTTAAACCAGTCATTGAAAATGTAGGTATAATAAACTTCTTTCGCACCAATTGCAGCACCAATTTTTCTAAATTCATGGATTTTGAATCCACAAGTCTGGGGTTTTTCATCGGCACTTCTTGCGGTTTGTTGATATTTTTTTTCATAAATATACAGAATTTTTTCTTCTTCATTATAATAAGCTTCATCGGGAAGTAACTTTTTGGAAATAATATCTTTATATTCGATATTTTTTTCTTTTAGATATTTGTAAAGATTATGTTTAGTCAAATTAATACCTTTCTTGTTTACTTTTATTTTTTCTTCAAAAATTAGACCAGTGCTAGTATCCCTTGAGGCATGAGTCATTTTTACTTTCCCCTTTCAATTTATGTAAATATTATATCAAAAAAAGAGAGGAAAATCAAATTTCCTCTCTTCTTGTTTATTCCCTCACCATTGAAAAATCCACATTCTTAAAAATAAACTCCGTTCTCGGTTCAACATCTTTTCCCATTAAATCTTCAAGCAGATAAATTGCCTCTTTGGTAGGTTCAAGCACATCCATTCGCTGATTTTCACCAAACATAGAGTTACGCGCTTGTGTCTCTGAAAGGGCACCTAATCCTTTAGCACGAGTTACTTCTCCTTTAACTTTTCCTCTCACCTTATTAAAATCTTCATCAGTAAAATAATAACTTTCATTTTTACCACTCTTTACAATATAAAGTGGAGCACGGAGCCAACAGAGTCTTCCCTCTTCAAGAAACTGTGGTGCAAGATAACGCAAAGCTGCCATAATTAACAAACCTATATGATAGCCGTCGCTATCGGAATCGACACAGATGGCAATTCGACCATATCTAAGCTTTTTCGCATCATATTTGCCAGGCGTAATATTCATAGCACTCAAAAGCAACTTAATTTCCTCATTCTGGAAAATCTTTTCATCAGGATGCGCCAGACAGTTAAGTATCTTACCACGAATGGCAAGAATACCATACTTAGTAATATCTCGCGCAATTGCCATAGAGGCCGCGGCAGAGTTGCCCTCTACAATAAGCAGAGTAGACTTCTCACCGAGAAACTCCGCATCCTTCAACTTATCACTCGCAAAAACTTTTTTACGTTGATTCTTTTCGACCTCTTTACCTGCTTCAAGAACTTGACGGCGAGCTTTTTCAGCCATCATCTCTGCTTTTTTTTCTTTGACTAATAAATCAACAACTTTATCAAATTCATCTTTATGTTTTTTTACAAAATCTTTTATGGCATCAGTAAAAACTGTCTGGGTATATCCTCTCAGTTCTGGATTTTGGATACGAGATTTAGTCTGATTTTGATAAATAGGATGAGGGTGGCGCACATTGACAATATAAACGAGCCCCTTTCTTATCATGTCAGCAGTAAAATCTCCCTTGGATAAGGAATTAATAGTTCTTGTAAAAGCAGTTTTTGCGCCGGTACTTGGCGTTCCACCGTCTATATTTAGCGCACCATTAGAAAAAATATATTCTGTTTCTCTCCCGCTTGTCCATTGAGCGAACACTTCAACCTCGACTTCATCATCAAATTCTTTATATCCATAAATAAAAGATTTATGTAGAGGCTTTTCAATATTGTCTTTAGCAAAATCTTTTAGTCCTTGTGAAGAGTAGAATGTATCGCTTTTCCCTTTATAAGTAAAAATAAACAAAACTTTTGGAATAAAGTAAGATGTAAGTCGAAGTTCTTCTCGAATTCGTTCGGGTTCAAAGGTATTTTCATCTTTTTCAATATTTAATACCTCCTTATTTGGAGTAAATCTAAAAGTAGAACCAGTAGTGCTAACTTCCCTGACCTTTTCACTTTTATTAGAACATGGGATACCATCTTGAAACTTTAGATGATATTCACTACCCTCTCTTCGACTCCAAACCTCGAATTCGCTGGAACAGACGCAGACTGCTGATGTTCCAATACCATGACACCCTCGAACCTTTTTATAATTAGAAGTATCAAATTTGCCAGAACTGTGAGCAGAACAAAAAAGTTCAATCAAAACTTCTTCACAATCCTTATTTGGCCCGCGAGGGACTCCAGCCCCATTATCTACGCAGGTTAGTGTGTTGCAGTCATCAGATAAAATTATTTCGATTCTATCTCCGCGTCCCATCATAGCTTCGTCACAAGCATTATTTAGTACTTCAAGAAAACAATTAAAGGAGGCATCCTGTGCAGTTGCTCCTAAATACATTCCAGGAGTGGCTCGACAAGCTGTACGAAAATCTCTTATTTGAATTGAATTAGCATCATAACTCATTTTATTCTACTCCATTATATAATTCTAAATCTTCCCATTTTATACTATAATTTTTTTTATAATAAAGATGCAACAGGGGAATTTTATTCTCTTTACAATATTCCACTTTCATTTTATCATGTTCAATCAAAGTTTGACTATAAAAGCCATTGGAAGATTGAGTATGTTGTTCACCCTGAAATTCAATTAGTTTTATTAGTTTTCCTTTTGTATCAAAAATAGCAAAATCAAAGCGAAGCGGTAGTTTATCTTTCAAATCACTAAAAGAGAACTCTCTTTTATAATTAATGTTATGTTCTTTCAAAAGAAGTTCTATTTGGGTTTCACCTTTAGAACGAATACATCCACAAGAGGTAGTATCTCCATAAGCCAAATATTGATGTTGAACATCACAAAAATTACCGCAATCACACAAACATCTATAAATTCGACTTCTTCTTCCACTTGTATGTAAAAAGAAGCCATTTTCAGATAGTACTTTAAGTTTACCAAACCTTTTTCCTACCAAAGAACCACTTCTTTTCATATTTGACTCAATGGCTCTTTCTTTTTGATAGCAACCACAAGATTTGGTATCTCCATTTCTCAATTTTTTCCCTAAAACAATAACTTCTTTTCCGCACCGGCAAATACATTTCCATCGGGCTTTTCTATCTTTAGAATTTTCAGCTCGTTCAATGACTTTTAAATATCCATACTGTTTTCCGGTTTCATCTTTTACCACTTTCTCCAACTCCTTTCTACATTTATAATAATATTATACAACAAAATAGAGGAGAAATCAAATTCTCCTCTACTTAAAATTTTTCAAAATGAAGAAGCCTAATGTCTTTCCTTTTTTATTATTCTTCCTCTACCCAAGAGAGCCAGCGCATTACCAGGTCTTTATCACTAATATTCCAAAGCCCATAAGGACAGTCCTCGTTCATTTCACAAAAACTTACTGGGCTTCCATCATAACCCTCTACGTCTGGACAATTATTACAAAAAGTATCCACCATCCACTGGTCATAAACTGTACCTTCAAGCGCCATTTGTTCAGATAGAAATTCTGCCATTTCCTCCATTGAGAGATTTTTGAGTTTTTCAAAATTTGTGAGTCCCATTTCTTAGCTCTCCTTTCACTTTTATTATATTATAAAAGAAAAGTAAGAGAAAATCAAATTTTCTCTTACCCTCCAGCTTTTATATTCAGTTGCTTTTTCGTCCCATACAAATCAATATAGAATTTTTCTCTCTCGCTCTGTTTATCTTTCGGAACCTCTTCTAAAATTTCAAAATTATAATTCCAAATTCCATTTCGCGCCATATGAGTATGAAGTGTTGAGCTGGCAACTTTTTCCATACCCAGCGCGGTCTGGATATGAGCTTGCCATCTATCCTTGAAATTGACGGTCCGGCCTATATAAGCCTCCCCAGTCGGGATATAAGTAATCTTATAAATTCCTCCAACCTTTTGCCCAACAACCCTCTTTATCATTTCATTTACAGGGCGCCGAGCGATGCTTTCCCATATAACCTTAGGAAGAACTTCTTTATGACATAGGCGGTCTTTCATACTATCCAGAAGTTTTATATCTTCTATATCGTTTTGTGTAAGTTGGATTTTGTAGAAGTCTTCTTTCTCGCTTAGTTCCCGCTCTCGCCGTATCGCTTCATTTACGGCATCGCGCCGACTACGAAAATCCTCTAATTCTTTTCTAAGATAGGATAATTCATCACTATAACTTTTTTGTTTAGTTCTGAACTCTTGTTGAGCATCTTCTTCTAATTTTTTGTATTTTTCCTCTAAAGTTTTTCTATATACCTTATCAGTATTGGTTTTTAGCTTTTGAATTTTTCTCTGTTGTTTTAGTAAAAGAAAAATAGCTCCTAAAATCAATAAAACTAAAACTGCTATCATATTCTTACTCCCAATTGGTAATTTTTGTACGCTTCTTTCTTTGTGGTGTCATCCATAAAACACCATCTCGCGCACGAGTAATCCCAACATAGGATACTCTACACTCTTCGGGACTCCAAAGATTCAACCCAACACAAGCTACATAATCCCACTCTAAGCCTTTCGCACTATGTACGGTCAAAACTTTTACAGTATTTTCTTCCATTTTTTTATCCAGCTCTTCTTTTTTGAGGTCTCCCTGCTTGAAGCTATCACAAGGAATTCCATTATCAACCAAATAATCTTTGATAGTATCGACTTGGGCATTAGTCCGTGCTAATACTGCCCATTTATAATATTTTTTACTAATATTTATCATATCTAGGATTAGCTGTTCACTATAAGGCTTCATTGCTACTGTTCCTTTGACCTGACGTATAGCAATACTATCATCACTCATACCACATTTTTGAAGAGTAGATTTTGCAAAACGAAGAACATCAGGACAACAACGATAATTTTCATTCATAGAATAAACTTTTGCATTAATCTTTTGCTGATATTTCTTCAAAAGGTCGGGTCGGGCATTTGCGAAGCCATATATCGACTGTCGTAAATCAAAGACAATAAAATATTCTTTCGCGTGAAGCATTTCAAAAATAAATTTTAGTTGAATTTCATTACTATCTTGCGCTTCATCACATAAACATATATCAATATTTGGCGTACATTCTGGATGCTTTTGCATTAGATGAAAAAGCCCATCGAATTTTTCATCGTTCATATACTTTATAGCTTCTTTTACACCATTTCTTAGCAGAAGATGGGCGCAGTAAGAGTGAATAGTTCCAATAAATAAATTATCATTATTATCTACTTGAAGGCGTTTTTTCATTTCTCCAGAAGCCATATTTGTAAAGGTAAAAGCTACCACACTTTTTCCTTTTTGAATACTTTGACGGACTTTTTCGGTTAGAACTTTTGTTTTTCCCGAACCGGCACTACTACTCACAAAGATAATTGGCTCTGTTGCTTCTAATATCGTATTCTGTATATTACTTAGTTCCAATTCCTTTCACCTCTTTTTTATATTATAACATTTATTTTAATAGGTGTCAATTTTTTGGAGATTCTATAAATGATTTTGACTTATAAGTAGAAACTTATAGGAGGTAAAAGGAAATGGAGATGCTAACTTTGATTGTTGCACTATCTGCCGTACTTTGGTATGTAATCGACCGCGCGCATCCTCTATGGGAAAGTCTTTCTTATGGAAAGTGGATTACTCTTGTGGTTGCCGGTATTGGCTCTTTCTGTCTAGTATTTTCTTTCGGTCTAGACCTAATTTTTGCTTGTGGTCTAGTAGATAGTGTAAGTATGGCTGGTCAAATCCTAACTGGTTTTGTATTAATGTCTGGTTCTAGCGCCATTAGCGAGGTTATTGCTCGCATCAAGGGCGAAGATAAGTAAAATAGAAAGAATAAAAAGGAGAGGGCTTTTGCTCTCTCCTCTTTTTTTATTGATATAATTCTTCTTCTGTAGAAACAACCAACCAAGTCCGAATTATTTTCATAATTCCATCTATAAAAGAATTGCCACCCTGAGAGTGATAATCTTGATAAACGGCGCAAACAAATTCTTTATCATATTGTAATATTTTCTCATAAGGTAAATATTTGTAGTAAATTCTTACAATATCTTTCCTAAGCATATCATTAGAAGATTTGATAAGCATCTCTAACTTTTCATCTTGTAGACGATTTTTCTCTTCAAATGTTGCTATAATAGGAGTCAAAATTTGCTCAGCAACTTTTTCGGTTGTTTTTTGGACAATCTCTTCCTGCCTTTTCTTTTCAGCTTCGATCTTCTTTTTCTTTATCTTTTGAAACCATTCAAAGTTTCCGCATACTTTTTCTAAAACCTGCCAAAAAAGAAAAATTAGAATAAGAATGCCTCCAAGGCTATTCGCAACTTCCTGGATAGTCAAAAGAAATCCCTCCTTTCTACTTCAAATTATAAGTAGAAACGAGGGACCTTTTATCTATTTTTTTAGATATTCTCGATAAGCATTATCATTATGATAACGAGTTCGCGCTAAATAAGCATCATTTAGTAAGTCCTTTACTGAGGAAATTTTATCCATATCCCACCAAGGAATACAATAAAGAGGAATTTTATGAGAAAGACAGTAACTTATTTTTTCTCTATCTCGCTCTTGGGCTTTTAGGAAATCAGAGCGACTTTTATAAAAAATTTTTGTAAATTCCGTATGCTGACGTCCTTGAACTTCTAAAAGAATATTCTTTTCAGGGAGAAAGAAGTCAAATCTATAATATCCGTGATGAAGGTCACTAAAAGTCTTCTCTTTTATAAATTTGACTTTTTCCTTATTGAGAATTTCAATTACTTTTTTCTCATAAGATGAAACTTTATACATTTTCAAAAATTCGATACCAGTCGCATTCACTTGCCATCTTATCGTCTCTTAGGCGAACAGGGCGCGGGTGTCTTAAACCATAACTATCAGCCATAACTTCCATTGCGGTAATTTCAATGACTTTTCCAAGATAGGACTTCCAATTCAACAAAATCTCCTCTTCAAGTCCACTAAGATTTCCAACTTGGACTAATTTTCCATCTTTATAGGCTCCAATTTTTAGTGAGCCAGCACCACCCAAAAAATACATTTTTGTAATTGGTTCGATAGGGTCTCCATCACTGTAGTTCTTATAGAGCGCGCCTTCGACTTTTTCACCAGTAGATAAATTTTCCCAGTACTTCCAGCTCATAAGCTCTTTTCCATTGTAGATACGGGTTGGTGCATTAGCTCCCATAATTACTACATCCAGAGTCTCTTGAAGTTCTTTCTTTACTTTGATTGTCATATGCGCGGGAGTCCGCTTGAAATAAATTGGGCAGTCCTTCCTGGTAATTACTACCCCTTCTCGACCAGAGGCCAGGTAGTCTTGAAGATGACTCCATAGCTCCTTCCCATTATAATACTTAGCCCACTCCACATAGGGAGAAGTAAATTGAGTAGAGATTTTCTCTAAAAGCTGAAAACGCTCAATTGCTTTTGTATCTACTAAATTTACCCCATCATAGGCACAAATATCAAAAATATAAAAATGAAGTTTTTGACCGTTCTCTTGACGAGCAATGCACTTATCTTTGAGACATCCCAAAAGAGAAGTAATATTTTTTGAGCCCTCATGTCCAGGAAGATAACACTCACTTAGGAGAACTGTTCCATTTGGTAATTGCGTCATAAAATCTTGAAGCTGAGGAACCCATTCAATCTTATTTACGGCTTCGCCTTTTACATTTTTATTGCGAGCTACCATAAAACAATTTCCATCTTCACCCTTTATGAGACGCTGATAGTAGCCATCAACTTTTAGAGCGCCATAATAATCTCCACTATAAATAGCATTTACTACTTCAGACTTTCGCTTTTCTTCAGAGTAAGACGCGGGAATGCTCCAGTATTTTTGCGCCTCGGCATTAACCCAATCAATATCACCAATAAATCCTTTCACAGTTTTTCTCCTTTCAGAAATTGTTCTACAAAAATATTCGCGGAAATTTTAAGATGTTCTAAACTATAATTATTTTTAACTCTAATATCATAATGATAATTATGAATTTCGCTATCAGCATGATTTGATTGAGGCAAATTATCAACCTCTTTTCTTTCTACTATCAGAGTCCACGCTCCCATTCCATCTACAAATTTTTGGATTTCTTTTGGTTCTCGACACATTATAAAGTAAAGACATTTTTCTTCATCGTATCCAAACTGCTTCCAAATTTTCTTACATTCCTCATAAGAACTAATAATAACTTTATAAGGAACATCGTTCCATTGGGTCAAAATATCTTTTAGGTCTGATAAGAATTTTCTATCTTTAGGAGTTTTTTGACCCTTCCAACCACAAAACTTGGCAACTTCTTTTACAAAATCAACTGTGGAAATAATTCTGCAACTATAAGGGCCAACTCTTTCTTCCATTATTTTTTGAACCATTTCACAGAATGTATCTTTTCCCGCTCTTGGCGCGCCATTTACAACTACTATCATTATATATAATTATACTCCTTACATATAGTCTATATAGGGCTTCTACCTATTTCTTACTCTATATCTTTTTTGTTTCTTTTTATATAAAAAGAAAATTTTCCTGCTTACAGGTTTATTTATATCACAAATCCAGATAGAAAGCAAATTTTAGATTTGTTTTCGGGCTTCTACGGCTAACTTATCAACTTCATTGTTCCAATCTTTTGCCCCTGTATGTCCTTTTACTTTTTCAAAAATAAAATTAGTATTTTCAAAGAATGGAATAAGTTGAAGCCATAATGTCTTATTAGCAACTGGTTCTTTTTTAGAATTTTTCCATCCATTCTTTTGCCAATTTTTATACCACTTTTGAGTATAACAATTATGACAGTAAGCACTATCGGTTCGAATTGTAATTTTTTCAAGTGGATAGACTTCTTTTGCCCATGTACATCCTTCAATAATGGCTATCAATTCACAGATATTATTTGTAGCTTCAGGAATCGGCATTTTCCATTCATAAATTTTTTCTTCGTTCTCCACCGCAATAAAACTTGAACCACCAGGGCCAGGATTCCCACTACAGGCGCCGTCAGTATAAATATAAATCATTTATAATACTCCTCCCAAATTTCATCTGGTGTAGCTTCAATTTCTGTAAAGGTAAAATCCAAAAACTTCTCAATGTCGATTCCCTCGGAAAAAGACCTCGCGCGCTTAGTACGCCGAATATCTTTGGGAGAAAATAGATGTTTCCAAAAACCCATTCCCAAAATAATCTTCTCACTATTATTGATGTTGCTTACAAGGCGCGCGACTTCAAAAATATACATATGAGTATGATTAGTGGGGTCAAAATTTTTGAGTTCGATTTTGTTGTCGTGCCGTTTTGCGTAGGACATTAGGTTTGTAGCTGTTCTACTCACAGCTAAATCATACATTTGAAAATCTACCATAATATTTCTCCTTTTACTTTTTATATTATAATTATATAATAAAATAGCCAAAAATTCAAATTTATTATATGTTAATTTGACTTTTGAGAAAATTTGTGCTATTTGCGAGCGGGCGCGCATTTTATATAAAGGTATAAGAAAAATTTGATTTTTTAGATTTTTTGAGGTATAATTTTTATAGAAATGAAAGGAGTTGAAATATATGCGAGTTTCACCAGAAGACATTATTAAATTTAATGATTTATATTTGGAATTAAAGACTTATGCTGGAGTGGCAAGAGAAACAGGATTTTCCGCTTCAACGGTAAAGAAATATATTATAAAGGATTATACCCCTGTTGAAAAGGTAGAGACACAGAAATTTAGCGGGGACCTTCCTGAGTTTGTGCCTGAGACTTTTCGCAAGCAGGATTGGACTTCTTTCTTGGATATGACCGAGGCAGAGTATGATGAAATAAAAGAACTATGGAAGGAGATGTCTCTATGAAGAAATATTTTTACTTAGAGGAAAGTCCTTATATGAAGACCTATCAGGCTATCTATCTCAATCATGGGAATTTTCCTTTTGAGGGAAAGGTTTATGGTTCTTTCAATCTGATGCCTGCGCGCCTTTTGGGCTTGACTTATGCTCAGTATCTTCGTTTTTGTAGAGATGTACTCGGCGCGACTTTGGTGGGGAAAAATAGTAAGTATCCGGTAGCTTATTTTCGCCTTACTCCGGAAGTTCAGCAGTTTGTAAAGCTTTTGAATAAGCGTGCGGAAATGGCTGTTTTTGAGCATGACCATCCTTATGATTTGGAAGTGAAACTGGATGGGACAATTGTGAAAAAAGGAGAAGATGAATGATTTTTTCTATTGATAAGTTATCAGGAGTCAATGATTATAGAGGTTATAAGAAGCTTATAGAAAGAACAAATTTTCCAAAAGAGCCAATGGAACTCATAGATGCTATGGGGTGGGTTCAGAGCCACTCTTCAAATGAAGAAAAAGTATTGTTTTCAGAATTATTTAGCGACTGGCGCACTTATGTAGGGATGATACCTCTTGAAGTAGAGAAATTTGAAGAAGTTTTTGAAATTACAGATAGTCATATAATTTTGAGTAGTTTTTGTATAGATTCTAGTTCAAGAGTTCGAGATAGTGAGAACGTATCTAATTCAAAATATATAGCTTTTAGTAAAGATATTAAAAACAGTGAGAGAGTCTATGCCTCATCAAATGTAGAGAATAGTCAGTATATTAGCGTTTCTTTTAATGTCCTGGGGAGTGCCGAAATTAAAGATTCCTCAAAGATACAGCAGAGTCAAAATGTTTTCAATAGTGGTGAAGTTTTAGATTGTTATGGAGTTTATTCTTGTAAAGAGGTAGAAGGTAGTTTAGGGATTTTTAATGTTTCTACTGGTAAGGGAATTTATTTTTCTACTAATTTAGAAAATTGTTCTTATTGTCTTTTTTGTAGCGGGCTAAAAAATAAGAAGTTTTGTCTTTTTAATCAAGAAATTGGTTCAAAGGATTGGTTTATAATAAAGGAACTACTATTGAATAAATGGACAGAAGAAGACAAAAATCTTTACAAAGTTATTTCTTTTAAAGATGATGACAAGAAATGGTATGGTTTTAAGACTTTTAATTATAGTGCTATTCTTTCTTATGTAGCTCAGAGAGATTTCTTTCAAAGTCTTTCTTCAAAATTTTTGAAATATATTCGTTCTATGCCTTATTATAATGATTGGCTTCTTTATCAGATTACCATGAATCCAAAAATTTTAGAAGAATAATAATTTGAAATTTTTTCTAAAATAAAGTATTATATATTTGTAAAGTTTGAGAGGAGAACTTACTTAGAAATACCGAAAAGCGAAAGTTCTCTTTGGAAGCTTTTGGGAGAGGCGGATGCGTCCAAGTCTTCCTTATCCCCAACTAGCTCAGTTGGTTAGAGCACCCAACTTTATCGCATAGTTTAAAAGTAAAATAGCTGTTCTAGTCAGAAGATGTAAGGGCAGGACTTACTGCGATAGCCAATAATTGGGAGGTCCTGTGTTCGACTCACAGGTTGGGGACCATTTTATGCTGATGTAGCTCAGAGGCAGAGCAGCGCACTTGGGTAGTTTCGTCTAAGAAAGACACCTAATAAGGAAATGTGAGTTCAAATCTTACAATTACCACAATAATGCGCAGGTCGAGATTTCGAAATTCTCCATCAGCTCCATTATTTGCAGAGTAAACTCAGAAGGTCTGAGGCTCGCCTGCTAAGCGATGCGTACTGAAAGGTATCAGCTTCGAATGCTGTGCTCTGCGCCATTTATTTTATAAAGAGGAGGAACGTTTATGGATATTGACGATTTGATTTTCGAGTCCGAATATGATTGGAAGAAACATAGTACAAAGTAAAAATTGGATAATACATAAAAGTATTGTCCCCTTTTATATAGGGAGTTAGTGGACAAGTGGACACAATCGGCTTTGACCCGATAGAAAAAGGAGCGTTACCTTTACTCCCTGCCACTAAAAAAATTTGAAATTTCTATAAAAATAATATATACTTTTTATAGAAAGTAAGAAAGGAGATATAAAATGTCTCAATATCTAAATATTTTTTTGAAGTCAGATGGGAAGTTTATTCCTATCAAAGATTATTCTCGTTCTACCTATCTTTATGATGAATTTCATGCTCCTTATGAAAAGATTTGTGAGTATAGGGCCGAGAATCTTCGAGAAATTGGCGCGCGACTTGAAAGCCGAGCCAATGACATTGAGAAGTATATCCAGAAACTGGAGAGTCTAATTGCTCTTATTCCTAATTTCCAGGGGCAGGAAATGGAGGAAAAGATTTCTGCTATTTTGGATTATAAGTCTCAAATTGAGGAGGAGAAAGAAGAGTTGAAGACCCTTCGTTCACAGACTTCTGTTTGTTATTTTCTGGCAAGCGTTGCAGAAGATTATGTTCCTGTTTATGCGGGAGTTGAAATTGCTGACCCGACAGACCAAGATATAATTTGAAAAAGTTAGAAAAATTATATATAATATATAGAAAATGAGAGAAATCTTACTTTTAAATAAAATAATAGTTGGAGGAAATAAAATGGCTTTAACTGAAAAGGGTCTAAATGCGTTGGGTCATGTAAAAACCTATTTTCCGATCTGAGATTTAGATTGAAGATGTTGTTAAGGCTTATGGTGGTAAATAGAAAGTTGAGAGGAGAACAAAAAAATGATTCAGAGAGATAAGCTTCATTACGAAAATCGTCTGGCTCGTCTTATGACCAATCCTGTAGAAAATGCTAATCTTATCCGTAAGGTTCGGCGCCATCTGCGAAAACAGAAGTAAATAAATATGCCGGCGTACTCAAGTGGCTGAAGAGATTTGTCTTGAAAACAAAGAGGGGTGTAAAAGCTCGCGAGCGTTCGAATCGTTCCGCCGGCGCGGTATCATAGAGAAGCCTTCCCGTGGCGATACTGTTTTGACTAATTCTCTAATTTCATATGGGTCAGTAGCAAATCGGCAACTGCGGGGGTCTGTAAAACCCTTTCCTTCGGGAGTAGGTGGGTCGGCACCACCCTGGCCCACCAAATGGTAGTAAGTAGTGCAAATAGAAAAGATAAGAACGAAATAGTACCTTGTATGGTGGATAAACCTATTAATCACTTATTGAAGCTATTGGAGTCATGCACGGCTCCGCTTGCTATCATTACCACAGCCGCCTGATGTGTGCCAGCGGTATAAAAGTATGGTAAACATCCTTCAAGGGTAGGGGATATGAAAGGTGAATCCAGCCACTTGGAGTGAGTCCTATAGCCCATGGTACTAATGGACTATGCGTGAATGGATAAGGGATTACATCCAAACTCCTAAAAAGTACCTGAAACGCTAGGCAATTGTGAAATTCAAGTGTGTCCACCATTGGGCGCACCGTAATAGCCGGTATAATATAGTATAGGCCAGTAGCTCAGTTGGCGAGAGCAGTAGCCTTGGGGGTGTATTCAGAAAAGCTTTTGCAAGTAGGGGCAGCACCTGCCATTCCCACCATTAAGCTATTGGTCGTGGGTTCGAGTCCCATCTGGCCTACCATTCAACAACAAAAGAAAACTTGAAAGTTTTCTAAAAATAATATATAATATATACATAAAGTTGAGAAAGGAGTAAGAAATGAATTCTAATACTAATTCACCTAAAAAAATGACTCCTTCCCAGCTTGAAGGGTGGCTTGCAATTCGTAAGAAATGCGCACCTCAGAAATCCAAGAAAACCTATACTCGTAAAGAAAAGCACAAACAAAAATTTGAAAATTCCCAAAATATTTAGTATAATATATATAGAAAGTCGGGAGAGGAACTTCAAACTTTATTCCTTTCTTTTGAAGATTCCTCTCCCACCAGGCTCGTAATGCGACTTATGACTGTTATTAGGTGTAGTTTAAGGGTAGAACAACCCAAGCGTCGTGTTGGGTATAAATGTTGGTTCGATTCCAGCCTCCGGATAAAAGTCATAAACGGTCCCAAGTCCGTGAAAACGCAGAGGGCGAAACTAATAGCGAGGATATATTAGCGCTGATATAACCTCCAAATTTTTTCTCAAGGGTGTAACTTGAACTGGTAAGGAAACCAGTATAGAACACGCCAGATATGGGTCATCACCATAGGAATCAAATGGAACAGGGGACTGGTTTGTTGAAGAAAGAATTGTTAGCTTCGAAAATATGGGGGTATGGTGGAATCGGTCTACACAGCAGACTCAAAATCTGTGCTTCGGCATACCAGTTCGAATCTGGTTACCCCTACCATTTGCGGATGTAGTATAAAGGAAGTATATCAGTTTTCCAAACTGATGGTGCGATATCGTAATTCGTCATCCGCTCCAAAGGGTTGTCTCGCCCTTAGTTAAAAAGAGACTATTTAGAAAGTTAGAATAAACTTTCCGCTTCCTATTTCCGAAGAAAATGGGGTCCTTTTCGGTGGCGACAGGGGAAACCGGCACTTAGAGATAGTGAACTTCTCTCCATAGTTAGTGGTGCTAACTCGCAGACAGTGGAAAGCATCCTGTGTGAATTTGAGGCTTTCTCGGCACGGTCATCTGGTCGTTAGAATAGATTGACTATCTATTCGCTGGTGGCTTGAAAGACTCTTTTCTAATTTCTTTGAGGGCGCGGTGTCGAAAAATTAGACGAAAGTGGAGCTATCGTATAATAAGTCGCCTTGGACTGCTCCGGTAGTGGTTGCTGACAAATGCGGGAGGGCACTCGCAGTAAATGACATGGTAAGGGACAAGGACCAACTAACTGGACATTTACCTAATCAAAACTGAGGTGCGGATTTTCTACTCAGTGGCTACAACGACCAACTCAAGAGTGTCGGGTGTAAAGTAGGTTTTGATTAGGTTAATATGAGGAGTGAGTAGATATTTGGCGCTATGGACGAATTGGTAGAGTTACCACGCTTTCACCGTGGAGTGTCCGGGTTCAATCCCCGGTAGCGTCACCAAGCCACCTATTGGGGTTCTCGCGTGAATATTTAATAAGCTACCGAAGATGGAAAGCGACTAACGATTGACCCACAATCGTAAAGAGAACGAGGCTTACATAAGCAAAAAGTAGGATAATGCTTATAACAATGCTCCCGTAAGAGACCTGGTCTTATATTTCAAATTCATCAAGCCGAGGTACAGAAAGGTTTGGAGGAGGAGTGAGGCTAGCTCATGTAGGCTTGAAATTTGAAATTTTTCTAAAATTTATGTATAATATATACATAAAGTTGAAAAAGATATTGCGGTATAGAGAAGTGGTTATCTCGCTGTCCTCATAAGTCAGAAATCGCTAGTTCGAATCTAGCTACCGCAACCATGGACCCCACAAGTCCAGATAAACTGTGGGCTCTCGTAGAGGATTGATTCATAGGATAAACTACCACCGGCGCCTAGTTTGGGTGATATGTGGCTTAGTCATTTGCAGAGAGCATACTAAATAAAAACGAAAGTAATCCTATAGTTGTACTTTGAAAACTAAACAGCTTGATTATAACAATAAGGCACCTCGGTGAAGACACAAGACCATGTGGCCGAGACATTACCTTCGCTTTTGGGCGTACTACGCATTTCTACTTAGAGGGATACCTTTGTTTAGATGTGCTTCGGAGAGTCGTGAGATTTTCTGATTGCGGAAGGCTGAACCAACCGCTGTTAGAGGTAATGGTGCTGAAGTAATTGCTGATAAAAACATTGTCTCATCGCTATCGCAATAGAAAGCTAAGCGTTAAAAGCGTAAGCTGAATCCAAGTAAGGGTATAGATTGGTCGTCTATATTAAACCTTGGAAAAGACCAATAAGATAGTTTGCTGTGATGGTATAGAAATATACCTATAAGATGAGGTCAAAGTCCGAGTAGCTAAAAGTAGAGACTCTTCTTTACAAGATATTAGTATTGAAATTTCTGAATGGTTAGTGAAAGGTGCGAGTAGCCAGTCTCGTATAGGAATTGATACTTGGTATTGGGGCAAGAACTTATGGAGCGACGGCTCTATGGGTCAGACTTGTCTCCCTATTGGTTGAATATATCAGAAAATTATGGAGGTAGGGCGAAGGTCCGCCTTGTGGTTATAATCAAGTTGTTTAGTTTTTATTTTATAAAAGAAGGGATTTTAGTATGAAGTATTATTCTGAAACACTAAAGAAGATTTATGATACTCAGGAAGAGCTTATTAGCGCTGAGAGCGCTTATAAGAAAAAGCTCGACGAGCAAAAGAAGAAGGAAGCTGAAAAGGCCGAGCGTCTAACTAAACTAAAAGAAGAGAGGGAAAAGCGCCTTCAAGAAATCAATGAAGCCAGAGAAACTTACTATAAGCTACTGAAGAGCTATTGGAATGATTATGGAGATTATAACACTAATAGTATTTTTCATAGTCTATTTGATATTATTGGTTTTGGCGAATAATTTATAACTAATGGGTCGGAACCTATACGGCGCCGACCCTCTTTTTATAAGAAAGGAGCTAAAATGAAAGTTTATTTTGAAAATTCTCAAGGAAAGAAAAGAGAAATCGGGCAGGTAGATAGTAAAGAAAAAGCTTTTGAGATAATTGAAAATTTTCTTTTTGAGCATAATTTTACTTCTTATTATACTCGATATTGGGAAGAAAATGGTTATTTGAAAATTGACGTTGGAAGTCATACAGAATTCTTTTATATAAGTAAAGACTAACTTAGTAGAAAGAAGGATAGAAAAATCTACTTTTGAGTAGAAAGGAAAATCTATCCTATGGAGGATATTTTATGAAGAAATGTGAAGAGCAGATGGTATTACCATTAGTCCAGATTCCGGAAGGTGCGAATTATTCATTGCCGGATGAAACTCTTTTGGCCTTTTATCATGATTTGGACGAGAGAATTTTTTGGATTAATGATGAAATTAGTACGTATACTCTAAATCTTGCTCATTATATTTTGAAATGGAATCGGGAAGATAAGGATATTCCTATTGTAGAAAGAAAGCCAATCAAGCTTCTTATTCATTCTCCTGGTGGTTCATTAGATGTGCTGGGGGTTCTTTATGACCTAATTCGACTTTCAGCTACTCCTATTATTGGAATAAATATGGGTCAGGCATACAGTGCTTCTGCTATGATTCTATTAGCGTGTCATAAACGCTATGGTCTAAAAAATTCAACAGTCCTTTTTCATAAAGGTAGCTGTACTGGAGCTGGAGGGTCGTTTGAGGAGCTAAAATCTTTCTTCGATGAATATCAACGTCAGGTCGCGCAACTCTCAGATATTATTATAGAGCGCACTATTTTCGATAAAGAAGAAGTAGAAGAAAAAATGAAAAGTGACTGGTATTTGAGTGCCGAGAAATGTGTAGAAAAAAAAGTCTATGATGGAATTATTACTTCTATTTATGACCTAATCTAAGGAGGTACAATGAATTATACTGGAATTTACTACTTCTCTTTGCCAGAAAATGATGACCTCGCGCGGTTCTATGAAAATCCTAATGAATTTGCAGATAGACTAATGGAGAATCAGTATTTGATTCTTGGAAATGATAAGTGCGAACCCATTGACTTTTACAAGAAAAGAAATGGCTGGCTTGAGAGAGTTTCTTATCCAATTTTTGAAAGTCAATTTTGTGGAGTAATGAAGCCCAGAAATCCTGAGCAAAGATGTGCTATGGACCTTATTCATAATGATGTCTCTATCAAGCTCATAACGGGCCCATTTGGTAGTGGAAAATCAATGATTATGATTGAGGGAATGATTGAAGCTCTTCAAAAGAATAAGTTTGAAAAAATTATCTTTATTCGAAACAATATCCAAGTAAAAGACACAGATGCACTGGGCGCCCTCCCCGGTGATGAGCTTGCAAAGACCCTTCCATATGTAATGCCCTTGGCTGACCATTGTGGAGGCATTGAGGGACTAAAGACTTTGATTGATACGGGGCGTCTTGAGGTTATTCCTCTTGGATTTTTGCGCGGGCGCAGTATTCGCAATTCCATTCTCTATTCTATGGAAAGTGAAAATCTTACAAAAGAACATATCCAACTAATAATGGGCCGTATTGATGAAGGCTCTCAGCTTTGGATGGATGGAGATATTAAGCAGAGAGACCGAAGTTCTTTTGAGAAGAGCCGGGGTCTTGAGATTATGATTGAAAGATTAGCTGGTAATCCAAATTTTGGGTATGTAAAATTAGAGAAGTCCGAGCGTTCAGAAGTCGCGCGCATGGCAGATTTATTAGATTGACCAGGAGTTTTTCTGTTTATAATATATGGGGAGGGCTTCGGCTCTCCCTAACTTTTTAGGTGGTGAAGTATGGCTACTCCTACTCAATTTCAAAAAAAATATGAGCGTAGCAAATCTTTAGCTGATATGTATGTTTATTATGAACGATTGAAGCAAGATGGCTATACTCAATTATATCATACAGTAAAGAAAAATTTAGGGATTCAAAGAGGTTCGCTAAAAGAGCTTCAAAAGACTTCAGAAAACTTGCGTCGAATGGGAGCGATGGAAAAAGCAAAAGAAACCGCTTTTATTCAAAAAGTTTTCCGCAAACCAATAAGTGTAGATTTTGATGATAGAAAATCAGTAAAAGAATTTATTGACGTTTTAAATGAAGCAATGAATTTCAAAGACCTCTATAAACGGAATCTTCAGCTATTACTAAAAACAGACAAACAAAAAACTACAATTTCCTATTTTCCTTCTTATTTTATCCAGGCTTGGAACGATTATTCAGATACTTTATGGGAAAAAGTAGAAAACGAGTTTGAGCGTACTGGGCGCTCATTCGATATAATTTTTGAAGAACAATTAAAAAAAGATATGAATTTTTTAGTCGTAGATAGTATTGAGAGAATGTTTCGCGCGCAACCAGAGTTAGGTCAAGAAGCTCAGCAATATGCCGACGCTTATAAAGCTCTATTAGGAAGTATAGGAACTATTGATACTCCTGGTTCTTTGGCTCAGCAATTCAAAGATATTTATAAATTAGATGCTCTTGGAGACAGTTTGAAAAAAGCATTAAAAGCTGAAAAAGAAAAAATTAGTCTTGAGAGTTACAAAAAAGCTGCTGGGTCTAAAAAATTCAAAGACTCCCTAAAAGCCCAACAAGGACAACGAGGTGGTATCGCCTTAGAAGCTATAGAAAATCTTTGTGTTCAGGTAATCTCTCAAATGAAAATAAACGGAAAAGTTGAAACTATTGGTAGCGGAAAATATGGAATAAAATCAGATAATACGTACCTCTATGGTATAGATGCCGGACCTATTGTAGATGTTCTTGAAAGAATAAAAGATACAGATAGAGAGCACAATATTGAAAAAGCAAAAGAAATCAATAAATATTTACAAACTTTAGATGATGGGTTTATTATTTACTCTAATGCCAAAAACTATACGATGTCTACCAAATTTTTCAAAGAGTCAGGTTTTTCTGCGGGTGCAGAAATTTCTGCTCAAACTTATCTTGAAGTAATGAAAAAAGTCAATAAAAATGTTAGAACTTTTATTGGTGTAATGATAAATAGTATGAAGGGTGCAGTTGGTGAGAATATGGACCTTTATGATACTGTTTGTCAAAATTTGGCGCAAGATATAGCGATGATGCTTTTTGATGATTATGAAACAGTGGGAAAAGACCTTAGAAAGACCGGAGTAAAATCTATTCATATTATGGATTTGAATGGAGTATTTTTACCACTCTCCTTTTTCTTGGATTTGATGGCGCGCGCTATTGATGAAATTGGAAGAACTCCTGAAGGATTAGTAAAAGTCGAATATAAAACGCCAAAGAAAATAAAGTATGATACAAATGAAGAAATTCGACAAGCTCGCGCGAGAGGTGAAGCTCCTTGGGCGCTCCAAAAAGAAGAAGCTCTTCGTGACACAAAAATCTCTTATCATTTTTTGAAAGATTTTCGTGATATACTTTCTCAATATATGAAATAATAGAAAGGCTCGTCTTCGGACGGGTCTTTTCTCTTTATAATTTGAAATTTTCTTATATTTATAATATAATATATATAGAAAGTGAGAAAGGAGTAAATAAAATGGATTTTCCCTCTCGTCAAACTATTCATGAGGTGGTGCGGGTTCTAAATGAATGGGGAATTACCGATTTTTTCGAGGACACTTATAATCAAAATCTTAACCGTTTCAACATTTGGTGTTTGGAACTTTCCAAAAATACTAACCTAAAAGTATCGAATGGATATACGAAGATTGTTGTGAAGTTTGGGGATGATGATTGGGTTATAAAGATTCCTTATAAGACGCAAACCAATTATTGTCATCTTGAAGCAAAAAATTATGCTCTGGCTCATAAAGCTCATCTCACTGACTTTTTTGCTCCTTGCTATTTCTATGGAGTAATTGATGAAATTCCAATTTATCTTCAAAGACGAGTAGATAAAGATGATATGACGATTAGTAGTGAATGTTGGAATTATGCGTATAGCAACAATCCTCAAGAAGAAGAAGAAACTGATGAAGATTATGCTGATAGAATCAGTGAATATGTTGAAAGTGACATGGATGATTATGAAGTAGTTAAGGCCATTATTGGAGAAAATCGAGAGCTTTTAGATTTTATCCATGAACATGACATTAATGACCTTCATAAAGGAAATTTTGGATACTTAAATGATTCGCCGGTTATTTTTGATTATAGTGGTTTTTAATAAGAAAGGAGAATAAGAAAATGAATTATGTTTATGTCAAGTTTAGTGGTACGGTGAAGGATTACCTTTATAAGACTAAGTTGAATCTCATTAAGGGCGCAACCTATAAGATTGTTGCCGATGGGGTTACAACCTATGCTAGTCCTGTAAAGGTCTGTTCTATTGTTTCTACTCGGCCTAATTTTGACGGTGTTATTCGTGAGATTACTACTGCTGAAATTGTTACTGCTCCTCCTCGTCCTAAGACGAATGCGAAGCTTGTTATCAATAAGGAAAAGGGTACAACTGTTGCTCTTTGGAACGATGGAACTAAGACTATTGTGAAATGTCAGCCTGGAGATTCTTTTGATGCAGAGAAAGGCATCGCAATGTGTTTTATGAAGAGATATTTCAATAATCGTGGATGCTATAATGAGTGGATGCGTGAGGTTCTGAAAGAGAATGGCTTGGTTGAAGAGAAGTGAGAAGGGGTATTGCCTTCTTCACAACTGTAAACTCAGTCCGCGCCAAGTACATGAAAAATGTACGAATCCTCATCGAGCAGGTTGCACAAATGGGAAGAAATGTACTCATTTATTAGTTATAAGAAAGGGGATGAAGACAAAATAATGTCAGCATTAGTTATGTTGATGGGACTTTCTGGTTCTGGAAAAAGCACTTTGGCAGAGGAGTACGCTAAGCTGTCTGGCGGGAAGATTTTTTCTTCTGACAAAATTCGAGAAGAACTTTTTGGAGATGAAAACGATCAAACTCATAATGGAGAAGTTTTCAATGAGCTTCATAAACGAATTAAAAAGGCTTTAAGGAAAAATGAAATTTGTATTTATGATGCTACGAATTTAAATAGAAATAAAAGAATTAGTTTTCTTCACGCTCTTTCAGATATTACTTGTGAAAAAATTTGTGTGATTGTTGCAACTCCAATTGAAATTTGTATAAAAAGAGACCAGGACAGAAGTAGAAAAGTTGGGAAAAAGGTTATTCATCGACAAGCTACTCAATTTCAAATTCCTTTAGATTATGAAGGTTGGGATAGTATTATGATTTATAATAATCCTAATTTTTCTGCCTCAGATTATAAAAAGCTAATTGATTATTTTCCAAAAGCAATTATGCCGCATGATTGCGCGCCATGGCATACAGAGAGTATACAAGAACATCTTAATAGAACTTTAATGGAGATGTCTTTGCGTACTAATGAATATTATTTACTTCTTGCATCGCGATATCATGATATTGGAAAATTCTATACTAAGACTTTTTATGATAGAAGTAAAAAAATGATTACTGATAAAGCTCATTACTATGGACATGAAAACTATGGAGCTTATCTTTTTATGACTTCCTATGATTTTGTTACAAGTGGAAATTTCAAACAAGTTTTTGAAAAGGCTTGGTTGCTTATTGCTCTCCATATGGAATTTGGTTCAAGAAATAGTAAAATTTTAGAAAAAATTCCAAAGAGTGCCCGTGAAGCCTTAGAGCTTTTAAATGAATGTGATACACTTGGAAGTGTGAGAGGAGAGATTTGATGAAATTTTTTGGAACTTATGGTTGTAGTACGGTTGGTTCTATTTATAATATTGTTATTGAGGCAAAAGATGCTCAGAGTGCGCTAAAGTTTTGCTATGATAGCGCGGTAGAGGATAGAGATAGTTATGAAGGGCTTCATGGAGTTCAAACTTGGGTGGATATTGCTGAGGATGAGGGTTTTACTGTAGAGGAGATGTCTTCAAGAGAAGAAGAGTATATTGATGACCTGTATGCTGAGTCTATTGAGAATGATATTACTTACAGCATAGAGCCTTTTGATATAAATAATGAGGAGCATATGGAGGTACTAAAAGAACAAGAATGTGAATTTTGGCAAGCATAGAAAGGAGGGTAAAATGGAACTTCAAAAGTTTCTAATGGAGCATAAAGACGATTGGGAGGAAATCCTGGATAGAGAACCTTATTGTCTAAAATGGAACAAGTGGAAAGGTTTCGTAAGTTTCAAGTATAACCAAATTCGGTCTGATTTTTCTAATCCAATTGTCCGTGAAGCCCGAGGTGCAGTCTTCTTCGAAGACACTTGGGAGTGCGTGTCCAGGGCATTTGATAAGTTTTTTAACTATGGGGAGCCTAACGCTTCGGCAATTGATTGGACTACCGCGCGAGTTATGGAAAAGATTGATGGGTCGTTGATGCGTCTTTTCTACTGGGAAGGCAAATGGTATCTAGTTACTAATTCTGGTATTGATGCCTACATGGCGCCGACTGGCGATATCAATTATCCAACTTTTGGGCATATTTTTGAGGAAGGGCTTCGGAGCTTAGGATATAAGAGTTTAAAGGATTTTTGCAATAAACTAAATAGGTATCGCACTTATATGTTTGAGTTAGTTAGCCCTTATACTCGTGTAGTAATTCCCTATGAAAGTATTGGAATTTACTATCTTGGAGAGCGCAGAATGATAGATTATCAGGAATTTTATGGTCCGTCTGTTTTCCCAGAGTTTTGCCATCCTAAACTTTATAACTGTTCTAATCTTTTCGATTTGATTAGAATGGCACAAGAACTTCCTTGGGATAAAGAAGGCTATGTTGTATGCGATAAAAACTTCAATCGCATCAAAGTCAAATCTCCTCAATATATCCTCGCCCACTACGCGCGCAACAATAATGTAATTACAGAAGAGCGTCTAATGGAAGTAATTCTAAAAGGAGAAATTGAAGAGTTTTCTTGCTACGCAAGTGAATATCTTCCCAAATTACAGGAACTTCAGAAGAAAAAATCTACTTTACAAGCAGAGGCTGAGCTCCTTCGTTCTCTTCTCCAGTCCCAGTTCCATTTTACCTCCCGAAAGGAGTTCGCCTCTACTGTAAATAATATTTCCAATCCAGTAATTCGCCAGTTTTGCTTTAGCGATAAGACCTGGGAAGATATGACTAAAGACTGGTCTACAAAAAAATGGGTTGAGAAATTAAAGTAAAAGATAAAACTAAAGGAGGATAAGTCTTATGACACGCAGAAACTTAGCTCTCCTGTTGGCAATTATTTCATTTATCTGCCTGGGTTTTATGGCCCAGGCTAATTTTTTTATTACAAAAATCAATGCTATTGAAAAAGAAAATTCTAACTTGTCAGCAGAGAATACTAGTAAAGAGCAGCGAATCCAAGAGCTTGAGGAACGCAATCGTGCCTTAGAAGAAGAACTTCAAACTAAAATAGTTTATTTTGAGGAAGAAGAAATTTTAGCAAAACTTCTATGGTGTGAAGCAAGAAATCAGTCTTGGGAAGGGCAGGTATATACTTGTTCTGCTATTCTAAATTATTGTGAAAGAAACAATACATCAATATGGGATGCCGCGCATAATATAAATTCTTTCGAGCCCGCGCCGTATGTGGATGATGCTGAGCCAACAGCGATGCAATACGAAGTTATTTATTATGTATTGAATGGAGGAAGGATTCCAGATATTTGTTGGTTTAGAACTGGCCACTATCATAATTTTGGGACTCCGGTTGCAAAAGTTGGTGACCACTATTTTTCAAAGCCATAAGAAAAGACCCTACACCTTAGAAGTGTAGGGTCTATTTTTACTTTGTTAGAAGATTCCAGAGGTCATCTATTGTTTTTAGAGGAATATCATTCCCATTTTCTGTTACAGTGCCTGGCTTCCATTTTTCTCCAAAGTTTAATTCCCACATCCAATAACTAATCCAATCGCACTCATCATTGAATTGGGCTTTTAGATATTTTGTAACCTCGCTCTCAATCTCCATAACAGGACTATTTACGAAATCAATACCATAATCTTTGTATAAATTACAAATATAGTCGCTGTGGTTTTTTACAGCATTGATAAGCTTTGCAAAATTTTCTTTGGTCATAAATAATTCCTCGCTCTTTATAAATTCTTTATATATTTTATTATAGCAGAAAATTCGACTTTTTCAAGTTTTCACTAAAAAGTGGAAAAAGAAAGTTTCTTTTCTAAAATCTTGAAAAGAAATTGAATAGTTTCTACTTATAATTTGAGGAATGAGTAAGGAGGAATTTATATGCGATTACTTGATGAACGCATCTACGCATTCCAATGGGATAGCAATATCTATGTTGTTCTACCAAAAGCAAATGTAGGTGATGAAATCCATTTTGCTCATCGGAAGGATAAAAAATCATTAGTAGTAATAGCAAAAGAGATTGACTCAACTGTAGTCGCAATGGTTCCTAACTTGCTATTACAAAAAGCCGGCTTCATTCAGATTTATCATTTTATAACTGATGAAAAAGGAAACAGAACCGTAAATAGGGAAGAACTGAAAGTCCTTGAAAAAGAGAAACCCGATGATTATTTATATGAAGAATCTCAGGTCTTATCTTGGGAATATTTAGATAAAAGAATTACGGCTCTTGAAAAAGGTGGAGCGGGCTCAGGAAGTATTGGAACGGAAACCACTGTTGGTGGAGTAAAAAGTTCTAATGAACCTAATAAGATAAAAATTCTTGAAGATGGAACAATGGAAGTCAATCCGATTTCTTTTGAGAAGCTATATACTGAGGAGACAAGCGATATAGTTATCTCAGGAGGAGAGGCGTAATTTTTAGAAAAGGAGGATAAATGAGTTTATGGCACCTCTAAACATCCGCATCCAACTTCGCAACGATACGGCTGAAAATTGGACTACTAAGAATCCACTTTTGCTAAAGGGCGAAATGGGTGTTGAAATTGATACTAGAAAAATAAAAATTGGTAATGGTACCGACCACTGGACAGCTTTGGAGTATTCTGGCGTAGATGAGGATACTATCAAGGGAATTATTGATAATAATCGTGATAACTTTACACGGGTTGAAGCCACAAAAGAAGAAACTGATGCCCAAGCACTAGCTCGTATGATTACTAATCCTAAGAAAGGAGATATGGCAGTTGTAATAAGAACTTTTGCAGGAGATAAAAAGTCTTATACCGCTTACATTCATAATGGTACTGCTTTCGCTGCTATGGATGGTAACTACTCTGCGGATAATGTTTATTTTGATGAAGACCTCACTTATACCGTTCAGTTCGGTACTCTTGCTAAGCCCGCTGGTTCAGCTAAGTTCTCTGCAAAAGGGAAAAATGTATCCCAAGTATTTGCCAGTCTAATGGCCCAAGAAGCTAATCCTAGCAAGACCAATCCTGCGGTATCCTTTAATACTCAAACTGGCTTTGGCACTTTCGAGATTGGCACCAAGAGGAATCTTACCTATGGTGCTAGTTTAAGCGCTGGTTCTTATACCTATGGTCCCCCTACTGGTATTACTGCTAATACTTGGGAGGTTACTTGTACTGGTGTAGCTGGTTCAAAGAGCACTGCTACTGGAACTTTTGAGAATGTGGTTGCTGAAGCGACTGCAAAAACTATTACTGCCAAAGCTACCTATGGTGATGGCGCGATTCCTGTAACAAACCTTGGCAATCAATATACTGCTGGACAAATCAAAGCTGGTAGTGCTTCTAAGACATCTGATAGTTTAGTTGGTGTCCGTTATATGTTCTGGGGTCCAATGACTAACGCTTCTGCAGAACTAAATTCTGCAAATATTCGCGCTTTGGCTCATAACCAGGCAAGTGGTACTGGCACTCTTTCTACATTCGGAGCTGGCGCGGGAGCCAAAAAAGTAGTGGTAGCTGTTCCTGCTGGCCGGAAAATTACTAAAGTACTAATGCCCAGCGCGCTAAATGCTGATGTCACTGCCCTCTTCGTAAAGCAAAGCTCCCAAGTCCAAGTTGAAGGTGCTAATGCTTACGCTGCTACCGCCTATGATGTATATGTTTATCAACCTGCTTCTATTGATGCTGGTGAAACATATGCCGTAACTATTGGTTGATAAGGAGGGAAATAGACAATGGCTGTTATTATGAATGATGCCGCTTATATGGGTTTCCCTCTTAGTATAAAGCGCGGAAACCCTGCACCTGTTGATACAACTGCTGTTTGGTATAACAAAACTGAATTAGAAACCTATGCAGCATCTGGTGCTACTGCTTATGTTGGTCAAATTTTGACCTTAGTTGCTGATAATAAGTGCGAAGCTTTCATGATTTCCAATGAAGCTGGCACACTTATCAAGTTGGCTCAAACCACTGCTTCTGGCGACCTCACGCACGATGTTGCTACGCTACAAGGCCAAGTCGCAGACCTAATTTCTAAGGTCGGTGCCAAGGCAGGCGCTGACACCGAAGCTACTGGTCTCTATAAAGAAATTGCTGATGTTCTTGCCGTTGCCAATGGAAAGGTCAGTAGTGTCAAAGCTACCGATGCTTCTGTGGTAATCGGCGGAACTGCTACCGCTCCTACTATTAGTGTTCAGTTATCAAAGAGTGAAGGCAATGCTCTTACTCTTGAAGCTGATGGTCTCAAGGTTTTGGTTCCTGAGGTAACTCATCCTGAGTATTCCATCGTTGCCGACAGCAATCCTGGAGCTTTCTCCGCGGTCTACCATCTAACCAAGGACGGTGCGAACATTGGCGCCGCAATCAATATCCCCAAGGATATGGTTGTCAAGTCTGGTAGTGTTCAACATTTCGAATCAGGAGAACTACCTACGGGAGTCAACACGCCTGGTACTTATATTGTTCTTACCCTTGCTAATGCTACAAGTGATAAGCTTTACATCAATGTTGGCGACCTAATTGAGTATGTGACTGGTGCTGCGGCAGCCGATGGCATTATCACCACCTCTGTTGATGATAACCATGTACTGACCGCTACCATTGGTGATGGAACTATCACCAAAGCGAAACTGGCCGAGGCCGTTAAGACTTCTCTTGGCAAAGCTGATACTGCACTTCAGGCCGCTGCTCTTGACCCTTATGCCAAGACCGCAGACGTTGCTGCTGGCTATGTGGCTAAGAATGGTACTGATCGTCTAATGACTGCTGACGAGGGCACTAAGCTGGCTGGCATTGCCACTGGAGCTCAGGTCAACAAGATTGAGAGCGTCAAAGTAGGCGGGACCGCTTTAGAGATTACTGAGAAAGCAGTAAATATTTCCCAGATTTCTACTGGCCTTTTGGTAAATGGTAATGAGCCTTTGATTCTAGTTTGCGGAAACGCTAATGAGTAATTGTATAGGTGGGGAGTTTCGGCTCCCCACCATCTCAAAACTTGAAATTTTATGAAATTTACGGTATAATATAATAAAATAGGGAGATAATTCCCAACTGGTTTGAAAGTGATAACCGGTATTTATTGCCTTGAAATGATAGGTTAGAAAGAAGCAGACTTCAAGCCAGTTTTAGGTGAGGTCTGTTTATTTTTATGCCTATAAGGAGGTAAGAATGGCGAATAAGGAAATAAAAACCAGGATTCAGAATAAAAATGATACCTCTGAAAACTGGGCAAAAGCGGTAAATTTTGTCCCTCTAAAGGGAGAAATCATAATTTATAATGATTTAAGATTAACAAAAATTGGCGATGGAGTTACAAAAGTTAATGACCTGCCTTTTGAGGCCGCGCCGGAGCATAACCACGCTACTATTTCAATCGGTCCATACTCTTACGATGGAACTCAAAATGTTACTATTCCTATTTACGATGGTGAAACAAATACTTAATTTGGAGGTTTAATTTATGGCAATGACTGTTGATACTGATGGCAAATTTCTATTAAGAGAAACAGCTACTTCTCAAAATTTTTCTAAAGAGCTAAATACTGGTGGTAAATATGTTGACCGCAATATTAAAATTGATGTTTCCGCGCAGGATGGCGCCCTTTCTGCTGATGTAGATGTCACGCCCGGTTCAGCTTCAATGGGAGCTACGGGTTTTACCCAATCTGCTGAGGCAACTGATTACTATGTTTCTCTAAGCACTACTAGTGGTTCTGCCACAGGTAAAGCCAATGTCTCTACTAGTGGTTGGGTCGATTCTGGAGATGAAAAAACTTCTGGAGCGAAATCTGTTTCTGTAACTGGTAATGGTAATAAAGTATATATTCCGAAAGCTACCATTAATGGCACTGTAACAGGATTAGTTGCCCCTTCTGTTGAAGTAAGTGGAACTCCTACCGGTTTCACCCCATCTGGTTCTGCTACCGATTATTATGTAACAGTCAACGGCGCAGGTACTAACGGTGAAGTAAAAGCAAGTGCAAGTGTTAGCGGCACTGGTATGGTAAATGCCTCCGACGTTTCGGTTTCAGGAGCTTCTTCAATTACTCCCACCGTAACGGGCTCTGGAACAAAAATCTACATCCCCGCTGGTGATTATTCTGCTACAGTAGCTTCTCACACTATTTCTACTGTTCCAGAAGTTACTCCTTCTATTGGTGGTACAGCTTCTTCAATTTCATCTACAACAAAACCTTCTGGAACTGATGGAGCGGATTTCTGGACTCTAGACCCAAGTGGTTCAGTTACCAAAACAGGTAAATCTACTGCCAGCGGAAAGGCTGTAATTGGTACTTCTGGCTATTTACCTGCTAATAGTACTGGCAAGACCTCTGCTGCAAGTACAAAAGATATTACTCCCAGTATTGCTGCAGGAACAAATCGTTATATTTCAAAAGCTACAACTTCTACAACTAATGGTACGGCCACTGCTACCGCAGGTACTGCTTCTACCGAAATCACTGGTATGATTACCACTACAACCAATACTGGTTATAAGGTAACCGCTTCCGCTACTGGTGGTAACGCTTCTGTAACAGCAGCAAGTGCAACGGTTGGAGTAGGTTACAACCCTAAAGAAGTTACGGTAAGTACTGCTGGAAAGTCTGCTACTGGAGAAACAAAAACTGAGACTAAATATATTCAAAAAGGTGCGTTAAGTGCGGGAGTTAGTGGCAATATTACTTTTACTCCCTCTGTAACCACCGAAATGACCACTATTTCCAAGCCATCCTCTGGTACTCTTGGAACTGATTACTTCTCTATTACTGGTTCTGGTACTAAAACAGGAACAGTAACCGGTTCTGCTAGTGTAGCCACTGAAGGTTATGTTAAATCTGAAACAGCCAGCGGCGGCTCTGCTACCGGTACTATTGGAGCAAATGCAGTTAAATATATTGCAAAAGCAGGACTAAGCGCTACTGGTTCCGCTTCTGCTACCGTAAATGTTGCCCCTGGCGCGGTGACCATTGGGACCAATGCCGCAACCATTGCTGGAGGAGAAAAACTAAGCTTAACTCCCATAACGGATACCTCTTCCATCAATCAATACTACATCCCCTTAAAAGCGACTGCGGCAGCCAATACAACAGGGACAACTGGTTCCATTAGTGGTACCGCAACGGCTAAAGTCACAACAGCCGGTTATGGCGTGAAAGACCAATCTGCTACGGGCAGTATTACTGGTTCTGCTACGGCAAAGACTACTGAAAAGAGTAGCTCCGATTATTATATCCCTGTAGCAAAAACCAGTTATTCATCTGCGCTACCAAGTGGAATGACAGAAGCTCAATTTACAGATATTTCTGCAGAAGCTCCATCTTTAGTTAGTGGAAGTTACCTCTACATTAAAGAAGGTTATAATAAGAATCAAAAAATTAGCCTAGCAAAACTAGTACCTGATGGTGGCTCCATTGTAGGAACTTCTTCTAATGCTATCGTCTCTGGAGAAAGCGCTTATAATAATGATGGTGTTTTAGTTAGCGGTAGCTTAGCAAAAGCAAGTTTGAGTGGGGCTCTTCATGCAAATCAAACCACTACTGCGGGCTATGACTTCTATAAGGTAAGTATGAGTGTAGGTCACAATAGAAATGGTGATGTCGCACCTATCCAAATTCCTGTTTATCAAGGAGATTGGGTAGTTTAAGAGTGAAAGGGGGTTTCTATGGCAAGTAAACTTACGAATGGAACAGCTTGGAGGGGTTCTGCTACACAAACAACCCAATCAAAAAAATATACTTTTTCAACCAAGGAAAAATATCTAACCAAGGATATTGAGCTCACGGTCAATGCAGATATTGTGTTGACCGTGGGGTCAATCCCCACTTCAAAGCAAACTTCCATTATCTATAATAGTAGTGATGGAAAATACTATTTATGGAGGTAAAAATGGCTTACGAGGAAATTTTAACTGTGAATAGTTCAATTCAATCAAAGCGAACCACTAAAGCAACAGCTAATAGTAGTACAGAAGTTCTAAAAGATGGAGAACTTCTGATTGTTAGAGATGGAAATAACCCTCCTAATCTACGTGCGGGAGATGGAAATACTCAAATTAAGAATTTAAAAGATATGGTTCCAGGAGTAGCCTCCACTTCAACTGCAGGTCTCATGAGTGCTTCGGACAAAACTAAATTAAATGGCATTGCCACTGGCGCTAACAAAACTATTGTTGACTCCGCACTATCTTCATCCTCTACCAATCCTGTTCAAAATAAAATTGTAAATGCTGAGCTTGAAAAAAAGTTACCTCTCTCTGGTGGGGTCTTGACGGGGAATTTAACTATCAGTAAAAAAGCAAATCCATTTTTATGTATTTGGCAAGGTACAGACGAAGCAGGATATGTTCAAATTAATAGAATCAACAACGTATTACAAATGGGTATGGGGTTTGGCCCTTCAAAGAATATAGCAGTAACTGAAACCGGAGGCTTGAAGCTATCGTCAGCAATGTATGGCCCGACGTTACCAGACAATCTTGTGGCAGATCAGGTATTTTTTCAAACAGCAGGCTCTAATTTTGTACTCGATAATGTGTACCCAATAGGCGCTGTTTATATGTCTATGAATAGTACGAATCCGGGAACATTATTTGGAGGAACTTGGGAGCAAGTTCAAGGAAAATTTTTACTTGGAGTTAGTAATGCTTATCCTGCGGGAAGTAGTGGCGGTGAGTCTGAGCACACGCTAACGAGAAATGAAATTCCAGACCATACCCATAGCTTCAAATATAGTGGCCAATCTGTAACGACTGGTGTTAATTCTATCCGTCTATATCAGGCGGCATCTAACCAGTATAATGCCTATTCCGGTGGTCAGTCGTCCAACTGCGGCGGCCAGGCCCACAATAATATGCCTCCGTATCTGGCCGTCTATATTTGGTATCGCACCAACTAAAAGGAGGATGTAAATGGCTTATTTTGACGGCCCTAAATCCTCAACAGGATGGTATGCTCGATTAGAATATAGTTATTCCCAATCTACTACAGCAACCGCAATTAATTTGACTTTGAAGGTTTATAATGGAACTGGTGAATCTTATAATAATAACAATAATTCTGCTTACTATGTAATTCAAGGTACAAAAACTTATCAAAAATATAATTTTAGTTCTGTTGGATTTTATACTATTGGGAGTAAAACAATAACAGTGACAGATACCTCTGCAACTTCGGTGGATGTTTCTGCTCAATGGGTATCAGGGAATCAAACAGCTTATACTCCTGGTTCTCTATCCGTTTCTGGAACAGTAACCTTTCCTCAAATAAAACCTCCTGTAAATACTATAACTGTTAGCAGTATTCCTGGCTATAAGACAGGATATGACGGAGATAATGTGTCATTAAAGGTTACTGCTCATGGAGGAACGGGTTATTCTTATAAGTGGTATAAAAATGGCTCTATTGCTAGCACTTCACAAACATATAGTTGGAAACTATCACATAGTGAAGATGACAATAAGGAAGTTTATTGTTTAGTTACTGATAGTACGGGAGGCGGCGCCACTACAAATAGGTGCCAATTAAGAGTAGGAATTTCTGAAAGTAAAATCCCAGTAGCGTCGCATCAGATTCAGTCTGTAAAAATTTATGATGGTTCTAAAATAGTAGATAGTATATCTTTTATAAAAACTTCAACTGGTTTAGTATATTGTAACTGGATAGTAAGTAATAAAGATATTGACGAAAATACAAATATTGCTGATTTTGCGGTTGTTGATAAAGCAATTGCGGGATAAAGGAGGAATGTAAATGGCGCTTACAAAAAAGAATTATGTGAGTGGAGAAACAGTTATAACTGCCGCAAACTTAAATGATATACAAGATTCGATTATTGCTTTGGAGGGGAAAGGCTTTAACAAAAGAAGAAGTTGTTGATGCATTGGAATATACGCCTGCAAAAACTAGTGATATTCCAACTACTGATATTTCTGCCAATACGGCGGCAAGACATTCTCATAGTAATAAGGATGTTTTAGATAACATAGCTGAAATCACAAGTATTTCTGGCGGAGCAATTACTGGTGGTGCTAATGCGCTTGTTACCAAAGAGGTACTAGATGCTACTAGTCAACTGATTACGGATGAGATCCCATCAGAGTTGAAGAACCCATATGCACTTACTTTTACTGGTGCATCCTCTGGGACTTATGATGGCTCAAGTGCAGTTACTATAAATATTCCTACCGGTGGTTCATCAGTTACAGTAGACTCAGCACTTTCTGCCACATCAACGAATCCAGTTCAAAACAAAGTTATAAAGTCTGCGCTCGATGGGAAATTATCTACCTCTGGCGGCACTTTGACTGGTAACTTAACCGGTAAATACATAACTGGTACCTGGCTTCAGACTACCGCGGCGACCGAGCTTTCGGCAACTCCAACGAAGATTCCTGTTTTAGATTCTAACGGATGGATTTATTATAGAACCTTGGAGCATTTGAAGAGTGACCTTGGATCACCAACGACAGCGGATACCAGACGGCAGCACAAGTGGAATCAACAGTGACAGCTAAGGGCTATCAGACAGCAGCACAGGTCGGCGCCGCTATCACGGCGGCCATCGGCGCAGCAATGGAGGCGAGTTATTAATGGGAAAGTATAGCACACTAAGTGAGTTGTTTGCAGCGATTGCTGATGCCATTAGAGCCAAAACTGGTGGAGGGGCAGCTATTGTTGCTGAAAATTTTCCTACTGAGATTAAGAACATACCAACAGGAGGAGGTGTCAATCCTTCTGATGCCACGGCAACTGCAAATGATATTCTGGCTGGTATGACAGCGTATACTGCTGAAGGAAAAACAACAGGCACATTACAAATAAGGATTGGCTCAATAGAATTAACTAAGGCCGTTACATCCTCCTCATATGTTACCATTTCTCATAACTTGGGAACAGTGCCAAGTATAATTCTTGCATATGTTGAGAATGACCCTATTTTTGATTCAACTACCAAATATAATATTGTAAGTGGATATGCAATCAATTTCCCCACTGGCCTTATTCCTGGAGTGGGGGCAAGTAAGTCAGCCGCGAATTGTATCAATAGTCAGGGTGGTGGGGCAGGTGATACTACCTCTAATAGTTCTACTGTTTGTATTTGTGACCAAATTACTGCTACTACATTTCGACTCAGAGCAAGTGGTTCATCTAGATGCTGGTCTTCTGATGCGATTGTGAAGTACGTAGTTATGGCATTATAATTAAATGAATAGAAAATTTTTGTAGGTTCATTTCTACGTAATTTTAGATTAAAATAATAAAAAGGAGAATGTTTTTTATGGCAAAAGTTTTTTTATCCCCAAGCGAACAGTTTAACAATGCTTATGCATGGGGCAATACTACCGAAGGTATACAGTGTGGCAAGATTGCTCATGCTTGTAAGGCTGCACTTGAGCGTTGTGGCATCTCTGTAAAGCTACAGCATGAAGGTACGATGGCTAGTAAGTGTCAAGCTTCTGATGCTTTTGGTGCAGATTTGCACGTTTGTATTCATACCAATGCTTGCAATGGTAATGTGAGTGGTACTCGTATGTTCTGCCATGACGCAAGCGGTAAAGGTATGAAGGCTTGTAAGGCTATTTTTAGTGTACTTGCACCACTGACTCCCGGTAAGAGTGAGAATATTTCAGTCAATCCGCAACTATATGAAATTCGTGTGCCAAATGCTCCTACTGCTTATATTGAGTGCGAGTTCCATGATGTGCCCAGCGTAGCAAAGTGGATTTGCGAACATACTGTAGAGATTGGCGAAGCTATTGCTCATGGTATTTGCAATTACTTTGGTGTGACTTATAAGACGGCAAAACCGGCTCCTAAGCCTACTCCTAATCCTGCTCCTTCAAAGGATGAGTTATATCGTGTACGTAAAAGCTGGGCAGATGCTGCTTCTCAGATTGGCGCATTTATGGGTTTATTATAGAACCTTGGAGCATTTGAAGAGTGACCTTGGATCACCAACGACAGCGGATACCAGACGGCAGCACAAGTGGAATCAACAGTGACAGCTAAGGGCTATCAGACAGCAGCACAGGTCGGCGCCGCTATCACGGCGGCCATCGGCGCAGCAATGGAGGCGAGTTATTAATGGGAAAGTATAGCACACTAAGTGAGTTGTTTGCAGCGATTGCTGATGCCATTAGAGCCAAAACTGGTGGAGGGGCAGCTATTGTTGCTGAAAATTTTCCTACTGAGATTAAGAACATACCAACAGGAGGAGGTGTCAATCCTTCTGATGCCACGGCAACTGCAAATGATATTCTGGCTGGTATGACAGCGTATACTGCTGAAGGAAAAACAACAGGCACATTACAAATAAGGATTGGCTCAATAGAATTAACTAAGGCCGTTACATCCTCCTCATATGTTACCATTTCTCATAACTTGGGAACAGTGCCAAGTATAATTCTTGCATATGTTGAGAATGACCCTATTTTTGATTCAACTACCAAATATAATATTGTAAGTGGATATGCAATCAATTTCCCCACTGGCCTTATTCCTGGAGTGGGGGCAAGTAAGTCAGCCGCGAATTGTATCAATAGTCAGGGTGGTGGGGCAGGTGATACTACCTCTAATAGTTCTACTGTTTGTATTTGTGACCAAATTACTGCTACTACATTTCGACTCAGAGCAAGTGGTTCATCTAGATGCTGGTCTTCTGATGCGATTGTGAAGTACGTAGTTATGGCATTATAATTAAATGAATAGAAAATTTTTGTAGGTTCATTTCTACGTAATTTTAGATTAAAATAATAAAAAGGAGAATGTTTTTTATGGCAAAAGTTTTTTTATCCCCAAGCGAACAGTTTAACAATGCTTATGCATGGGGCAATACTACCGAAGGTATACAGTGTGGCAAGATTGCTCATGCTTGTAAGGCTGCACTTGAGCGTTGTGGCATCTCTGTAAAGCTACAGCATGAAGGTACGATGGCTAGTAAGTGTCAAGCTTCTGATGCTTTTGGTGCAGATTTGCACGTTTGTATTCATACCAATGCTTGCAATGGTAATGTGAGTGGTACTCGTATGTTCTGCCATGACGCAAGCGGTAAAGGTATGAAGGCTTGTAAGGCTATTTTTAGTGTACTTGCACCACTGACTCCCGGTAAGAGTGAGAATATTTCAGTCAATCCGCAACTATATGAAATTCGTGTGCCAAATGCTCCTACTGCTTATATTGAGTGCGAGTTCCATGATGTGCCCAGCGTAGCAAAGTGGATTTGCGAACATACTGTAGAGATTGGCGAAGCTATTGCTCATGGTATTTGCAATTACTTTGGTGTGACTTATAAGACGGCAAAACCGGCTCCTAAGCCTACTCCTAATCCTGCTCCTTCAAAGGATGAGTTATATCGTGTACGTAAAAGCTGGGCAGATGCTGCTTCTCAGATTGGCGCATTT